CACAACCCGCTTGCGCTGGGCTGCTACCTTGCACTCCAGAACGCGCAGACGGTTGCGATCTCTGCTGTTGGTGTTGACGAGGCCAACGATGCCGCCCCGTACGGCACGCTAGACGGCTGGATGCGCGCTCTCGACTACCTTGAGCAGAAGGAGGTCTACACCGTCGCAGCGTTGACGGACGACACCTACGTTCAGGGCCTAGTTGCGGCGCACGTGCAGGCGATGAGCCAGCCGGAGAATCGTGGGGAGCGTATCGCCTTCATCGCGCCACCGTACACTGACCGCGATCCTTCGACCTCGATTATGTCGGGGCAGAACGGCGCGTCTACGGCAAACGCCAACGAGTTCCTTCTCGACGACAGTCCGCTCGATGAGTTGGTGGCAGCCGGCATCACCGGACCGGCGATCAGCTACGACGAGCAGCTCTACCTCCAGGTTCTTGTGACGAACGGCGGTGCAACGGAACTTCGTCGCTACAGCGTGTCGAACGTTAACAACACGCTCCTCACCCTGCGCACGACGTTCACTGCGGCGCAGAACGTGGACGGGTTCTTCAGCACGACCCAGCTCACTGAGGAGCTGGTCGGTGCGGATTACACGCTTCTCGTTCGCGGAGAGCAGCTGCTCATCACGGGTACCACACTCCCTGACCTCGGCGCAATTGCAATTGCGGCTGCGGCAGAGGGCGAGGCCTACGCCAACCGCCGTGTCTACAGCCTGTTCGGTCGTTCGGTCGATGTATCCATCGACGGCATCACACAGAACGTCCCGATGTTCTACGCAGAAGCCTGTATCGCTGGCATGATCGCGCAGCTCAACCCGCAGCAGCCCTTCACCAACGTGCCCATCACCGGCCTTGGGCGAGTCTACGGCACCGACGACACGTTCTCCGAGAACCAGATGGACGTTATCGCCGACGGCGGTCGCTACATCCTCGTGAACTTTGGCGGTCGCGTACAGGCTCGTCACTCACGCTCAACGGCAACGACCTCGATTGAGGCACGCGAGCTTTCGATTACGAAGGCCATCGACTGGCTCACCAAGGTTCTCCGTGCCACGAACCGCGTGTACATTGGCAAGTACGTCATCACTCCGGGCTTCATTGACCAGCTTACACTGGCAAATGAGGGCGTTCTCCGCAATGCGAAGGCACTTGGTGTTGTGACGGGCGCAGCTCTTACTCAGATCGCGCAGAGTGAGACCGAGCCGGACGTTGTCCTCCTTGAGGTTACCGTGCAGCCAGCCTACCCCTGCAACAAGATCAAGATCACCATCGTCACCTGAGGAGTTTTCACATGTACAACCCCCGTTCCCTCGCAGTTCGTTCAGCCGAGCACTTTGCTACGCTAGTTGAGTCAGTAATCACGCGCCTGCACCGCAAGCACGACGCGCGCTTCCAGCTCATCGACGAGGCACTCTCAGTGCTAGAGGCTCGCTCCTCTGCCGTGTTCCCAACCATCCGAGCCGCCGATGTACGTTACGTGCAGATCGGCGGAGGCCCTAACTGGTCAACAACGCTGACGGGTCTAAACCTCGGCGGCACTGTAGTTGCCACCCTCGGCGGAGAGGCACTTACGCTCGGTACCCACACAGCGACCTCAGTCCAGGTTGGTGCGGCAAAGGCCGATCTCGGGCTAGTCGCGGATACCACCCTGCTGCTTGAGGTCTCGGTGGATGGCGTAGCTTGCGCGCCGATCCCCCTAGTCGTCATCGCTTAATTATCCCTTAGGAAGGTGAAACATGGCAACCCTTAGCCAGTGGCAGCCTTACGACCAGCAGGTCCAGGCTGGTATGATCGACGGCCGCTTCATGTCGGCAGCCTTTACGCTGCTGGCTGCGGGTCCGCCGCGTCTCGCAAACGTCGGTGGCGCAACCGTCGCTGCTGCACTTGTTGGCAGCGGCAGCACTTCCGAAGATCAGATCGCGTACCCCATCGGGCTCGTGCAGCAGTGGTCTCTCGGCCAGAACATGAACCTCGCTCGGTTCTTCGAGCTTGGTTCTTCGCGCAGCTACTTCATCCCAGGTCGTACCGTTGGCCAGCTCAGCCTGTCCCGCGTCATGTACCATGGGCCGTCGTTGCTTCGCGTTCTGTACGCGTACTACAGCGACGTCATCCCCGACACTGTCGTGCCCCCGATCTTCTCTAACGTTGGTGCCGCAACCGTGGACAACCAACACGACGTGATGATTCCTCCGGGCTACGAGAACATCTACATGAACCTCGCGTCGGACCTGTTCTCGCAGCCGATCGGTCTCATGTTGATCATGAAGGACAGCAACGAGGATACCCTCGGTGCGTACTACTTCGAGTCCTGCTACATCCCGAGCCACCAGATTGGTACGGACGCGATGGGCGTGGTCATCCAAGAGTCGGTGTCCATTCAGTACGAGCGGGTTATCCCGATCAATGTAAGCTCTCTCGCGCTGATCACCGGCGTCCTTTAATACTCGGAGCCTAAGATGGGTCCACTGACTTCCTTTCTGCTGTCTCAGCTGTCGGAGGAGTCAGTGGACCCTCTTCAGTCTAAGCTTGCGGAGAAAACTCTGACGCCAGCAGAGGTAAATCGTCTGGCGGAAGATCTAGTTGCCGAGTGGCAAACAGATCCCGAGCTGAAGGCCCGGTCGCTTGCTCTTATCGGCAAGAAGCCGAAAGACGCGATCTCCCATCGAGATCTGGAAATGATGGTGCGCCTGCTCCACGCAACGCACTCCAAGGATGCCGGAGTGCTTCCGGAGTTCATGGAAAAGGCAAAACGTGAAGGGTTTGTTGATCCACGCACAGATGACTTCTCTAAAAATCAGGCATTTGGGCGTGCTGTGGGGATGGGCCTACTGCCTACGTTTGCTGGGGCAGTTTTCACTCCCGTAAACCCGAAGATTGGCGTACCTCTAATTGCTGGCGGTCTGGGTCTTGGAGCGTTGACCTACAGCCGTAAGCTAAAGAAGTTTAGAGAACTTCAGGAAAAGGGACTAAACCCCGTAACTGGAAAGAAGCACGATCCCGCTCGAATTGAGCGTACGCGCCAGCTGGTACAGCGGATTCGCAAGAATAAAAACGACCGCGAGGCGGTTAAGGAAATCGACGCCCAGATATTTGAAGATCTGGGCATCAAGCAGGCCGAGGTCGAGTACCACGGCAAGACGTTTCCAGGGTACAACCACCCGGTTCCGTCAGATAAGAAAGAAAAGAAAATGATGGTCCTTGCAAAGAAGGGCGATCAGGTCAAACTCGTTCACTTTGGGCAGAAGGGCTACCAGCACAACTACAGCCCCGAAGCGAAGCAGAACTACCTGACGCGCTCCGCGGGTATTCGGAACAAGAGCGGCGAGCTTACGAAGGACGATCCGTTCAGCCCCAACTACTGGGCGCGTAAGGTTCTTTGGCCCAAGGGTAAGACTGGCGAGGGCAGTAACGGCCCCGTCAAGACGGAGGTTCGCGTGAGTTCAGAGAAGAAAGCCAGCCTTGCAGACTTCCTTGAGAAGCGTGCCGCGCACTTTCAGGGTTCTGCACATGAGGGGCGGTCAACTGAGGATCTGACAGACGAGCTGTCCCGTGTGCGGCGACAGCTCGCAAACACAAATAGCATGTCCGAGGGCCTGGCTCCGTGGCAGCACGGATTAGTCGTGGCCGCACCCGCAGCGGTCCTGATGCACCGGCTTACTGGAGGTAACGGTGCCGCGACCCTACTTGCCTCTGGTTTAGGGGGTGCCGCGGGATTTGGCGCAGGCAAATACGGGTTGGAACGCCGCGAGGCAGCAATAGCACGACTGTTGGTGGAACGCGGGACAGAAAAGACGGTAAATGAGAAGCGCGCAGCTGAACTATCTGACGCAGCACGAGAGAAAATCCCTGCTAGCGAGTTTGCTGTCTCCAAGCGTCTTGCCAAGAAATCAGGCGACGAAGTACGCGCAGGCGAGGAGGGCAAGTACCCCATCCCCGACCGTGCACACGCCCGCAACGCTCTTGCCCGCGTTGCGCAGCACGGTACGCCGGCTGAGGTTGCAGCCGTGAAGGCAAAGGTCAAGAAGGCCTTCCCCGATATCGCTGTGGACGGTGAGAAGAAGGCGTCACTCTTTGACGCGATTGCTGCTCGTAAGGAAAATGAGAGGTGGGCGGCTTCGGCTAAGCTTGCCGCAGACGACAATTTCGGTCACGGAGCTGAGCTGGCGGGACTGGGAATTCTTGCTGTGCCCGCCGCTGCTTCGGTAATCGGCAAGAAGTTCAAGATGCCCGCCCTTCATCGTTTTGGGGAGCGTGACGCCGTCAAGCACACAACCGAGCTTGTAGGTCTCGGAACGCTAGCGGCGCCTTCTGTCTCGCACTTTATGAAGAAGAAGCCTGCGACCCCGGGGCAGCAGTAATGCTCTCAACAGCTCTCCTTGCTGCTTTTACTTCCGAGCTGGAGAAAATTGCCGGCCGACCAAAGAGCATGGTTTCGCATACTCTGAAAATGTTGCAGCAGCATGAGAGCGGTAAGAATATCGGCGCAACAGCGCGTGCGCGCCTAAAGGCACGTGGACTTATTCCGCGTGCCGATGGCACTAAGCGAACTGGTAAATTGGGGAAGTCATGACCTCTGCGCTCTTTACTGCGTTCTTCTCTGAGCTGGAAAAGCTTGCAGAAGAGGGGACCGCCACAAAGACTGACCCCGGTCTTTGGGAGCGTATGAAAGCTAAAGCAAAGGCCAAGATGGGCGGCAAGCATTCTGCCCGTGCCATGCAGCTTGCGACCAAGCTGTACAAGGATGAGGGTGGCGGCTACTCGGGCAAGAAGCCGTCTGCCTCCTCAAACAAGATGGTCAAGTGGACAAAGCAAGATTGGCAGACTCGCCCTGGTACGCCTGAGCGAGCAGAGCGCCCCTCGGGCCACACGGCTCGCTACCTCCCCAAAAAGAAGTGGGAGTCCCTCGACAAAGAAGAGCAAGTAGCCACGGATCGTAAGAAGCTACGCTCCTCTTCTCAGTTCGTGGATAATACTCCCGAAGCAAAGGTGCGGGGCGATGCTAAGTACCATGACTGACATCTACACCGCATTCTTCTCAGAACTAGAGAAGCTGGCAGAGATCATGCCTGCGCCATCTGAGCACATCAAGCGCACGGCAGGATCTCCCGTTCCCCGTGGACCGCGCATGAAGGCCGGCGGCCGCGTCGGAACCTCAACGGCTCATCCATTCTCGGGCAACAAAGCAAAGGTAGCGAGTATCGCACCGTTAGTCGCAGGTGCCGCACTAGGTGCTGGCACCGTCGGGGCGTACCGTACGTTTAAAGAGCCGGCGATGGACTACCTTAGCCACGAGCCAGAGGCCCGCCTAGCCCGCCCTATTACCCCTTCTCGGACTCGGTATATGGCTCTTCAGAACCCGCTCGGTCCTCTAATGCCAAGACGAGACGGGTAGTTCTACTGCCAGTGTCGGCCTGTAAGAACTTGCGGCGCAGAGGATCTAAGGGACGTCCCGGATCTTCTGGGTCGTACACGCCCTCATCCTGTATGGCAAGGTCAAGCAGCGCGTGTAGCACGTCCTGGCCCGTGACCTTGACCCCTTTTCTATTTGAGAGCTTGCGCGCAGTCCGCTCTAGGTAGGCGGAGTGTTTTGGTAGTAGCTTTGCTAGTGCCATTCGGGCTTAGGCTTTTTGGCGCGGGCAGGAAGTTCCGGTAGTTCGTCAGCGCCGTCAACTTCACTGACGAGTCCGTGTAGTTCCTCGGCAGTGCACTCATCCGATATGTCGGTGATCATGCCATGGAGCATCCCAAGAGTTGCTTCGGGACCTAAACCAAAAAATGGGTTGGCAATCTCTAGCATGGTGCGGGCAAGCCCGAAGAGGACCTGGCGTGTCTTCTCCATGAAGACCCAGACTTCCTCTTCGGGCGTTACCCGCGACAACACGACCGTATGTGACTCCTCATCTTCTTTTTGCGGATCGACGAGCATGACAAACGCATACGCGTTCACGTCATACTTCTTAACTAGGATGTCGAATTCCTTTCGGAAGCTGTGGTAGTCACGTTCGATCATTTACCTGCAAGACCTCAGAATATGGGATTCGACCAGAACCTTACAGGTTTCCGGCAACGCATCCAACATATCCGAAAGTCCGGCGACAAGCCCGTAGTTGCCTGCCCCAAAGGTATCGTCGTACAGCTTGGCGCTGCTCTTCGACCCAATAGCAAGCACGGACAATACGATTTTGTCCTGGCGCATTTCCTCAAGCAGGTTTGCCAAATCTTTGTTGGGATTTCCTGTGGAGTCGTGCGCACGACACGTCGTGGGAAGGCCGTCAGTCATCAATACGACAGCGCGAGAGGTCTTTGCGCTCGACGCCCAGTGCTGTGCAACCTCAATTGCCTGCACCATACTCGTGCCGCACATCGAAACGCCCTTCGCATCGCGCGGGCTTCCGACCTTGGGGAACATAAAAAGCTCATCCGAGAAGCCCCAAAGCTCCAGGCGCACGCGCTGATCCGCGCAGGCAAAGTTCACGTCCGCAAGGGCCTGTTCGACCATCTGCACGCCGGTGCCGTGCATGGAGCCAGAGAGATCCACGAGCAGGAGAAGGTCGAGACCGCCTTCCATCTTCTTCTTTTCGAAGATGTTGGCCTCGTCCAGCTCGTTGTTCATCTTCGCTTCGATAAGGGCCTCGATATCAATATCGTCGCCTTCCTCCGCAAGACGGCGACGCACCTTCATGCGAACCTTGTCGAGATGTGCCTTGGCGCGCATCGCTGCTTCGGTAGGCTTCGGCAGTTCGCGTGTTGGCTGCACCTTGCGGCTGTGGATCCCAGCACGCTTGATGGCAGCCTGCATCGCAGTTTCCTGCTTCTGCTCCTCGGACTTCTTTGGAAGGCTCATCGCCATCCGTGCGTGCTCAATCTTGTCTTCCATCTGCTGCGCGCCCGCCTCGATGAGTGAGGCGAAGGAGGACTTTCCATCGCCGGCGTCATCGTCGTTGCGTGCAGTCATGATGCGGGTGACCTGATTGCGCTGCGCAGCCGTCAGCTCTTGCTTCTTGTCTCCGTGAGAGACATCACCTGAGCCAAGACCATTTTCGTCGTCCGGGTCAATTGCACCCGACATGTTCCCGCAGGCACCGAGCAGCTGGTCGATTTTCTGCTGGGCCTGCTGCTGCGGATTTGGGGGCGGCTGGTTGGGATCCGGAGGCGGAACATCCTCCAGCAGCTCATCGATAATGTCGTCAATGAGTCGACGCGTAATGGCCAGGGCCGATGCCGCATCAACTCCCTCGACTAAGTTCAGAGCACGCTGCATGTGCGGCTTACATCGCTTGAACCGATCCGGCGCGTTCGGAGTATCCACGCTCGCCGCACAGCGGCCAAGGTACTCCAGCAGCTCCTTCTCCGCCGCCTCTTCCCGCTCGTACGCGGAGATGTCGTGCCACCGCTGCTTCAGCAGGCGTCCGCCTTCTGGGTAGAGCTGTGCCCACAGACCACAGCAGCGGTAGTCCTCAAGCACATTCCAGAGATACTGGAAGGTCATCTCAAGGCGAGACTTTTGCGGACCACAGTTGGGATCCGTGATGGCCCAGCCTGCGCGGTGCATCATCCGCTCCACGGTCTTCGTACGGCAGTCCTCCATGAGGGGGAGGTTCGTACTGAAGAGCACATGGCTCAACTCGTGCTCCACAACGAGGTAACCCTCGGGGTGGTGCAGCGGCGCACGGATAAATGTCCGACAGTCCGTTGCGCCGCTGGGGGCCTTGATCAGCTTCAGCGGTACTTCAACGATGTCAGAGAAGACTTCCACAAGAGCCTGCGAGCGCTTGGTGACGTAGTCCTCATCACCCGTCATCGCCCCAAGAGGCAGAGGAGGCCTGCCTCCCTGAGATAATGGATTGATCATCCGTAGAGCTTAACGACGTTGAGGTTGACGCCAAAGCCGCTCTGGACACGGGCACGGAACGAGTTGATGTGCTCGCCCTCGTACTTGCCCTCAAGGAGCTTGAGGGCACGGTCGCGATCAAGCGACAGCATGTTCTTCACGAACTGCACAAGGTCGCGAGTAGAGAGGGCGTAGCCCATACGCTCAGAGCGCGTCTCCTTTGCGATGTTCATGATTTTGTCAATCTCCTGCTTCTCCTTAGCAGAGGGAGGAGTTGGGAACTGCGAAATGAGCAGCGCACGCTCGTCATCTGCGCCCATGTAGTTCACTTCGATGAACTCGAAACGAGAACGGAAGTCCTCATTCAGAGAGTACGTGCCTGCGTAGTTGGGGTTCATCGTGCCGACGACCCACAGCAGCGCACCTTCGCGCAGGTTGAAAACGCGTCCGACCTTCGGCAGGGAGACAGCCTTGCGGTAGTCGCACAGCGGGTTGAGGATCTTCTGCGTCATCGGCGGAAGGGTGTTGATTTCTTCCAGCACGAGGATGCACGACCCGACCTCGTTCGCCACGTCAATGGCCGCCGTGACGGAGCCCATCTGGAAGAACACGTCACCTCCCTGCGCGGAGTACGTGCCCAGCAGGTCTCGGACGCTCGTCTCCTCACAGCACTCCTGGCGGAGCAGCGGGATTGCGTTGACGGCAGCAAGCTGTTCAAAGGACATCGTCTTGCCTGCTCCCTTCGGACCCTTGAGGATCAGGTTGGGGCCAAACATCAGGTCGTTCAACGTCTTCAGCAAGCCAGTGTCCACAAAGTCCTTCTGTGCCTTCGGCGTCAATTCTTCAGTGGGAATACGTCGAAAGTCGACCTTGGACATGCACATGCCTCCTATGGTTAGTGCAAATGCTTGTGACAAACTTGCAGTCTTTCTTCACCTACGCTATGCGTAGTGCACGGAGGCCGACGACATGCTGAGCAAGTTAGAAAAGGCGGAGCAGTACGTCTTCGTCACCGTACTTACTGAAGACGGACATGAGGAGAAGTGGCTGCTCACGGATAGTGACCGTGAGCGGGTTCGTACCCGTGCGCTGAACTTCATGCTGCGCGGCGGCACTCTTGTTCGAAAGGTCTCTTTCCTTGAGTCCCTCTTGCGGCTGGTAGGTAAGTGATGACTGACGACTCCGAGAAGGAAGTCATTGACGTCGCGGGCGAGGGCCCTGAAGAAGTTGTGAATGTTATTGGCGGCGCAGCCCTTACGGCCCTGTCGTACGCGGGTGTTGCCATCCTGGTTCGTAGTCCCGCAGGCAACATTACGCTTTTGCACCCGCGCATCTTTGCAGCTATTCCTGATGAGGTCCTTGCAGGAGAACTGCTGACTTGTTGGGAAGAGGCCGACGTTGAAGCTTTTTTCGCTGCCAAGTTTTCCGCAGCGGGGGCGGTCGGTGAGGAATAACGTCATTCCCCTAGCGTCCCGTCAGCCGTCTCTGCGGCGCAGCGAGGACTGGGGACCGGCGGAAGGGAAGCAGCCTATCTACTCTCCCGGCTTTGTAGACCTCGGGGAGTTTTGCTCTCTGGCCTGTGCAGCTACGTTGCAGTGGGTCGCGCGCCACGGCTCTACAGATGAGTTCCCAAGAAGTGTTAGAGAAGGCCTTGAGCGATGGATGCACGATAGTATTCGTGGCATCTCCCACGTTTACATCTCTACGACAGGGTACGTCAGCATCGAGGCAAAAGATGACTGGGCAACCTTTCGTTACGAAGTGACCTTGAACCCCGAGTGGCTACGCAGCGGGTTTGGGGCGTTGAAATAAAAGTCTTGTCGAACCTGCTACAAGGCACTGTCCTCCCTGCTCATAGGTAGGACTTCACGCACAAGGACACATGAACAACTTCGACGCGCAGATCATTGAAGTCCCTACGAAGGAAATTGTCATCGGCCGGACCTTCAAGAATATCCGCCGTTACTTCGATGAAGAGAGCGTCCGCAACTTGGCGGAGAACATCCAGCAGAACGGCCTGATGAACCCAGTGGTCGTCATGCAGTCTGAGGATGACGATGGTTCCGTGTTTACGGAGCTGGTTGCTGGTGAGCGTCGCCTGCGCGCGATCACTTACATCCAAAACAATCTCGACTCCGAGTTCATGGAGAACGGGATTCCCTGCATTCAGTACGTCGGCACCATCGTCGATGCGAAGTACGCCAACGCGAGCGAGAATATCGACCGCGAGGACGTTGACGATGTCGATGTCTCTTCTTGGCTCGCTGACCGTGCGCAGGAAGGTATCCCCCAGACGGAGCTTGCTGAGCGCCTTCACCGCTCCCCGCAGTGGGTCAACTTCCGCGTCACGTTCCACGAGCGTGCCTGTGATGAGCTTAAGGAAGCCGTGCGCGAGAAGATCCTCTCGTTCACCGCTGCCTACGAGCTTGCGAAGAATCTGACCCAGGACGAGCAGCGCAAGCGCATCGCGAAGGCGCGCAAGTTCAACGAGAAGATCACGCTTGAGGAGGCACAGCGCGCTGACAAGCCCGAAGCCTCCCCTAAGCCCTCGAAGAAGGCCATCGACAAGATGCTCGCCTTCGCTGAGCGCAACGGCACGGACTACGGCAGCGGCTTCTGCAACGCCCTGCGCTGGGTGCTTGGCACAATGACTGAGGAAGAGGTGAAGCACTTCCTTGAACTTGCTGCGCAGGGGCGTCTGTGATGCCCGAGGTAATGATTAGGGAGTTTGAGACTCTCTACGACATGATGAAGTCAGGCCCCACGGCTCTCGGCTTTACAGCCGACGGTCGTGCGGTGATCTCCTACGTAGTTGTCGCCGATGGACAGGAGCCGGAGTTCATTCCTATTGGTGAACTCACGATGCCGCTCGGCAGACCGGTAGACGAGTAGAAGAACGGAACAGGCCCTTCGGGGCCTGTTCTTTTAGCTAAAAGAAAGGCACCAGTATGAAACCTGGGGTGCCGCCAGTGGTCTATCGGGAGTGAAGACCCGCGCGCTTGTGCACGCCCCGTTCCCTTCCTAGGAACGAGTCACGAAGTTCATACTCTTCGTAATGAACGCAGGGAGAGAATGACTCACTGCCTTTCCTCTAACCCAGTGAGCTACTCAATCTCCCTGCGTTAAAAACTTATGACCCACAAAATGAAGAATTTATTTCATCATCAACTTGGCAATGATCGTCGTCAGGACGGATACCGCGATGCTGATACCTCCCCCAAGTATCGCCAATTTCGTCTTGGCCTCGGCCTCCGTCGTCGCAATCTTCAGGGAGAGGCGTGAAACTTCCGTCTGTAGCGTCTCAAACGCCTGCTTCGACACCGTGGCCTGCGCCGCCTTAAGCTCTGCCTGATGGAATTCTGCGCGCAAGCGGCTCTGCTCCTGTTGGAGTGACTCTACTCGCGATGATAAGTTCCCTAGGTCAGACCGAATTAGAAACAGCAGTTCCCGCTCGGATAGATTGCTCGGATCCATCTCGTTTAAGCCTCTCCGCTAGTTGTACCACCGGCCCTCCCGCAAGAGAAGGGTCGTTCAGTTTCATCCCCACATGCAGTATGATGGGGCGAGGAAAAGACCATGGCGCAGCGTGTTTACCTCGAATCCATCAAACCCGGCCTAACGGCAACCGACCGTCGGCTGTTCTACGCTACGTCGTCTGCGGCCTCTGAGGTCGACGCAGGCACGTTCAGCGGCGATAGCCCTACCGCTGCGCCATCATTGTCGTCCGACGGATTTGTGACGCAGGGCGTCGAGGCTCTGCATTTCCTGTTCGACTTTGCCCCAGACACCTCATCGGGGAGCGAGTCCTCGGAAATCCAAATCTGGTGGTGGTCCTCGATTACCGGCAAGTGGCACGCGGGCGAGTCCCCCGTCTCGATCCTTACGGAAAGCACCGTGCTAACCGTAGAGTCGCTGGGTCTTGAGCGCGTGTACATCCAGGTCAAGAACCCCGTGGGCAATTTCGTACTTACCGCTTGGGCGGCTCGGATCATTCCCACATGAGAATCTACTCCACTCGTCGTCGAGGTTCTGTAGTCGGCCTTGGCGCGCCTGTTGCGAACCTAGCGGCTCTTCGCAAGCTCTCGACGGCCGGCATCCTCGACAAGACGCTCGTCTACGTCGAGGATGAGGGAGCGATTTACGCGTATGACCGGCAGTCCTCCGCCGCTGAGAGCCTTCCTGATGTCGTCGCTCCCACAGCGGGAGCGGGCCGGTGGAATATCGTAGGTGGAGGAGGGGCTGCCCCTGTTACCGGCCTACATGTCCACAATAAGTACGCGGACGTCAGTGCCGTCGTAGGCCCGCGCCAACAAATCCTAATTTACGACGAGTACGAGATCGAGGCCGGCGTTACCGTCGAACTCCTCGATAATAGTGAACTCGTAATTCTCTGAGGTTCCAATGAGCAAGCTGATCCTTACTGAGCAAGGCTCAACGCCCACCACCCCGTCTTCTGGCAAGATGGCGATCTACGCCAAGTCGGACGGAAAGCCTTACGCCCTCAACGACTCCGGCGTGGAGTATGACCTTGCCACGTCTGCTGGCGGTGGCGAGGACCTCGCTACTACGCTTGCCCTCGGCAATCTGACAGACGGCAGCGATATCGTACTGAGTGCGGGGGATGAGCTAGCCGGGGAGAGCGGTGTCGGCGTCGCAGGGGATATTATTCTCCGGGCAGGCACAGATAGCTCTGCCGCCGTCGACGGAGGAAATATCGTCTTAATCCCAGGACAAGGAACAAACGCCGGCCATTTCATTCTTGAGTCTGCTGATGAAACCCACTTTGTAGACGTGGAAGTCACGGGCGCCGAGACACTCAGCGTAGGCACGACCTACCGACTGGAGTACGACGGCACAACGGGTAAGTTGACAGTTCCGGGAATCATCGACCCAATCGCTGTCATCTTTGAGCACGCCACTGCCCCTACAACTGGTTCCTCTGAGGGCGCGGTATTCGTGTCAGACGGTACTGGAGGTCTGGCACTAGGGCATCTTTACTTCGTGCCACCAAGCTCCGGGTCGCCCGTTGACATCAGCAACCCCACAGTTGCAGCCGATACCCTACAGGCCGCATACAATGCCGGCCACACAATTACGCTGGTAGACGCCGTCACTCCGGTTGAGATCACTGCCGGGGCACTTCCCTCCGCTACTACTTCGTTACTTGCATTCAAAAAGTCATCCGGCGATGGACTTGCATCCCTCAAGCACACGGCACCTACACGAGTACGCCTTGAGGGCGCAACCGGCGGTGCTGGCATCGACGGAACTGGGATTGAAATTCAGGGAGGAGCCGGAGGTGCTGGCGTAGCGCAGGACGGCGGAGATGTGCGTTTCCGGCCGGGAGCAAAGACTGGCACGGGGAAAGATGGCCAGTTTGTGTTTTCTGACGCAGCAGGTTCGCAAGAGGTAGCTCTACTTTTTGATTCAGCGGCCCACTATCCTGGAACCTCCGTACTTCGCTCCCCAACCAGCGGCGGAGGGTCTCTTGGTGCGATGCTTGGTCCGGTAGTGCAGGTCATGCAGCCCCACGTCTTTAGTTCCGCGGGGGAACACTGGACAATCCCAAACCACGCTGGTTGCGTGTTGATTACCAGCACGTACGCCAACTGCGTACTCTACCTCCCCGCGTTCCCTGTGCTTGGCCAGTCTGTTGTGGTCAAGGACATCACCGCTTCTGGGCGTGCCAGTTTCACAGTTACTCCATCCGGCGGCGCCACCATCGATGGCGCAGCGAGTAAGCCGGTAGGTCCAGCACCCTACCTGTCCTACACGTTCCTGTGGGACGGCATTAGCTGGTTCATCATCTAAGGAGTTTACGATGTCCTACAGCATTCCTGATGGTTCCCAGCTTCTGGCACCCAGCGTAAAAATGACCTCTCCGGGGGGAGGGTCAGCCTCGCTGCTTCCGGACGCCCTTTCTGCGCTAAACCTAGATTTTTACCTCCCTAATGGCTATGGAACATCGGGGCACGCGCTAGTAACCGACGGCGTTGGAAATATGTCGTGGGTTGACCTCATCGATGCTTTTGCTGACGATGCAGAAGTAGCCACGAATGTTTCCTCAAACGGAAATGTCAAACTAGGTGTTTCTGCTGGCACGCAGCAGGTCATCAAAGGCGACGGTACTTATCACGTTAGCAATAATGGCAACAAGTACTTGACCTTTGACCCCGGAACGCAGAAGTTCGACTTCGGGTCTTCTACCTACTCGCTGAACTCGTGGAATGTCTACGCCACATCTGCCAAGTGGTTTCTGGGAGCATCCGCAGGTGCAAATGCGGTAGATGTGCGGAACTCAGGCGACACCAACAGCTACCTAAACCTGAACGTCACAGCTGGCGTTGAGGCGTTCACCGTCGGATCCTCGTCTACTCCCGTTAACCACACCAAGTACACACTGTCGGACCAGACAATCCTAGGTGCTGCCGCAGCTGCCCACGCTTGGAGCGTAAAGAACGGGAGTACCTACTACCTAGATCTCGATGTGACTTCTGGCAACACGGGATTTGTTCTAGGCCAGGCCTCGTCTCCTCTAGGTAAGGTCCAGAGCTATACACTACAGGATCAGACGATCCTAGGAGCGGCGGCCGCGGCCCATGCCTGGAGCGTGAAAAACGCGACAGACTACTATCTAGACCTTGACGCAACCCTAGGCGGCGAGTCGCTGCAAGTCGGCACAGCCACACTTCCCGTGAAGACTACGGTCTATGGAAACCTGGCCGCATTGACCGCTGCCAACTCAAAGCCCCCTCGTCTCGGGATCGGGTCAGGTACCGAGGTTTTGCGCGTTGGAGGTAACCTACAGGCCCTCCCCACGGTTCCTCCGGATTTCGTCATTACAAACGGCGCCGAGACTGTCATGATCTCGGAGGCTGTAAATGCCAACTTTCTCAATGAAGCCGGCACACAGGTACGCGTACGCTTTGCGGCAAAAGACGTGGGTACTGGGAATAACTGCCAATTCAAATTTAGACTAAAGTACGACACAACCCTTCTTATGGAAAGCGCCGTTTACACCTCGTTTGCAAACGGGTTTACCATGGGGGAGTTCGTTGTGCAGATTGTGACAAATGGCGCAAACCCAACGCGCAATGTCATAGCTTCTTGGTCGGGCACGCGGCAGTCCAATTCCTTCCAACAAAGCGCGTTTGTAACCCTAAATCCCATCACTGCGATAGACTTTACGGTTTTGAAAAACCTGCAACTCTCTGTGGTTGGTGTTGCGAACAACAACGACACACAACAGTTGATCCAGTGCTCAATGGATGTGATCCTGCCAGAGACAGTGAGCGCGTAATCACAGACCTAAAAAACGGCTCCCTATTCGGGGAGCCGTTTTACTAGTTGACCATTTGATCCGCAGTGGGGGTCTCCACCTCGCCGAGCTTTCCCTCTTCTATTTTTGGGATGAAGAGCATCTGGGGTGCCCCATCGCCGCCAGGGATACGAAGGGTCAGAAGGACGCCCTCCCGCGCGCCATCCATATCCTTGACCTTCTTGGCGTCGTCTATTGCCTTTTTGACCTCATTCTCGCCCGTCATGATTGCGACCGTTGCTTCACAAATGATGGCGTAGAACTCCGCCTTCTCTCCGTCGGAGAGGGCGGTCATTGCCGCCCCCCACATCGGCGGAGGCAGCAAATCCAGGTCGGGAACCACGGAGACTCCGCCATCGGGCTTGAAGACAAACCCGACAGGCGGGTGGACGTTAGCCGTTTCCCAGAACTCTTTGGCGTACTCTGCCAACTTGAGCATGTACTCCTGGGCCGCAGCCTCGCGAAGGACTGAGGACTTCGGAGCCTCGTCCCACCACCGCCATACCTTTTCAACGGGCATTGCGCTTCTCCTTTTCCGTCACGATGACGGCTCGAACTGTGTTGGTCTTGTGGTTACAGCGCACCACAAGGCGGGAATTTTCGGGAACAGGAACTCCGACACTCTGCCAATGCTTCATCAAAACTGCGCGCAACTCTTCGTGTTCTAGAAGTAGTTCCATGCAGTTTCTTATGACTAAAAGGAAAGCCGCCTTGCGGCGGCTTGCTGTCACTTGTGTCGGAACATGATCCTACCCTTGGCAAGATCGTAGGGAGTAATTCCCACTGTCACCGAGTCACCCAAGACGACTCTGATCTTGTGCTGTCTCATTTTTCCGCTGAGGTACGCTTGGATTTTACGTCCGTTTTCTAGAGATACCTCAAAAACTCCGCCAGGATAAACGTCCGAGACAGTCCCTAGCATTTCAATCAGGTCGTCAGTCGCCATTAGGCATGTGCTCCGATGAGTACCTTACGGCCGTCCGTAAGAAAGTGGTTGCTAACCCGGCATACGCCAAGAGCATCAACGAACGGAAGGTAGTCATTGGCCAGCTCCTTTGGCACAAGACAAACCCAGTCTTCGTCTCCGCCGTGATCCGAGAACGCACGAAGTTCACCTGGTGCATCAACCCACGCCCAGATGCGGATCGACGCATCGGGCAGGGGTACATCAGGCCCAGACCAACGCCAGCGTGTCACGCGCTTTGCCTTATACGCATCGTGTGCTGGGTAGGGGATGCGATTTGGAATCCATGCGGAAACCCCATCCGTGTAGTGGTGCATCGACGCTTCGCTGGTCGTACCATCTTCCCACTCGCAAACAACGACACTAGAGGGCAGGTACCCGTCAGGTGCCCCGTCATTCCAGATCGTACGTTCCTTTGAGGTCGAGTAGGCGCGCAGAGCCGTAGTGACCCGCTGAATAGCATCCTGCGTCCTGCGTAGGGGCGTGCTGAGAAGAGCGTGTACTTCTCGTGCCAGCGCATCGGCTGCGGCGATCTTCCTGCAAAGTTTGAGGTAGTCTGAGAGAGTTTCTTTCTCAAAGTCCGTCAAAGTGCTTTCCTTACGCTCTGCTAGCCTTTCCAGCTGATCCACTCGGCGCCCCCAGATTCGATAGTTGTGCGCGATCAATATTCAGTCCAGAATTCGGCAACAACTTCAACTTCGTCAATTCTGCATCTTTCTTTCGCAGAAGGTACTGGAGCCGCTCGACCTCGTTGCAGAGGTTTTCGATCATGTACGCGTGGTCCTCATGGATCAGGTCGTAGGCCGTCGAGGTACGAACGAACTCGGAAAGGCGTCGGCGGTAGTGCGTGGTGTTCATGTCTGGTCCTAAAAAGATGGGGCGGCCCGAAGACCGCCCCACCCTCTTATGGACTACTCGGCAAGAGCGCGAGCAGCTTCCACACCCTTCTCAGTAGAGAAGTACACGACCTCGGGGAACGCCCCGATGACGATGCCATCTCGCACAAAGAAGGTCCCTTCCATTTGCTTCTTCTCAACGTCGATACCAGGGAAGCGAGTCTTCAGGGCTTCCGCATCGAGCACCTCCACGTCCCACCCATCAGGGATGAGGCCGGTCGCGCCGATGTAGAACGCGAGAGGACGGATTTCCTCCCACGCACCTTCCAACTCTTCCTCGCACTGCTTGAGTGCGTTTGCCAGGTCCTCCTGGCTGCTCGCGACGTGCAGACCGTTGAGGCCTTCCTTGAGAAGGAACTTCTCAAAGAGAGGCATCATCAGCTCGTCGATGGGATTGAGCTTCGTACGCGCAGAGAGCGCCTTCACACTGATCGTCGCACCGGCCAGCTCGTTCAGCTTGGGCTTCTTGAGGAAGCCCTCCTTGTCCACTTCGGCCTCGGATCCCTCGGCGGGCTTCACAGAGAAGCGACGCGCGAAGTACTCGTTGGCCGAGTAGAGAGCCGAGGGGCTGACCATTCGCTCGTCACCAACCGTGACCTTGTACGACGTACGAGAGTCCACCTCACCCGCGCTGATGGCAGCGTTGAGGTCAGTGTACGGGTTCGTCGTGCTCGGGTTGTAGTTGAGCGACGCGCTGAGGTCGTAGGACTTCAGCTCCTCAAGCTGCTGAGCCGTCCACTCTTCTACCGTCGCAACACCGCCAAGGGCAGCCTTGAGGATGTTGCGCTCGGTCATGAGCTGCACCAGCCGGTCGAACGCCTCCTTCTTCGGGATGTCGAAGGACTTCCCAAAATCGCAGGCAGGAAGCTCGGAGAGCTGGATCTCGTAGGTGTTCCGGTAATCGAAATCCCCAGAGACCAGGTTTCCCTTCTCCAGTGCGGCGAACAGCTTGCGGTTGCTGATGTTGAGCGGCAGCACCTTTGCGTTGATCTCGCCATCGCTGACGAGCGTGTAGGACTGGATGCTACGAACATCCAGCTTCTTCCCTGCCACGACCGTCACCTTCTCGCCGTCCTTGTAGAGTTCGGCAGGACGGTTGACGCCCATGTTGATCGTCGCGTTGGCGTTGCTCAGCTCGAACCCGCTGATGCTCACATTCGTGAAGTCATCGGTGGGCTTGAGCTTTGTGGTGCTCGCAACGAACTTACCCTCAACCCAAGAGCCGTTGAGGCGCTTCACGCCGCGACGAGAGTAGCCGTCGAGGAACTTCGCCATGTCCACGGTGAAGTCTTTGCGGTACTTCTCAAGCGTCTGGCACAGCTCCAGCACGCTCATCTTTTCCGTGGCGAGACCGGGCTTGTCGGCACGAACGTAGGTGGCGAGGTCGCCAGCAACGCGCGTGTCGAGATCCGCCGCGAGCGCGGAGAGGGCCACCGGCGTAAGAGCCTTGTAGTGCATCTTGAGCAGCTCGCTGTCGCGAGTCCCACAAAGCGCGAACTTGGCGTCGTTGATCTTGCCCTCAGCCAGCTTTGCACGGGCAAACGCGAATACACCCACGAGCGCGTCGCCGTCTGCCTCGGCCCGGCTGTCCTTCTCCCAACGCTCCTGCGTCACCTTGCGGTAGCGGAAAAGCTTCGTGTTGTCCTCGGGGCCGACGCCCTTCACCTGAAAGTCCGTCGTGCTGCCATTGACCTTCTTCTGGCTGATGTTGAGGCAGGCCAGAAAATCAGCATCGTCCTTGCTGATGTGGATGGCGGGAAGAACACGACCAGCCAGCAGCGCGGAGGTGCTGTGCAGGGCCTCGTACACCTGCTTGACGTTCTGCGCGATGATGCACTTGCCCGACAACGAAGAGGCAATGCGGTCCAGGATCTTGAAGTCCGTCCAGTTCCCGTAGGAGATGGTGTTGACGAAGACGTTGTTCATCTTCGTGACCTTGTTGATCCACTTGTCAACCGCCTTGGCTTCCGCGCCGGGCGAGCTGTCGTTGAAGTAGCCATCCGTGTGGATGCTGATGGCCGTCGTCTCAGGGCCCTGAACGTGGTTCAGTGCTTCCTCAAGGGCACCCGAAACGGACGTGAGGCACGTCGCCTGGATGTTGCGGATCTGGGCCACGTAGCCCTGCTTTGGGTCAAGGACATCGCTGACCGCCGTGCGCGCGAAGTGCACGGTGTAGTCGCCCTTCGACGAGTAGGAGATGAGGGTGAGGAGCAGGCCCGAAGAGGTGAACTCCTCGACCGTCATCACCTTCTCCACCATCGTCTTCGTATCATTCATCACGCCGTACATGGAGCCGGAGCGATCCACGATGACAATGTGATGGGAGACAGTCGGCTCCAACTTGGGCTTCGGAACTTCCACTTCGTCGAGGAAGTACCAGTCACGAGGGGCGCCGTCGAAACCGTAGAGTGCGAATTTTGCTTGCATGTTTGATACCTTCTAGAGGTTAGAGATGCGGATAAAAGTGCTTTCAATTGGATGGACGATCTTCGGTGCCGAAGAAAGCCCGTCCTCTGTTAACACGTGCCAGCGGTTTCCCCACTCCGGATCCTTTGACCGCTCCCAGTTCACCTGCGTCGCAACGACGGTGAACTGGTTGTCGATGGGAATTCCGCGTGCAAGGAGTTCCTGTTCCCGTTTACGGAACCCCGCGTCAACGGTGCTACGGCCCCAGCCCATCTGCACCTTCGCTTCAATTGAGGCGACCACAACCTGATTCTTCCAGACGGAAATATCAGGACGCTTACCCTTCAAAGTCTTCTCAGCATGCACATCCAGGTGCTTGATGCCGTTCTGCTTCAAGTATGACCGCAGGAAGAACGCGATGGTTTCGACCATCACGTGATCCAGCGATCCGCGCAGATGCTTCTGAACTCGAACCTTGATGTACGAGTCCAACCGTTCGTAGGCAGCAAGACGACCCAGAATAAGGTTCGTCGCGTCCTGCGCCTTCAGGTCAATCGTCCCTGCTACCGAGAAATCCACCTCCGCCAGCAGGAACGCCTGGCGCAGATTCTCCACTGCTTGTGCGAACTTGTCCGTGTGCACGGTGCTCCTTTGTGTTTAGGGCCTCCGTCACCATCCGAAAGGTACGAGGTGACAGCAGCCGTTCCAAGACTGACAAGACACCTGCAAGTTCTTCGTCTTTCTCTGACTGCATCTCACGATGCTTCCAGCACATTTCTTCGTGGGCTTTCACCCGATTACGGCAGCCGCGTACCGAGCTACCGTAAACTACTTTCTGAACACAAAACTTCTTAGGTTTAGTGTGCCGCACGCAGTTTACCCTCACGAACTTATGCCGTGATTATGGTTATTTCCGCGCAAGCAGTACGAGGCCGGCACCTACCAGGACTGCGCCGACGACAGACTCCGTCGATGGTTTCTGGTCTTTCAATAGGTAGAGAAACATCATCGTCCACACTGGGTACGAGATCTCCACAAGACCAGCATCAACGCCGCCAAGGAGTTGGATCGACCAGATGATGAAGAACTCTGCCACCAACACGGAGAGGATCATGCTGCCCGTACTCGTGGGGTAGTTCGCAATATCCTTTAGCAACTCAGGTCCGTACCAGAAGGCAACTGGGGCAAGCACAAGCGCGCCTAGCCAATAGATGAGTGCTAGCGTGGCAAGCGGCGGAAGCCTTTCTACTACCTCTTGCGTCGTAGCGTAGACGTAGCCCCAAGAAATTGCTGCACAGAGTGCAATCAGCATTCCCACTTTGCGCACGAGTGGCTCCTAAAGAAAAGAGGCCGACGCGTGAACGTCGGCCTCAAAGTGGCGGAAGCGGTGAGATTCGAACTCACGGTGACTGTTAAACCACGGCGGTTTTCAAGACCGCTGCCTTAAACCACTCGGCCACGCTTCCTAGACAGGCCAGATGTACGGGAGATCCCCGTTGATGTCCGGCCAGAACTTCTTGTAATACTCTGGATCTTTCCGCACAAGGTTAGATCGGTGAGAAATATGCAGCTCGATGTTGCTGAGCCAAGGAGGCTCGGACAGCGTCGAGGACGGGAACTTGCAGAGCAGGTCCCCGATCTTCTCGTAGCATGTGTCTTTGTATCCACGTTCTTTCCACTCGACGCAGATGCTTAGGCCGTACTCAGCCAGCATTTGCTCGTGTCCTCGCCACATGCGAACGGCTGGATGATTTTGCCAGCCGTAGTTCTCGCGAGAAAGTGCGTTGAGGATCTGGAGTGTCTCAACGCGCTGCTTACCCAAGCGCCGAGCGTCAAGCACTCGCGCGGTCTGATGAAACTCCCTGTACGGAAGAAACGTCTGCACTCGCCCTCTTGGTAGCCTTACGTCGCTCCCACTCATTTGCGTGTGCCTTTGCAACACGACACTTGTCTGAGCAGTAGATTGAATTAGCGCGCCTTGGCTCCGAGCACTTATGCCACGCACAGCCCATAATTTCGGGCGGGACAATAATTACGGCAGGCGGGGGCGGAAGCTGCTCTGCCTTGCGCGTCCTCTCCTCAAAGAGTGCCTGCTCGATGCGCCGCTCTTGTTCAATACGCGCAATCTCCGCTTGCTTGGCATTTTCCATGAAGTGCCTGGCCTGATCTCCGTAGATGACCAGTCCGCACATCATGCAGTGAACCTTGCAGTCAACGCGAGTAGAGGACCACTGAGAGTTGATGAACTCGCTACCCGAGCACGCTGTGCTGGAGCACTTTGGACAACGTAGTCCCCGCATTGATTCTCCAATATACAGGAGGCTAATAGAAATGCCGCCTATTGGCAACATTTCTAGTTGGCCTACTCGAACTGCTCCGGGATTTCGTCATCTTCCTTATCGAAGGTGAGAATAATCTCGTGGCAGGTCTCGCACTCCACGGCGACGTTCACATCATCGCCGTATCGGACGCAGTTGACCTCGTGCCCCACGTGGCGGCAGAGATCCTTGTAGCTACTCGCCGCCATTCTTCGTGGCCTCCTCATCCGGACACCCAGGGCACCTTCCATTCTCGATATTCTCAGGAAGTACCGAGAGCTGGCAGCTGGGGCAGAGTTCGTAGCCGTTCAGCTCGTCCTCGTTGTAATCCTCTTCAAAAACGTCTTCGTTCTCGTACGGAATGAACTCGATGGTCACGCGCACGACGCGGCCCTCGGAGTTCTTCGTCACGAACACAGGGTACACACCGTCGCCATAGCCAGTGCTGACGCACATGCCGAGGCCTGGGTGCCCCATGTCGTAGTTGAACTGCTTGACCGTGGGATAGTCCCTGCCCAGATTGTTGCAGAAATCCATCCAGTCTTTTCCAATAGACTTGGGCTTCCTATCGTCTACATCATCTTTGTGAAGGATGTAGCAGGGGTCGCCGATCCAACAGAGACCGGCGTCAACTCCGATCACGCCGGCTTCATACGTCGTCAACACGTCTTTCTTTGCTTCGCTCATCATGTGAGGCTCCTAGGATCTTGAGGTCCGTCAACGTACGCGACTTCAACTCCGTGCTGCGAGAGGTAGGCGGGGCCGTCCCCGCCCCCGACAAATCCCCCGCGCACACAGATCAACTTCGTAATCCCCGCGTGGTGCAGCAACTTGGCACACATCACGCAGGGCTCCCCGCTCACAATCATCCATGCGCCCGCTGTCCGAATTCCGTCAGCCGCTGCGTTAGTGATTGCGTTCATCTCTGCGTGGTGGCAACCAACCTCGGTATGCGTGCCGCTCTTGATGCAGAGCGTGTCGCGCAAACACTCCTCTCCACCGCAGAGAGAACCACCCCCACGAGGGGCACCGTTGTACCCAGTCGCGAGGATGGTATTTCTCTCTGGGTTGACGATGACCGCGCCGAATTTACGACGCGGGCATCCTGAGAGCTTGGAGATGACGAGGCAGACTTCAACGTGAGCTTGAAGATGCTTCTGCTTCACGGTTCTTCTTCACGGTGGTGCTCGCCGCGTGTGCCGTCGTCACAGGCGGGGCAGTCGTGCGTTCCGGTCACGCCCGTGGGGTCGTGCCCGTACCGGATACCTCGTGCTCCGTTCGTCGGAGCACAGCAAAAGCCCTTGCACTTGTGGCAGGATTCGGGGGTCATCGCGGCACCTCAATCCCCAGCTTCTTGAGAAACTCCCGCTTCTCACGTTCGGACCACGTCGGACCTTCGGCGGTAAGTAATACCGCATTACGTAGGTGCTCGCTGCCGAGAATGGTACGAACGACCAAGAGTTCCTGCGCAGAGAACGTTTCTGCGTTGAGGACGAAATCCTCAAACGCCTCCCACGTAATCGGTACCCAGTCCTTCACGATGCGGGCAATGGCCTCCGCATACTGACGACACTCCCACTGCGCGTGAGGATCCAGGCGCAGGGAGAGCATGTGCAGCAGGTTGTGGAGGTTCATCGTCGTACACCACTGCGTGTACGTCGAAAGCGGAAGGTTCATCCGCGCCGTCTCGCGAGAGACTCCAGCCTCAAGGAATTGATGGTACGACGCAAAGGCCTCGTGCGCCTCGTCGTACATCTGTTGCTGGAGGCACTTGGCTTCGTCCTCAGGCAGAGGGCCGGAGCGTCCCTGCTTGTTGTCCGTGGCTTGGTAGCAGATCTGCGCGCAGTCAGGCACGTAGAACTCTTCAGGGAGTTCCGAGTACCTGCCGCTCAACTCGTTCAAGCTCTGCGTGCGGTGTCGTACCAGCTGACGCGCCACGAAGACTGGCATCTTCATGTCGAGCGTAATCACAGCCTGTTCGAACGGGCTCGTGTGCTTGTGTCTCAGGAGATAACGCAACAGGCCCCGAGTTTCGGACACCTTGCGCGTTCCCTTTTGGTAGGAAAGTCGCGCGACCTGCTCGACGCGCTCATCTCCGCCCATCACATCAACAAGCGTCACATGGCCGTGATCAAGTACGGGAATGACGGTGCCATTCCCGTATTTCTCGATGAGTTCTTCACGATTCACTTTCTCTCTCCGCGCGTCCGACGAGTAGATCAAGGTCTTCAAACGGACACCACAGGTCGGTGTCCGTGGGAGTGGTGCCCGCCAACAAGACGATCAATCGGCAACCCTCTGGAGGCTCTGGGTCTTCTGGATCGTAGATGACCTGTTCTCCAGTCATCTCGCCGTCCTCATCGTACTGAAACCATTGGTACTCCGCTTTGACAAAGCGGGGCTCAATAGTGGAGTAGAACGACGAGGTATGAAGATAGAATATCTCCTGCTCGTGCCTTGGCTTCTCGTCTGCAAAGCGGCGAAGCACAAGCGAGAAGGTTTTCACTTCTTCTCGCTGCTGTGGTTCTCGTTCGCGCCGAGGACGCCCTGCGCAATACGACGAGCAACGCGCTTGCCCAGGCAGTCGCGAGCTACGCGGATGGCCTCAAGGGCCTCGGCGTTCTCCTGGCAGGCAAAGGGACCGGACTGAAATCCTTCCATACGATCCTCGATGATGGCGAGGAGGTCGTCATCGAATACGCCAGGGGTCGAACCCTCTACGCCCCGCGGGCCGTGCTGGAACTGGATGCGACAAACATCCTTGGGGCCGCCCCACTGGATGCCGTAGGTATGGCTGGCGTTGCCGGCCTTGGGGTCGCGCTCATCGACAGCAGCGACGTTGGTAGGGGCGTTGTTGGGAAGTGCACGCATGATTTACTCCTTAGAGATGGTGTAGGTGTGGGTAACTTCGGCTACGACCGGGCCGACGACTGCAAACCACTCGGAAAGCGCATGAATGAGCCGCAATGTTGAGGGATCGCGGCGAAGAACACGCTGGGCCTTCCGCCACTGCGCCATCGAGTATCTGTCGTCATCGCCTTTCCAAATCTTCTTGGCGATCCGCTTGTTCACTTATCTGCCTGCTTCGCAAGCAATCGCTCAACGCGCGCGATCTCGAAGTTGATGTACTCGCGCGCCTTCTTCAGATCCTCAAGCCACTTGCCCTTGTGGCGGGCACGCGCGGTGTACTTCACGACGTTGCCCTCGTTGAAGTTGAGGTCCCAGTCCTCGACAACGGTGATGACCTCGATGGTCCCAAAGTTGTAGTGAGAGGGGTGAACAACCGCCTCGTTCTTCTTCTCAGACATCTTCCTGTCCCTCCTCGGGCTCGATGATTTCTTCCGCCAAACGCTTCCAGTGCTCCACCACGCGAGGTGCTGCCTCCGGCGTCTCTGCGAGAAGACGCCTTGCCTCGGCACGGGCCCAGGCACGCCAGTGGTAGGACTCCTCCAGCTGCCGCGCCCGCTCCGACGGGAGCGGGTACTGCGGGTAGAGCATCTTCTCCGCCTCTACAATCGCAAACGGGCACTTCAGGTTCTGCACACGGGCAAGAAACTGAAGTGACGCCCAGCCAGCCTGAAAACCCGTCAAGCCCTGCGAAGATGCGGCGTACTCAAATGCAGCCATCGTAATTTCCAACGCTGCGTTTGCAGAGGCCTCGTAGCCCTCCGCGCCGGCTCCAGCAGTGTCGGACTTCTCTTCCTGCGCCTTGATGAACTCGACCAGCTCTTCGATTGTCTTAGGACTCATCTTTTACCTCGGTGTGCGTGTCTGTGTTCTCAACTTCCTTCTTGCCCTCACGCCGAGCGCGCTTGGGCTTAACGTCGTCAGGAGTGCAGACTGCACACCAGCTTCCGTGTGTCTTATGGCCGCCCTGTGTTGGGGGGCGCGTACCATATGCCTTCACTTGGCTGACTCGCAGTAGCACTTGCCGCCGTTGGCAATACTGTGAAGTCCCTTGCAAGTATTCGTGCAGTCAAACGTGTCACGCGGATATTCAGCACGGACCAGCATTCCGCCGATGCCGACCGCAACAGCCGCAAGAGAGATTATAAAAATAGCAATTGGAGCGATTGGGGCACTATTTTCCAAGGTATTCTCCTGTGCGGATCATGTAGATGGCATCGTCAATTGCTCCCCTACCGGGAATTAACGATTCCAACATATTTATGACCGCCTGCTCTATTTTCTTCCGCTCTTCCTGCTCCTTGCGGAGTTCCTGCTGCGTGTAATTAAGTGCGGACCACGCCCACTCTTTTGCCCCATCAGGGCCGCGAGTTGGGTCCGCTTCAATCTCAGAAAAGGTTTCGTAGAACTCAACTTGGTCTACATCCCAGCTCATGCGGCGCTCCTGGAGGGCACTGAGTTGCTTTCGCAGTTTCTTAATTTCGTCATCTCTGTCAAAGATGTCGTGCCAAGTTGGATCATCAATGTCATCGGTCGGACGCACACTGCACCTTCCACTCCGCGTCACGGACGCGGGCTACGAGTTTCTCTACGGCCTGTCCCGGAGTGCAGCCAATGGGCCAGATGTCGTCATCCGCCCCGTTCTCCAGCGCGTTGAGCACATCCTCCAGCTGCTTGCGAAGCTGGTCGATGCAGTCACAGGCGTCGGCAAGGTCTACGCGGATATGTCCCGAGTAGAACGTCTTGTTCTCGAAGTCTGTGGGCTTCAGGTGGCGTTGTCGAATAGTCAGGGTGTCTACCATGTCGCCCATCTAAAATAAAGGCTGGCGAAGTGCCAGCCTTTACGTCTCAAAATCCTCAGAGAGTCAGGAGCCAACCCCGCAGCGTTGGCATTCCGTGTTCCCGTGCAGGCAAGTGGCCTCCCCGCGATTGCGCTCGTAGGTTGGAGAAGGCTGCGCGAGCCACCACTTCGCATCCTCCGGCTGTACAAACTCTTCGCCCATATCATCTGTGACCATCGCGACGGGGCTCCTGAAACGACTGCCGACAGGAGGACGACGCCAGAGGGCTCCTGGCACTCCTTCTAGGCGACACTCCTCGTCGGGCACGTCAAGGGTTTCGATGCTGCTGATGTTGGTGTCCCAGTCAGCTTCCCACCCGTCTCGGTCGATACTCTCCGCCGTCTCGCGGGCAATATCTTCGATAGTTTCGTCGTCCATGTCCTCTGGTACGTAGACGACGGCATCTACGACCTTTTCCCACGTCACCGTTACGCGCTTCATCTTCATGACTGCTCCTCGTGGCGATGCTCGCCGCATCGCAGGTTTCGCCGCAACCACTCGATGGCGCGGGCTTCGTCACCACTGCACTCCGCGATGGCACGAAAGCACTCCAGCAGGCTCGCTCCCGTGAGGCGACGCAGGCGTCGCACGACCTGTATGTCGTTCACGGCCCCTCCTCGCAGTAACAAAGGTTGTTGAACTGGATGCTGTGCGCCCCCGCGCACTTCTTCGTGCAGTCGAAGGTGTCATGTTGGTACGAGCGTTCGCCCAACCACACGCCGAACGCCACCAGCAGGAAGCCTACGACGCCGACGACAACGAGTCCAGAGTCGCTGTCGCTCACGGCTCCTCCTCGCGGCGGTGCTCGCCGCGCTGAAGCGCGAGTTCTACCCCGCGCCGTACCTGCCCTTCCGATGCACCCACTTCATTGCGGTTAAACATCACGAATGTGAAGTCGATAGGCATTTTGCGTTCTGCCTTCGTCGCAAGAACCTCTGTGGGAAACAGGAGTTCGACCTTTCCATCTGCCACAACCCACTCCGCCGTGGGCGTACTGGCTGCCTCAGTCTCCTCTCCTGCCTCTCCTCCAAGAACCTGGGCACGGAGGCGCAGAAACGGAAATGCCTCCGCAATCCTGCGCCAGTCGTCAGTGACCTCCTCGACACGCGGCCACTTGCCGATGTTCTTATCGATTGCCCAGATCTGCCCATCCCAATCACACCAGCCGTACGGCCCGCCGACCCACGAGGACGTGAGCCGGGCGTTGTGCAAGTAGTCAAGGCGGAGCACCCCAAGTTCCTCGCAACGATTTTGCAGCGCGGTCCAGTGCTTGCCCCATTCTCCGGGAAATGCGGAGTTTTCGGGACGCACGGGCAATCCTGCAATCGCGTTGAAGGCGGCGTCCTTCTCATGCGAGTTGCTGCTGCAAGGCCAGCAGTTCGTGCGGATGAGGATCTCGGCCGCTTGATCTCGCGTCACACGCTCGCCCTTCACGAGAAGGGCGGGCCACTTCACATTGATGTACGGCGTACTCACGATTTTGCCTCCAGAGCAACGACAAGGGCTTCGGCTTCATCGGCACCAACAGCAATGATGTCGCTGTGCTCTCCGGTAAAAACTGCCCAATCTGGGCGCATCTTGCTTCCTCGCGGACGCACAAAGATTCCAAGATCGCCCCACGCCTCCCGCACCAGCGCGAGCAGACACCCCAGCGTGGCGGGGTCGGTGAGGTCGGGTGTAACGTCGTCAGACCTCCAATAGCCGTCGCAGGTCGCGTAGCCCGACGCGACGAGCGGCCCTGTGCCTACGCCAGCAAGGGCTTCCATACTCTCGACGCCCTTCACGAAGCGTATCGAGTGCGGGACTCCGTTATTATCGGGACGCCACCCCAGCATCCCAGGAAGCCACCGCCAGCCCTTGCAGGCGACGGCGCGGCGTGCGAGCGCGATCTGTTCTTCGCTCACGGACAGTTCTTCTCCTCGCGGCGGTGCTCGCCGCGCTCGATGATGTCGCAAAGACGGCGAAGCGACGACGCCACATGGAGCGACCAGTGCTTCTCATACAGACGCTCTTCCTCCCGCAGTAGTGCCACCACGGCGGCGCGCTCACCACGCAGCACATCGTTCTCCGCGTTCAGCCGCTCCACCTCGGCGCGAAGCCACGCATCCTCCTGTGCACATTCCTGCATCCGACACTGCTCGTCGTACATGGCCTGCATATGCTTCTCGTAGGCCTCCTTCTCTGCTTCCTCTTGTTCCCACCTGCTCATCGCTCCTCCTCGCGGCGGTGCTCGCCGCGCTCGATGGCGTCCGCGAAGTCGTAGCACCCGCAGGTATTGCCGCGCAGCCACGCCACCACGGCGGCGCGCTCAACCAGCACTTCGTCGCGTCCGGCGTTGAAAGCCTGCGCTACAACTTGCAGGTGCTTCTCGCAGTCTTTGTAGTCATTGTGGCGTGTCGGTACGGCCCCGCATGTCTCGCACAGGGGCCATAGCCCTTCGTTTTCGGTCATGGGCAGTTCTCCAGCGCAAAGATGAGTGCCTCCTCTTCCGTGAGAAATCCCCAGCAACGAACGCTGCCAGGGCTGACTCCCATTTCCTTCGCGGCCTTCTCGGAGAAGTAGAGAGACTCCATCTCCCACGCCATCTTCCCGTCACTCTGTCGCGTCGTCGTACTGAGGCGCGCATGGGCGTACGGAGAGCCCCATACCTGCCGAACGCGCGCAAGGATGTGTCCCTTCGTGCCGTCGTCATCGAGGTCGGGGAACGTCTCCCCGTGCACGATGAGTTCTGCGCGAGAGAGATCAAGCCAGTTGATCGCCTCAAGTATCGTCACCTTGTCCCCAAGCCACTCGTCCTGAAGAACCCTGACAATCACAAAAGGGCGTCCGATATGAGTAATCCTCATACCAGGACGCCATTCCCAACCCTTAGCCTTCACCGCCCGGACGGGCAGTTCGTCTGTCAACTGGATCATGTTCCTTGCACCCCTTGTGGATTGACTTGATACGGTCATGAACCCGCGTCAGTTCACTGACGGGGATAGGGAGCAACACGTCGTAAATGCCTCCGCAGTTGTTGCAGCGGAGGCGCATCGTGCTCGGCGGGGAAGAGCCGTCGGTAACAATGACCAGCCAGGGCGTCGTGTCCTTCATGCCGGGATCAGCCACGGGTCGGACATGGGATTGCGCCCCTCTTGATATCGAACCCAGCCCTCCGTGCCGGAGCTGACGCCACTCGCGGTGCGGTACCAGTTGATCATCCCATCCTCTCGGATGCGGACCTCCAGCTCGTACGGCCTACGCCACGTAAGTACCAGCCAGCCTTCGTTCTTGTTCACCGATGCAGTCGGATACTCACCAAACTTCAAAACTGCTACCTGCGAAATCGAAAGCGCAGTTCCTAGGATCTCAGGCGTCAGTCTCATACGTCCACGTCCGTAGGGCGGGTGATGGTAAGCGTACCCCCGTCGAGCAAGAAACCAGGCTTCACGTCGAGCGCCGTAGCAATCTTGAACAGCGTGTCGATCTGCGTGCCGTGCGCCTTCGTCTCCGCCGCGTAGATGCCGGCGTAGGTAAGTCCCGTCTTGCTAGCGACTTCCTCACGCGTCAGGCCGCGAAGCTCGCGAACCTTCTCCAGACGCTTGCCGACTGTTTCGAGGAAGAGATGAACTGCGGCGTCGCGGCTGTCTACATTTTCCATTGATGCCTCCGTTGATGGCACTACTAAAGTAAAGCCCTCCAAGTACAGCGTCAAGTCTTAAAGCCACCGAGCACAGCCGAAAACAGCAAGTAGAAGAAAATAATAGAGGCCGCCTTGAATGTCGTGTCTAGGACAAACAAGGCGGCCCAGCTGATTACCTTCTTCACGGACTGAAGTCGGCGATCCTCTTGTACTTCTCTTCCGTCGTATGCCCGTCCCACTTCATGTCTCCTTGCTTGAGGTGAGAGAACATGGGGAGGTCGCTGTCGTGGATGTGCCAGGAGCACTGCCCCGTGGGCAGCGTGATGTACACGATCCACCGCCAGTCATTCTCCCAAGTCATGTCCTCTTCCTCATGCCTACCAAGGCAGGAAGGAAACAGCTTGCTCAAAAGCGCGACGAGCTTGTTGCGCTCTGCGTACGCAGCGTTCTTCGCGTTCTCAAGGTCTGCGAGGCTGCCTGCGTCGTTGGTCACGACTTCCAGTCCTCGTAGAGCTTGCGGAGCATTTCAAATACCTTCTCATCCGGTACCAGACCGCCGTCTACTTGCTGGCTGCGGTACCACTCATCCGCTCCTAGGCCCGTACCGTCGCAGTCGCAGTCCAGCCCCGACAGGTATTCGCACTTGGGTAAGTCCGTACCCTTCTTGTGCCACGACATGTCGTACGCCTTGGCTGGGGATCGGCCGACCCACACCGCAAAAGATACTGCGTAGGGATCGTCGCCTACGCAGTATCGCCAGTCTTCATCATCCTCCCACTTGCGGTGCCGGAGGCCTTCCTGCGTGAAATCAATCTTTGGGGTCATGCTGCTCATCGGTCGTTACCTCGACGCCTTCTACGGTGATTGCGGCAATTTCGGTGAGATCCGCCCAGTACAGGCGCTCGCGCACCTCGGGGTGGTGCTCCCAGTCGACGCTATGAAGGGTATTCAGGTGCGTGGTCTTGACCTCGATACGCACAAGATCAGTCGCCACGACCGCTCCTGACTTCAGGTAAAACTTCGTACGCATCTTCTTTTCAGACATGGTTTTTACCTGTTGGTACGTCGATGAGAATGAACATCACCCAGTTGTGCACTCGGTTATCCCACTGCTCCGGGGTATCTCCCCAAGAGATCTGAGACATGCCCTCTGCCTGTTTGCAGACAATGACGCCTTTCTCCGTGATGCGGTCAACCCAGACCTTTCGGTTGTTCACTGCGTCAAACCAGACCTGCCCTGCGCGCGGAGGGGTCTTTCGTGTCTTCAGGTGCAGCCAATACCTGCGCGCAAAGAGCAGAACCGGGCCGAGGAGGATCGGCGTAAAGACAATGACGCAGAGTATTACTGCGAACCATCCAAGGATGTTCCACGGGTTCATGACTTCTCCTACCTCAGCCTCTCAACTTCCCAGCGTCGTCCGTCCTTCGTGATTGCGCCAGCGAGCCGCTTGTGTCCGGCCCCTGGTTGCTCCGAGTGACAGATTACGCAGAGAGCGATGAGGTTATAGTTCCAGTTGTTTTTCGGATTATTGTCGCGGTGGTGGACGTGCAGCAGCCGCTGATGTCTCTTTGCTGACAAGTTCACCCAACACTTCTCGCAACGCCAGTTCCTCTCTTTCTTGTACCTTCGGGCGACCGACGACCAGTCCTTCGTGTAGGGACTCTCTGGTTTAGGCGGAGAGTACGTCCACGTAGGCGAAGGGTAGTAGGTCTCCTCTTCCTCCTCGTAGAAGGTCCGCTTCTGCGGAGGTTCTTCTTTCTTGGAGTCTGAGGAGAAAAGAAACTCACCTAGTGCTTCAAGAAACTCACCCAGCGCCTTGAAGAATGCGAAGATCAGGCTGACCGCGAAGTAGACGAACACCATGATGAGGATCAGAGCGAGGATCTCCATCGTGGTTTACCGTCCCGTCTCAGATGACTTCTTGGCCCAGCCGACGTGCTCGCCGCGCTCGATAGCGTCAGAAACGTCGAACAATGCCGCCTCTGCTGCCCACGTTGCGTCCTTGGCCTCACAGCGCATGTACGCCACCACGTCAGCCCGCTCGTCCTCGATGGAGCGTGGCGGGACATACTTGTCGCCGTCAAGGCACGCCTCGCAGACGTGTTCGTAGAGTTCTGCGCCGTAGTGGGCGACGCGGTATCCCAAGTCGTCGCGGCAGCACTTCCCCTTACAGGTAGGGCAGGGTTCGGGGGTCATGACTTCTCCACTTCGGGCGAAGGGGGTGGGGCAAGGGGCATCCACACCCAGCGCGGAGGTGGTAGTACGGGCTTCCCGTCGCGTTCGGCCTGTGCGGCAAGGGAGAGGCTTATCGAGTGAAGCGTAGTCTCCAACCCTTCCCCCGAGTGGGGGCGTGCCTCGGCCCCGCCGCGCTTCCACGGGTAGTAGATGGCGACCCACACGAACTCGGGGAAGTCGTCGGGAATGATGGGGGCGCGTCCGTCCCACCCGCCCTCGATCCACTTCGACGGTTCGGGGTACTCGACAACCTCCCCGTCACCGATGTTCTCCACCGCCCGCTCGGCCTCGGCGCGGGTGTCGTACACCGTCGCCTCCGAGATTCGGACGGGCCAACCGAGGTCGGCGTCGTACATGCCGTCGTCGTACCGGATGACGTACCTCACAGGTGCCCCCGTGCGGGCACGAAGGCCAACCCGCCGAACGAACTAACTTCCCCCGAGTCGGTGTAGTGGACGATGCGGTAGAGGTAGCCTCCCGGCACGGGGACGCGCTGCGTCTCGGCAAACCCCGGCATCATGCCCTGTTCGCAGTCCACCGTCATCCACTTGAACGGAGGCGGTGCCTTGCCCACGGCGCAATCGGGGCAGATGTGTGCGTACTCTCGATCCGAGTACGAATCATCCTCCGCGTACTCGACGTGTGGTACTCGCTCGTCGGAGTAGCAGTTCAAGCAGCAGTTGCCCTTGCACGTCGGGCATGGTTCACTCATTAAAGCCTCCACAGTTGCGGATGATTGGCCACAGCCAGGCCAGGCACGCCAGCACGAACACCACGTTCATGCTGACCATCGCAATACGGTGCGCCCTTTTCATCTCTGCGCCCCGCTGTTCAAGTTCCCTCATCCGCCTTGCACGGCCGGCTTCCCACGCAGCTCGGCGGGCGGGTTCCCCAGCATCCCATGCTTCGTGCGTGTAGTTAGGTATCCACTGGCGTATGTAGTCGCCCTCCGGGTCTACACAGCGGTGCAGGCCCGGAGGGTCACTCTCGTTGGAACTCATGCGGGACTCCAGTAGCCGAAGTCCATCTCAAACCCCCGAGGCCTTTTAGTAGACTTCCGGTAGCAGCACATGGTGATGCGTGCGGCTGTGCGGTCGGGCATCTTCAGGGCAATCCGCATCGCTTGCTTCTTCGTAAGGGCGTGCGCATGAGAGGAGAATCTCTTACCGGCACTCACTGCTTCATGGAGAGGCATCCATTTGCGAAGGCCGGGAACCCACCAGTACCTTGGCTGTCCCGAGTGTGTCTCGTAGTTCATCGTGACGTACCAGCGTACGTTTCGTGTCCTTCGGCTCACGTCCCCTCCTTCTCGCGTTGCCGCATCTCCCAAGAGGAGATCATTTCTCCCTCTGCGGTAATGGTGAGGTCAGGGACCTCGTCCTGGTCGCAGTCTTCACGCCAAGGAGGGTCGTAGGACTCCACTCTGTCCTCCTGCCACTCGTCGTGCAGGAGCATGAAGTCGTCTGCGATGTCCATGTTCGGTGCTTCAACAACCACGACGTAGCGGACTACGCGCGTCTGGGCATACTTGAACTTCACAAAACATCCCGCTCAGGGAACTGCGGCAGGCATTCGCCGACGACAAAGCACGTGCCGTTGTTGTCCTGCTTGAAGATGAAGTACGGCCGGTCGCTGAACACGTTGTAGGCAACATGTGGCTGCATGCGCAGCTCAAAGTCTGCGTGCCTGTGCGCCGCGTACGCCGCACAGGCACGGGTGTACAGCTCGTACCGGTCAAGCTGGCCTTCAGAGAGCCACTTGCTCAGGGGCACCGTACAGTCCTCAAAGAAGTCCAAAGCATTGAGCGCAACGCAGGTCATGCGCCGCGTCACGCGTTCACCACAACTTCTTCCGTCTCGACGTCGGGCTCGAATTCCGACGGGTCGATGTAGCAGACTTCCAGATCCTGCTCTCCGTCGAAGTCGACTTCCGTCAGGATGTAGCCAAGGCGGTTCACGAAGTGAAAGTCGTTCGTGACATAGACGCCGCCGTCATCACCCTCAATCACCGTCCACAGGTTCTTCTCGGTACGCCGAGCATGGCTCAGCTCGGCGTAGTCGAACGTGAACAACTCGCCCTCAGTGATGGTGATGGGCTTGTACTTCTCTTCCCACTCTTCGAACGTCATAGGCACTCCTAGATAGCGGTGAATTCCGCTATCTACTTATGCCGATTTAGCCCCGTTTTCTTTGAGCATCTCGTGGATGTCCTCTGCGAGTATCTCTACCGTCGTAACGGCATGGCCGTTCTCGCATACACGACGACGCGCCACGTAGTCCTGCGTGTACCAACCCACTGCCTCTTCTGCTTCGCGCATGAGGCTCCCGCTCCCGTTGGGCGCGTCAGGGGTTCGAGAGTTCACGACCTTGGTGTCCTTACCGCACTGCTGGCAGATCATCGTTCCTCTTCTAGTGGTCGGGGTACGAGGAATTGAACCTCTTTGGGCGAGATATAAGCTCGCTCCGGACGACCAGTCCGGCCTACCCCGCTAGTACTACTAACTCTTCTATAACGTTGCCTGTAATCCTGCGCTCTATTTCCTCTCGCGAATTGCTATCTGCAAGTTTACGTAGGATATCGGCGCGGCATGGACGAGAACACGAGGTAAAGTTTCCGCCTTTGGAGAGATGCGTCGCATTCTTTCGTTTTTGGAATTGTCTACCGCAACCGGGGCAGCAGAGCACTACCTCTTTTCTCGTTACTTTCCGTTCCTTCAAGGACTTAGCTCTGTTTTCCTCGCCTGAAACAATCTGAAGGTTTTCCAGGCGGTCATCCGTTCGGTCGCCGTTGATGTGGTCCACCTCTTCGTGCGATTCAAGTACTCTTCCGAGGCTGACGCTCATTAAGAAGCGCGCAAACGATATTGAGGAGTGCCCCGATGTGTGGTTCCGCAGGGCGATGATGTACCTTCCACCTGCGGTATCGAGGTAGGGCCCGTAGGCTTTATAATCCACAAAAGGGCTTACGATTTGTCCTGTGTATCGCATGGACGTAATATACAACGCAGCGCTCTAACCGTCAAGCTCTGACCCCTGAGCTATGGGCCCATTCGTGCTTCGTAACATGAAGGGGGTAAAAGTGCTAAAGAAAGGGGTAACAGTCTGAGACCATTACCCCCTTCCGTGGTTACTCCCCGACTTCCTTGGAGAACTCGGCTGCTCCGAAGACGACGGCGACACCGTCGTTGCCGAGGTTGTTGAGCAGGAACTCGACCGCGTCGTACGTGGTCATGCCCGAGAGCATCTGCTCCTGGATTTCCTGCACGCGGCCCTTCAGGACTTCGAGGAAGGTGTCGTCCTCTCCGTTCATGATCTCGCCATACTTCTCACGAAGGCGCGCGAGCGTGTCGGTGTAGCGCATGTCTACCGGGGTCATCTTGCGGTTAACCGCATCACGGGCGTTGAGGAACTCGCGCATCCCCTCCAACTCGCGGTTGGCGAAGTCTCCCAGCTCCGCGAGGGATCCCGGATCGGGGAACGTGAAGTTGCCCCACTCGTCGATCTCGATCTCCGTCCACTTGCCGTCGAGACAAACGAACTTGGCGCGCTCCTCGACGAACTTCGAGGCAACCGCGGGGACCTCGTATCGACCGAAGCAGTCCGCGTTCTTGATCGCGTTTCCGAGGAAGGCGACGACCGTGTTGCTGTTCAGGTACTCGCTGTCCACGAGCAGGTTGCCCTCGACGCTGACCGCATCGCAGCCCTCTTCGGCGGTCTCTACGCCGACCACCTCCATGGAGCTGAAGAGTGGAATGAGGTCCTTGATGCGGCCCTCGATGCTGATCTTGACTTTGATCATCTGCATGTGTCCTACCAGATGGCGCGTTCGCGCCAGTGACGTTCGTTGAACCTCAACTGCGCGTTCTCTACGCGCAGTTCTTCCATCAATGCGAGCATCTCCCTTCTCGCGTCTTCATCCGTCACGTGCTTCCGCACCAAAGACTTCATCTTGTCAATCGCAGGGCAAGTATGCCCTACCGGCTTCCAACAATCAGGCTCTTTCCACGGCATACTCACTCCTTAAGTGCTTGCCAACTACTTATGACGCCTACTTGACGGGCATTTGATTGCGGAAAGACCGGAAATACGTGCTTCCAACGGAAGCATCTTTTTCCGGCTCGTGCACCAAATCGTGACGCGCAGACTATCTACTAGTTTCTACGTCCCGTAGCAAAACAGGCACTAAAAAAGCCGACACGAGTGCCGGCTTTCGGGAAATTACTTCGCTGTCAGCACGAGTCCGGGCCAAAGAAGAAGTGTCGGAACTCTTCCGTGTGCCCGTAGACGTCCAAGTAGTCGCCTACCTGCGAGAGAACCTCGCTTGTCCCTTCCGAAACGACGAGATGCGCGAGGATCTCGTCCGTAGACATGGGACGGTGGGCATATCCGAGGCTTCCGTCATCAAGAAGCGTCATCGCCACACGCCAGCCTGGTCGAGTGAGCGACGAAACCACACCAAGAAGCGTCTGAAAGTCGAGAACGACTCGCCCTGCCTCGTCGTACCAGCCGGAAGCCAGCCCGCGAGACATGCGGCGCAGTACGCCCTCGATTGCCTCGCGCTCTTTTCCTTCTTTGTAGTTGTCCGTTAGAGCAACGCCCTCGTCATCTTCGGCAGAAAGCAGGTCAATCAGCTCGCGAAGCCCTTCTTTTGTGTTCGGCTCCGACAAAAGTTCCCAACCCTTCTCGAGGTACACGACTACCTCAGTAGGAATGAGTGCGAAAAAACTCCTCCGAGCGGAGAAGAACCTCCTTCAGCCGGCTGTACGCCTGCGTGCGAAGAAGATCGCGCGTCCTGTCCGTGAACTTCTCTTTGTTTTCCTCGAAGTCTACGAGTTCGTTCATTGCCTCGACGGTTTCTTTGTGCAGTTCTCGGAGGATTTCAAGCTGAGTTTTCACGTGCTAGCCCCATGACGAAGATGTTTGCCTCGATCCACTCATCGGAATCCCTCCCACACATGGTGATGCGCAGAGGTCCGACCCTTCCCGCGCAGGTAAGTTCCATCGTGCGGGCGGAAGATACGAGTTCAGAAAGAACCCGACTGATCACCGTCCAATAATACGTAGAAAGATAGATGTCTACGTCGTCAGTTGCGTTCGCCATCATGCGTTCGAGGTGATCTCGTACGCTTTCCGGGTAGTCGGCGGGAGCCTCCAGGCTCAAGTACGTCTCAATCGTCTTCGGGTTCCGCATCCCTTGCTCAGAAACCCAGGCAACTCCGCCCCAGTCTACGAACTCTGGATTGCTGAACGCAACGGTGAGGGCCATCACGCTGTCTGTTGCTTCGAACACGAACAGGTCCGAGCCGGGATCAGACTCAATCTTCGCAAAGTAGGACCACTCGGGGCGGCCCTTCGTGCCCATGGCACGTAAAACGGTGTGAATGGCTGTCGCTACGCTGGTAGGTATCATTGAGCCTCCACGCGCTTATGCCCACTTCCTTGAAGTTTTGAGCTAAGAGAAAGGCCCCGAAGGGCCGGGCTCTCTACGCTTCGCCCACTGGGCGAAGTGCGCGCAGCCTTGACGGCGAGAGCTTGATGAGTGCTCCCGCCTCCTCATTCATGATCATCTGATCGACCGAGAGTTGGTGCTCTCGGAGCAACTGGTTGTACCTCGCCACGAGGTCAGGCTGCCGCCCATCCTCCCTCATACGCTCCTCGACGTCGTAAATGTCCAGGATGATGCTATCGACGTGACGAACGTAGTTCCCACTAGCCATCGTGAAGCAGCCTCCTTGCTGCATTTACTTATGGCAGGAGTTGCGGGAAAGTTTAGGCTAAAGAAAAACCCCACTGGTTGCCCAGTGGGGTGTGGCTTTTAGTAACCCCTCAGAGCCACGAACTGCGCCGAGCTATACGACTCGGGGAACCCTTGATCACCCGTGCACAGGTGTGTTCCGTCTACGACTCCCACGTCTGGGAGGTGGTCGGGGATGCCAGATTCGAACTGGCGAAAAACCTCTTGCGCCCAAGGCAAGCGCTCTACCCGGCTGAGCTAATCCCCGAAAAATGAGTGGTCCCCCCAGCTGGATTTGAACCAGCGATGGCTTGCGCTTCGGGTTAAAAGCCCGCTCCCTTCGGCCTCTCGGGACATGGGGGGATGAATTGTGAGTGGTTGGGGCGGAAGGATTCGAACCTTCGAATGCGGGAGTCAAAGTCCCGTGTCTTACCGCTTGACGACGCCCCAACAAGACTTCTCAAGTGGTGCTTCGGGCGGGACTCGAACCCGCAAGCTCGTTAGAGCGGAGAATTTTAAGTTCCCAGTGGATACCATTTCACCACCGAAGCAATGTGGTGCGCGGAGAGGGAATTGAACCCTCACGCCTTTCGGCACGGGCTCCTAAGGCCCGCGTGTCTACGATTCCACCATCCGCGCAAAATGGAGCTAGTGGCCGGACTTGAACCCGCAACCTGCTGCTTACAAAGCAGCTGCTCTACCAGTTGAGCTACACTAGCATGTGGCCTCTCAGGCAGGAGTCGAACCTGCGACCAGCAGCTTAGAAGGCTGCTGCTCTATCCTGCTGAGCTACTGAGAGATGGTAGTCGAGGTGGGGCTCGAACCCACAACCCCCGCCTTGTAAGGGCGATGCTCTGCCATTGAGCTACTCGACTGCGTTAAGGATTTATACCGTTTTTGACGAACTTTTATGGCTCCCGCTCCCTGACTCGAACAGGGGACCCACGGATTAACAGTCCGTTGCTCTAACCAACTGAGCTAAGCGGGAATGGAGCAGAAGACGAGACTCGAACTCGCGACCAACAGCTTGGAAGGCTGTGACTCTACCGACTGAGTTACTTCTGCAAAAGTGGTGGAGGCGAGGGGGTTCGAACCCCTGACCCCCGGCTTGCAAAGCCGGTGCTCTCCCAACTGAGCTACGCCCCCAGCTCTCTCTGCATAACCAGGGCTAAAAGAAAGCGTCAAATCCTTTTCAGGAAAAGACGCGCTCTTTTTACGCCCGACGCCCCTTTTCACGACGGGGCAGGGCCAAGTCTTCAGCGGATGTTGAAGAACTCCAACAGTCCGAGCGTGTGAGACTCTCCGATGGTCTCGTACGCAAATCCATCCGGGCTATCGCCCCACGACATGTCGCCGCAGAAGAAGAGCAGCTGCGTGTCGTCGTCTGGGTCAATGCGGCAGTAGAGATCTCGCGCGTTGCTCCCGTTCCACACCGCGTAGAGATCGGTGACGAGGTTCTCGGCGCGGCCCTGGATTGCTCCCGGCCTCTCGTCCTCGAAGTCTTCAAGCTCGTAGTCAATATCCATCAGAGAGCGGTCAACAATCTTCTGCGCCTCAGGCGAGATGCCTCGCCCTTCGCGATGATCAATCGCAGCCTGGTTCAAGAGGTTGAGTGCATTCACGACGCACTCAACCGCAGCTGCACGCTTCTCTTCCGGCAAATCACGCGGGCCCTTCAAAAGGTACCCGATGAGGTCAGCTCCCATTTACTCAGTCTCCTTTACGCTCTTTGCTACTGCCATGAAGTAGTCGAGCGGTACGATTTGTCGCGAGCCATCGTCCTGCATGAAATACACAAGTGGCTTGCTGTCTCCTGAGATGATGCTAACGACGTCACCAGCATGGCCCCGCAGACGCCAGTGACTTCCAATCGCAGGGCCCTCAACCTCTTCAGCGGGGGACTCCTTCAGAGAAAACAACACCTTCGCAATCGCAGCAGTGGCCAGGCCGACAATGAAAGAAACTACACAGCAGATGATCATCATGGCTCTTCCTCGGTGATGCACAGTTTAAGGGCTTCAGCAAGTGTGTACTGTTCGGTGTGGCTAGTTCGGTCGTACGGCCTCCGGTCGCCTGTAGGTACGTCATGCGTGACGAAGATGTGGTTGTCGGTGCCGTACTGGTCGATGTAAACCTCCGCGCACCAAAGGCTGGTAGCATCCGGTTCAATCAGCCCGCTCGCCTTCGCCCGCCGAAGTGTTTCATGAAGCAGTCTCCGTTCAACAATCCGTTGGAACCACAGGAACGGATCTACGTCTGCCTTACCTACTTCTACATTCATGGCTCCTCCTTGCGGCGGTGCTCGCCGCCGTTATTTCCCTTCCATCCCCACCTGCGTGCCTCCTCGCAGCGGCACTCGCCTGTGGCGTACATGATCCCCGCGCAGTGGGGGGCGTGCCCGGCGAGCGTTAGCGCGTACATCGCATCGACTTTCGCTTCCTGTTCCTTTCGCGCCCTGCGTCGATGGATGATGTCGCGCACGACCTCTCTGTGCGTCCTCCGCCTCCAACGGCTCATCACTCCTCCTCGTGGCGAGCATCACCGCGTTTATGTACGCGCACGGGATTAATTCCCGGCGCAAAGGCTTATGACACATAAAAGAAAAGTCGCCTGGTCCTCCCAGCTCAGACGACTTTTCTTTGGCCCCGGGCACCATCACTCTTCAGTGACGATGCCTTCCCCCCGGAGCCACTCCGCGTCCACCGCGGAGACGCCGGCGAGCCCGAGGGCCGCCTTCACCTTCCGCAGCTTCGCATAGTTTCCACCGCCCACTAGGAAGCGACGGTGGAAGGAGATCCCGTGGTGCGCGAAGATCCGCGCCCACACGGTACGCCGCCCGATGAACTTCCGCGCGGCGTAAAGTCCCAACCCGGGGAGGATGGGCATCCATCCCGGGAGCCATCCCCGTGCTGCGAGGTAGAGCCCTGTGCAGCACGTGACATCACTCCACTCCTCACGGATCCCCGTGAGGTTCCCTGCCCGTACTTCGGCGAGCAGCTCTTGCCACTCGCCTTTGACGTAGTCCCAAGTCATGTCCGATGCCATGACGTGGGACCTCATCCACCCGTAGGTGAGTGTCCCACACCATGTAGAAACGAGCATTATTCCTCCTTGCTCATATACTTATGACAGGATCACCCTGGAGTTCGGGGCTAAAAGAAAATCCCCGAGCAGTGCTCAAGGGGATCTACCGCCTGCTCCCTTGTGAGGAGCGGGAGGATTTCACAGCCGGCGGACCGGTCCCGGCGTCACCGCCGGCGGGGGCGAGAGCCGCGTGTCTGCGGCCCAAGCCGGGCTTACGCCCAGCCCGGAGCAGGCCTTGTGGGCCTGCTCCTTTTCATGATCCCCGTACTCGCCGGGGACCAGCCCCGGCCCGTGGGTGAGCGCAGTTACACGCCCACCCTCCTTCCGAATTTCCCAGAGGAGGATCTCGGCCCCCCTCCTGAAGATCTGGAGGTGAGCGTCACCGGCAACGGTGACGCTCCAGCGGACGGTTCCCATCGTAGAGCGATGGGTCGTGGCGGGGGCGAGCCCGCGGAACTTGTACCCGTCATTATACGGGTACCGCTCAAGGTAGGCGATGCGTGCTGCATCGCCTTCTGCGTCTGCGAGGTCGCGGAGCTGTTGCTCCGCGTCGGCGGCTTGAAGACGCACCTCCCAGGCGGCGACAGCCGCCTCCACTCCGAGATTTAGAATCTCCGAGTCTGTCGGACCCAGCGGGTCCGTAGCCCAGCCGTGTCCGAAGGCACGGGCGAGGGGGCGGAGGACGGAGAGCTGGGCGGAATTGATGTTCATGTGAACTCCAGGAAAAGAGAATTGCGCGGAGAGGTATTTCTCTTTGCTCTACTCCCTTATGACCGGAATCCAGACAGCCTTCAGGCGCGCAAAGGGCTAAAAGAAATGCAACCCGCGAGGGACAGTATTTCTTTCCTCCCTTTCGGGATCAGCTGATGACCTTGCCGGTCCTCAGGCTGACGAGGGAGAAGTCGCCCTCGTCGAGGTTCTTCTTCTTCACGAGAGCAGCGACGCCCTTGTTGTCCTCTTTGAAGAGGTCTGCGATGTAGGTCGCAGCGGACACAGCCGTCGCGATACCAATCGTGGAAGGGTTGATCTCTGCGTTCTCAAGAAGAAACTTGGGAAGAATAGCCATTGTGGGTTCCTTTGTCGTTGTGGCGAAGGGAGTAATTTCCCCTGCTCTAAATACTTATGACAGGGTCCGGCCCGTTCTTTAGGCGCACAAGGTCATCTTCAGTGCGACACTTCCCAACCGGCGCGGAGGGCTATCACAGACACCTACTACACACCCCTACACTCTCACACCATCCTCTCACCATCCCCATCCCTATCCTCGCTTCCACGAGTCCCCGACGGGCACAGCTCGTAATTACCTCCCCACGGTAATTAATTAGCCAGCACGGAAATACCCACGAATGGAAATTCATTCTGTGCCCTCCATTTGCATGCAGTCCCTACATAGATGTGTAAATAAATAGATCGATGTTTTGTGTACTGTCCTACCCACTGAGGGTTCCCCGAATTTCCATCCATGTACACACAGCGAGGATTACCTTTCCGCGCCCTGTACCATTCCCTGCCTCGATTAATATTCCGCAGCTAATAGAAAATACCCCAGAGGGATATTTCCTACGCCTCCTCCCGCACCGGGGAGGAGACTCGCGCCGCATTACGCAGCCTTCGCCTTGGCGGCCTTCTTGGCCTTGGCCTTGGCGGCGCCCTCCTCAACCGCCGCGAGCACGGCCGGAGCCGCGGACTCGTCGACGGTGGCGGAACCGGTGAAGGTCACGGTGCCGGCCTTGGGGTTGCGGGTCGCGGCGATCTGCACGAACTCGTTGGTGACCGTGCGGGTCTCCGAGTCGCTGTCCCAGTGGATCAAACCACGGGCGATCAGCCCACCACCGCCGGCCTTGGCGAGCGTCATCCAGGGGTTCGTCTCCTCCAGGATGAAGACATCGACCGCGGCGATGAGCATCGCCACGCCGCCGGCGGTGAGGTTGGGATTGTTGTGAATGGGATCGGGGAGAAGGGCCATGTGGGCCTCCATGAGCGAGGGTCTCGTATTGGTTGTGCCAACCATCCCCGAACCTACGGGGATGGCGAGGAAAGGCTACGATTTCCTGCTCATATTATTATGACCGGTAATCCCGAATATTTTAGGCGCAAGGGATACCCGAGCCCGAGGATCCCGAGCCTTGTATACGTGTATAGAGTTACGGTCTTGGAACGGCCGGGAGGGGTACCCCGGTGTTAGACAGAGGCACATATTCTGGGATACCCCGAATTAGGAAAACAGCGGCACATATTCTGGGGGTACCCGAATCAGGAAATACCCCTCCCATTAATTGTGGGTACCCGAACCCCGCACAAACCCTATTAAAAAATTGGGTTATAGAAAATGGAATAGGGGTACGGACAGCCCTTTGGATGCGCCGAAAAATTGGTTTATTCGGGGCTAAGAAAATGGCCTCCCCGTGGGCGGGAGGCCGGACATCACGGACCCTGCTCGGGTGCCGTTCTGTCGTGTACCAGCTCGGACCACTCCCGAAGCCCGAGCTGGAAAAGGACCTCGCTCAACGGGTGCGCGACCACGTTGTGCAAGGTCCATTGGAACCGGGGCGGTAGCCGCCCCAGTAGGCGGGGTAGGTTCATTCGGGCAGGGTGAACTGGTCACCCTTGCCGTCGAAGTACCCCCACTTGCCGGCGAGGGCGGGACCGTCCTTCTCGGTCCAGCCCCCTGTCAGCACGACGTTGCTGTGGACGGGGGAGACCCCGATATCCACAGCAACAGTCACGTGGGCAGTGTCGTTGCGGGTTTCTGCACCCTCAACAACGACCGCCTGGATACCGTCCCGATCGACGTACCCGACGACGCGGAGCGTCACGGGCTTGCCAATCGGGAGCTGGCACACCTCCTCTGCCGTGGGCTTGAACGCCCACGTCATGTGGTGGCAGGTCTGCTTTTCGCGCAGAGGGCTGAGCGTGGCGAACCACGCTTTCAGCTCCTCGCGAGCGGTGGGGTCTAGGATGACCCCAGCGTAGATGGGTCTCATGACCCCACCTCGCGGACAAGGGCAAAGAGGACGTCGCGGCGGGCGTCCCCCTCGACCTCTACCCCGTTGACCTGGATTTCCAGGACACACTCGTACTCGTCTGTGACGAGCAGATCAATGTGCTTGTCACCTACAAGCACCGAGGCAGACCTGCTGCCCCCGACGTCGAAGACCAGTCCGCAGACGGTCTCCTCCGCCTCGCGGAGCTTCTGGCGCTCCGCTGCCGTCTTCTGCTGCCGAAGCAACTGTTCCAAAACCGTCATGAAGCCTCCTATGTGGGGAGGAAAGTCCCCTGCTTCATGTTCTTATGACCGGGTCTGGGCCTGTTTTGGCGTGGGTAAATAAGAAGGTGTTTTATAGCTTTTTATTGGGGTGGAAAATTCGGGCCGCGTGAGTACAAGGTAAAAGAAACGACCCACCTGTGCGGTAGGGTCGTTACCTCCCCGACCCTTTCAGGCCGGGGAGGATTTACGCAGCGCGCTCTTCCGCGCGCCTAGCCAGCATGGCGAGCGTTTCCTCGAACGTACCGAAACGCGCGTAGCGGTACTCAAGCTGCGTGGCGCGCAGCTTGAGTTCGTACTCGTAGGGCTCCTTGGCGTTGTTCGCCCGGAAGTGGAGGACGATCTCGTCCCCCTCCTTGAGGTTCTGGAGAACACGCAGGGGGATGTGCTGGGGCAGCCGCCCCATCAGTTCCTTCTCCCCCAGCTCCGACCAGTCGTGGCAGTGCCAGTTCTGGCACTCCGGGCCGATGGCCCAGAATTCGACCATGAGGTCGTTGTCCTGGAACTCGATCCCGGGGAAGTTTCGGTATCGACGAGTGTACAACTCGTCGTCGAACCCGTTCTCGTTGGGGTTCTTCAGCTCCTCAAACTTGAAGAGACGGTTGGGGACGAGGAAGAAATTGCCGGTGAGAGTACGCACGATGCGACCCAAGCAGAACGGGGAATAGGGAAAGGTTGAGTTAGCCCTTTCTGCTTCATATACTTATGACCGGATTTTGGCCTATTTTGAATCCATGCAACGGGCGCGCAGGTGTGGGATACTCCTGAGATGGAAGACTTCCGTATTTCGCTGCACCCAGGCCTTCGCCGGCTGGGATTTATCGTAGGCTTTGCCCTGATCGCCGCTGGTCTGATCCTGGGCTGGATACGTTCCGGCCAGCCCGTTCAGTTACCGCCTACTGGGTACAAAAAATAAACCGCCCCTCACAAAGAGGGGCGGTAGCAAGGCTACGAGTCGGTTGACTTCTTTTTAAGATGTCTGTACGCGGCGTACCCTAGCCCCAGACCTCCAACAGCCCCGGCACCCAAGAGGGCCGGAGACACACCGGAGCCCCCTCCCTCAGCGGAACCCCTAGTAGCTTTGCCCCGGCTTACTGCTGGGATGCGCGTAGGTGTCGAGGTAGGTGTTGCGGTAGGTGTCGGCGTGTGCACGAGTACTGGGCGTTCTTTATGGCGAGTAGGCCACGGAGACGTGACGTACAGGTTGTTTAGCCGCTTAGTTTCGTTCTGTATCTGTGCTTTCCCTGTTTCCATACCTCTTTTAAAGGACAGCTTACCCTCCATGGCCTTCTTAACGGCGCGCCCAAGCCGAGAGTTCCTAATTTCGTCGACTGATTGAGCCACTTCTGTTAAAGTCTCTGGGTGAGTCGCGAAGGGTTCGACGCGGGTTAGGCTCTTTGTTGGTGTTTTTCCAAGACCTAGTGACTGGAGGTGCCGGCTGCGCGCCGCGCGCTGGGTTGTGTCGAGGCGATATCCACGAAGGGGGACTGTGCCAAATTGTCCACTGAAAAGACGTATACCTAGCGGCCCACCAAGGATCTTCGCGTGTTCTCTGATAGCCTCTGGTGTTAAGTTTTTAGGCAGCTTGTGCATTTCCTGTATAAGAGGGATACTGCCCAGAAATGCTCTATTAGAGGAAATAGCGCGGTAGCGCTCGTGCCATGGATACGTGGCCAGCTTCTCTAGTTCTGTAAAAAACGCGTGCATGGCCTGCTTGTTCATTGTGGACCTCTCTATTGACTCCGCTACCTTACTCTACCCGCACTGCACGTACCAACAAGATCTTGGCTTCCCGGGACAGCCGTTTAACACGGCACTCTTCTTTTAGCGCGACGCTCTTGGACGCACACGGAGAAAGGTAAACGAGCGTAAGCGGGGCACGGCCACGTGTGTACTTCGCGCCCTTACCTGCCTCGTGCTGGGAAAGGCGGCGGGGGAGGCTGTTCGTGATGCCCGTGTAAAGCGTGCCGTCGGCGCAGTAGAGGATGTAGAGGAAGTACAAAAGAAAAATCCGCAGCGGATGCTGCGGATAACTTCTTGAGGGGCGGTCTAGCGCATGCCTAGCAAACGACCTATCAGTTTTCCGGGACCAAAACGACCTACTTGGGCCTTTGCCTTTAGCTGGCTAATAGCAGAGTTCATGGGCGGCATTGACTTAGCCGTTGCCATGGTTTTTGCGGCCTGTAGCTGCTCCGCCCCGGCCGCTTCCTTGTCGAGAAGCGCCAGCTCGTAGATGTCGTAGACATCGTCTACAGATGCAATCTTAGCAAACTCTTGAACGTACGATGTGCTCATTTTTTACCTCTATTTTGGAAAGTATGGAGTCTTAGGACTACCCACCAATTCCGCGTCTTGCGAGGGGAATAGAAATTGCGCGGTTTGCTGTCTCTGTCAGCGCAGGAGAGGATGTAGAGGAAGTACAAAAGAAAACCCGTAGCGTTCGCTACGGGTTTTCTTAACAAGCTAGCGCTACCGGAAGCGTAGCTTTCCCTGTCGTGAAAGCTGAGCAGAACCATCAAGGGCGGGATTCCACGGCATGCCCTCTGGGCGAGATCCGCGCGCCATGCCTAGAGTATCCTGAATACGATTTTTGAACTGTGCCGTTTGCGCGGGAGATGACCCGTGTATCCGCTGCATGTCGGCAAGCGAGTGCATCATTGAGTCCTTGACCGCACGGAAATTTGGCTGCTTTCCCGCGCGACCAGCTGCGTACGCCAGCAAAGCCTGGCGACCCGTAGCTGAGGCCTCCTTGTCGAGAAGCGCCAGCTCGTAGATGTCGTAGACATCGTCTACAGATGCGGTCTTTGCAAACTCGTGAATTGCGGAAATGCTCATTTGAAAGTCTCCTGAGTAGGCGAAACAATCTTAGTACTAAAAAACGGACCCTGCAAGCGGGTCCGTAACGTCATTCTTCCTCTCCCGTCCTTGTAGGACGAACGAGAGAAACATCAAGCCCGACAAGCGGAAGCATACGCCGCAACCGACGCGCATTGCTTCGAGCCTCCCGACTCGAACGCCACGTCGTCTGTCGCATGTTTGCCTGCCTCCATTCGTCTAGGTCCCGCGCGTAGGACTCCCATTCCCGCGCGGCTTCTTCCAACAGTCTGTAGTCCATTTACGCCTCCCCCATGCCGTACGCCTCGACGTAGGCGTACATCCAGGCCACTAAGATCAGCGGCCAATTTTCCATCCCAGCAGTTTCCAGCTCAGCCATAATGCACTCCTTAGCGTGCATTTTCTTATGACACCTAAACGAAAAACACCCCAGTCTCCCTTCCGGGGTGAGTTTCGTTTGCCAACCCCTTTGCGCGAGTTGGCGGGTCTGGCGTGTGGGCTACTTGACCGCGGCCCACTTACTCCAATACCCGACCGCGCCCATGTAGGCGTCGCGGTCAAGAGGTACCCCAGAACCACCCTCAGCCAGCGGAAGCGCGTTCCGCAGGATGGTCATCGGGTTCATTGGCGCCTCCTCCGGCGTGGGCGCCGAATTGATGGAGATGACCACCCATTCCACCCCCTCCGGGATCTGCATCCCCTCCTTCTCCACTAGGTGGGCCCTTGTGTACAGGACCACATCGAGGAAGGAGGCCTTGCCGGCCGTGACATCCTTGGCGTCAAACCAGCGTACGAGAACCGGAAGCTCCTCCGGTCTGCGGGCTTCGTAGCCCGTCCGGAGTAGGTGCTCGTTTTCCGGCGTGACCTCCGCAACGCCGTCGAGGGCGTCGGTGAAGTTTTCGAGGAACAGGTGCTTGCAAAACGGCGCGTAGCCGTTTGCCTCGCTGACCGGGGTCAGGGCGTTGAGGGCAGACTCAAACTGCTCGGGAGAGCAGTCGAGGATCTTGGTTCCGCCGAAACCGGGGTTGAAGTGCCGCTTGGCGAAATCACAGACGAAAATCATGGCATTTCTCCTTTTGTGCCATGTTGATGAACACGCGACCGATGGCATCGCGCGAAAGCGGTAAGAGCCCAGCTTCAACAACTTATGGCAGAAATTAGGGCTAAATTAGAAACCCCAGAATTGCTCCTGGGGTTTCCTTCAGATCAGTACCAAGCGTGCATCGAGAACCCGTGCTTGGCCCAGAAACGGAGCCAAGTTACCGCGTTCTCGCAGTCCCACGTCGAGTCCAGTAGGTCGCGCATTTCCGGGTCTTCGTACGGCCCGTCATTTACGCATCCCCCAATCTTGTCCATGTAGTAGTCGATTGCGGTTTTGTTAGCCTCTCGCCAATCTAGGACTTTCTGCTCTAGAGCATCGGCGTAGGACTTCATCTCGTCGGGGTCCATGTCCTGGTACGCCTGATCTGCAAGTTCTTGGCCGATAATCTTCTCGGCGTATCCAATGACCTTGCCTCGGAAGCTCTCGGGACCGGTCAGCATGCCGGTGATTCGCCCAAGCCCTTCCCTGTTCTTGGCAAGGTCCGGCACGTACTTGCCGCGATTGGCCGTCAGCCAAGATTCGAGGGTTGGGTAGGCTTCAAAGAACGCAGGTCGCTCAGCCTTGCTGTACTGCTCGGTGACAAAGTCTGTGGCCTCTTGGTCAATCCCCACGCGAGGACAGTCAAGAATCGCGCAAGGACTAATCTCCAGTGCGTTTTCTTCGTCTTCCAGGCGATCCAGCGTTTCCTTCAATTCCATCAGCACAAGCTTGTCCGCGCCGAGCGCGTCCTGCTCGTAGTACTTGTCCCGCGCCTCAAGCCGCTTCTTGCGGATCTCGGCGTGTTCTTCTTCCTTACCCTCGATGATCTTTGACTTGAGAACCCAGTCGAGTCCCATGTTCAGTTCCTGTGGGCAGCGCCCTGTTCAGTCCCGGTACAAATCCCAGTGCTTTCCAATCCTGCGGCGGCAGTAAGTTGTCCGGCCAAGACATGTGCGCCCCGTGGTGACCCACGGGGCGGCGACATGGGGCGGACTGTCCGTTGGGCAGCGTGTGCCCGCAACGCTCAGCCACAGAAAATCACAACCCAGGGATCAACGTGACACAGTCCCGCGCGGAACAGCATCCCGTGAATCCAACCCTCGAAGTGCCGCTGCTGTAACCCTTGCGGGATAGGTTCACGCAGTTCGATCACGTCTTTCCGCGCCTCGGGGTGAAGGGCAAGCATCTTGATGACGCCGTCCTTCGAGGTCGGATGTTGTGTTGGGTCGTGGTCTGTCCAGTGTGCGTAATCAAGGACGCGCATTGCGAGCAGGTGGATATACCTGTGTCGCTTGGGCCGGACGGCGCTTTCCTTGCGGGCGGGAGTCGTACCGTCCGTACCTTTCCCAATCTTCTTTCTCTCTGACGTAGAGATGTCTCGGATTTCCACCAGCAGCCCCTCTGTTACGATTCCCTCAAACCGTACCGTTTCCCCTCGTTCCTTCCCGCGAAACAAGTGTTTCGTTTGGTTGGTACGTTTCACAAGTTTCAGGGTGTGGTAGATCTCGTTGATCGCCCGCCCCTGCTGGCGGAGCAGGTTGTAGGCCTGCTCCGCCATCGTCTCACTTCTGCGTGAGTCCATCAGGCCGGTCTCCCGCCTCAATCTTGTAGCCGTGAGCCATCCACGCTTCCCTCTTGATGTTGCGGAACCAGTCTGCGACGGTCGGGATAATTCCGCCGCAGTCTTCCTTGATGTGCTGCTCGCAGATGTAGCGAACATGCACCTTTTTGCCGTCCGAGTTGGTAATGTCCATCCCGAACACCCGCTCGGCCTCGTAGATGCCCTGCGAGTGATGACGAAGGGCGCGATGGCGGTAATCCGCGAACGTCTCCTTCGTCGCATCCAGCCAAGCGTGGACGGGGATGTAGTCCTCCTCCTTACCGCCCCAAATCTTCACACTCGTCTTTGCGTGGTCGCCCGGATGCATGTCCATGCTTCTCCTCGTTTTGCTTTTCAAGGGCGTCAGCAATTCGTTCCAGCGCACGGACTAGGCGCGGGAGTTGGCCGTCAAAGAACTGACGACCCAAGTTTGTGAAGGGCCAGTCAACCGGCATCGGCCAGTTCTTCCGGTGTGAGGTTGTGGTGGAAGTCCTCGGTCGTCATCACGTATTCCGAGTGATCCACCTTGATCCCTTCGGCGGTGAAACGCACCGTACCAAACCCACCCTCGTTGTTCTCCCAGCCGGAGTGCCAGATGGAGACCGCAAAGTGGGCGGCATCCACGAACCACTCCCACATCTCGATCTCGCTCTCGGCCTCAGTCTCGTCCCACTGATCTGCGGCCGGATTGAATATCTGGCTGAAACCGATGGTCTTGACCTTCTGAGACAGGGCCTTCTCGGCGGCCTTGCCCTTCTTCTCGCGGCTACCCTTCTTGTTCAACTTGAATGCGTCAAACTCGAACTGACCATTATCACCGCCGCCGTCGTACTTGACGGTCACGTATGCAAGGTTCCCTGCCGCAAGAATGTCTTTGAGAGGAGAGAGGAACTTCTTGGCCCGCCGATCCTGACGGGCCTTGTACTCTGCGTAGTCGAACGCCATTTACTCTTCCCCCAGTTCGATTTCGTGGCTGTAGCAATCCACGTCAACAATTCGTTCACTGTGCTCCATTTCCATGCGCAGCCGGTCTACATGGACAACGACGTGGCCGTACGAGCCTTCGTTGATCTCCCAGCCTGGATGCCGCTGCTCCAGCCAGTGGTAGGCCAGCCAGTCAAGGCCGCGCAGGAGCGGAACCATCTGGTCCTCGGAACTTTCGATCCACTCGTGCTTGTCGTGATCAAACCGTGAGGACGTCACAGTGATCTCAATCTTGGTGTCGGAGAGAAATGCAGTGCGCTCCGCGTGAATGGCACGCTGCTCCTCGTCTGCCAATCCCTCAAAGTAGTAGTAACAGTCGGACTGCGGGTCCTCGCCCGGCTTGTAGATGGCGATCTCCTCTACCTGCCCCGAATCCCCAGACCCTTCGTAGCGAATAACGGCGGCATCGTAGCCGCCGGACTTCAATGCGTTGATGACGTTCCGTAGAACTTTCTTCTCGTGACTCATGTACCTCCGCAGGAGTTGTCCCTGCGAAAACTTATGACCTAAAAATAAAATGCTAAAAAGAACGGCCCGATGCGTTGTCGCATCGGGCCGCCCCGCTGTTCCCCGGTCTCCCAACCAGGGTCAGCGAGTTACTCGGCGTTGTAGGCCACGCCGTTGGTGTACGGCTTCTTGGTGGCCTTCACGGACGCTTTGCGGAACTCGGCGTCCGCCGTCGCCGCTTCCGCCGCGTACTTGGCCTTTTCGGCCTCGAAGCGCGCCTTCTGCGCCTCTGCCTCGGCGACGCGCGCCTGCTGGGCCAGAATGAGGAGCTGGATGCCGTTGTTGGCCAAGCCGACCAACGCCGCGGTGTTGCTCTTCTGGATCTCGGCCTGGATCTCAGCCAGGCGGATGAGCGTATCGCCGCTGATCTCGGTCTTTGCGGTGATGCTGATGTTGTTGAGCATGGTAGTCTCTCCTTGGAAAAGAGTTTATTGCGACAGGGCTACCATTCCTGCGCTATATACTTATGGCAGGATTTGCCTATATTTTTAGGCTAAAAGAAATCCCAGACGGCGCGCTTATACGCGCAGCACCCCGTCGGGTGCCGGTCTCATCGTTTGCAGACGGCCACGTGCGTAGGGCGCATTCTGCGAACCGATGCTGGGATTCCTGAATTGTTTTAGTACTCCGCGTAGCCGCGCCAGTCGCGGCGGACGGTACGCAGGTGACCCTGCACCTCTGCCTCGCGGTAGAGGGCCTGCTGGGCGGCCCGGCGGTCACGCTTGACCCCCTGAAGGGTTCCGTACGCCATGTAGATAACCGTGGCGCCCGTCATGCCGAGGAGCCACGGCACGCCGCCGAGGCCTGACCAGTCGATCGGCGGGGCGTGCTCCGCCGCATCTTGGTAGTTATTAACGATGGCCACGGCGAGGTTGGTAACGAAGTCGAACATTGGTTTCTCTCCATGAGCGGGAGACAGGTTCAGCCGAACAAAGGAAGCCAATTCTTCCTGTTCATTATATTATGACCGATTCTTGCCCTTATTTTAGGGCCATGGTAGGCTCCTAAAACCGGAGGCAAAATGTACCGAGTCATCTCCCGCACCGCGTTCGCGCTGACGTTTACCGCCGTATTTGCGGCCCTCATGGTCAAGCGATCCTACGAGGATTGGAAAGCCGTGCGGTGATATACTCGGCGCATGAAAGTCGCCGACCACCCGCATGACCGCCTACAGGAACGCACCCTCATCGCGCCCAAGGAACTGGATGCGCTGATTGACCGTGTGCGCGAAATGAAGCTCGACCCCAAGAAGACCTACCACTACGAGTGGCCGGATCGTGGGTATGCGGTCATTGCCCCTGCGCGAAAGGGCTATGACAAGCACGTGGTCAAGACCGTACTTGCGCCTCGTATGAAGCCGCCTGGGGAGAAAGTGGCCGGAATGTACCGGGCGTTCTTTGACGAGCTATTTTGCATCCTTGACAGGGCGTGCTAGCCTCTCCACGCCCGAGAGGGCAAGGAGAATAAATGTCAGAGAATACGAAGAAGGCGCTGATCGCGCTCATCGCGTTCGTCGGCGGCCTGCTCAGTGGTCTCGTCGGCGCTCCCTACGCTGGCCTTGTCGAGGCCGGCACGAAGGCTGCCACCGAGGTAGTCGAGGCCGTCCCCACGAAGGAGGAGGCTCCTGCTGCCCCCGCCGAGTCTGCTGCTCCGGCAGAGGCCCCGGTAGCCGAGGAGGCTGCGAAGCCCGCAGAGGCTGCCCCGGTAGCTGCTCCGGTAGCGGCCCCCGCGCCCGTACCTGCGGCCAAGTAAAACAAAGAAGGGCCGGGAGAATCTCTCCCGGCCCTTCGCTTTTCTGCCTACGTCACTACGCCTTGTCGCTCACAAAGACGTTCAGCTCACGGGCTGCCTTGATGACGTCCGAGACGTCAAACGCAGGCCACTCGCCCGTCTCTTTGTTGTCCTTGAGGGACGCCTGAAACTTGCCCTGAGCATTGGTGACGACGATCTGGTACGCGAGGTGCAGCAGGTCCTCGCGGATCTGATATCCGCTCTTCTCGGCCATAGTAATACTCCTGTCTGTGTGTCGCCACAGGATCTCCCGTGACGTGCAGGATGTAATAAGCCCGCCGATACGGCGCAACTCCGACTAATCCGAAATACGTCGCTCTGGGCAGAGACAGGGTTATGCTACAGTCCGTACAGCCCCGTCTCATCGTGGAGCAACGATCGTGACCCCAACGTCCGCCCAAAAGCACGTCATCGACTGCGTTCTATCTATCTTTGAGACGGGGCGTATTCCTACCCCCGCTAGTTACGGCACGTGCACAATCCTGAAGGATGGGGCCGGTATTTCGTACGGCAAGCACCAGTGCACCGACCGCGCAGGCAGCCTTGACCTCGTCGTGAAGCGGTACATCGCCAAGGGCGGCACACACTCGCAGTCGCTTAAGGACTTCCTGCCTTACCTAGCGGCAAACAAGTCCTGTGCGGAGGTGCCGGGCGGTAAGTACTCGACTGAGACGCAGACCCTGATCAATCTTCTAAAGGCGGCTGGCCTTGACCCCGTCATGCAGGCCGCTCAGGATGAGATCTTTGATGAGGTCTATTTTACACCGGCCCTCAACCATGCAGCCTCTGCTGGCGTCGGCAAGGCACTTAGTCTTCTCGTCATTTACGACACCTGCATCCATTCAGGGCCCGGTGGGGTGGCCCTGATTCGGAACCTATTCCCTGAGAAGAGCCCGGCAGGCGGCGGTAACGAGGAGGCCTGGGTTCGGGCCTACCTAAACGCGCGACGGACATGGCTTGCTAAAAATAGCAATCCACTCGTGCAAAAAACCGTGTACCGTATCGACGCCCTGCTTGCGCTGGTTAACGCAGGCAACTGGGAATTACGGACACCCGTGCGCGTGTGCGGGGTCGTGATTCCCTGATGGAGCGTCCGATGGTCTGGATTTCTGTGGCCGCACTTGCTGGCCTACTCGCGGGTGGCGGGGCTGTGTTCGGCATTATGCATCGCCAAGAGCCCCCTCTTACGGAGCCCGACACCACAGCCGAGGGTCAGGCATTTGCCGTGGCCTCTCTGACAAATCTAGATATCGTGCAAGGAGTCTGCGACCCCTCGTACATTAAGGAACGCGGGGATGGCCTCTGCCGCGAGATGTACTGCATGGCACAGGCCAACTCCACGACGGGTGCGGCTGGCGAAAAGATGTGCGACGCGGTAAGCAACGTGAACAATTCGCTCGTCATTATTGAGGCCTGCCTCAAGCTCGACGGGCAAGCTCGGCTGGACTGCCTGACGGTATTCCGCGAGCGCAAGTAAGCTGCCGCCCCTGCTGTTGGACCTCCATACAACATCATTCTCGGCAGCAGGGGCGGTTTACTTGCTAAAAAGAGGGCCACAGGCGCCCTCAACCCCTCTACAGACTCGCAAGCACCGCCATTTGCTTGGCGGCATACTTGCGAGCCCTAGGCCCCTTTCCGTTGTACTTGCGGAACATCTCCCGCTCGGAAGCAGAAGAGTCCCGCAGTCGCCGGAGGATAGCGGCGGAATATCTGAGGTTGGACTCGGGATCCCACATCTCCCATCCGTCGGGGGACGACCCAAGAGTCTCCGACCAGACCCTCGGATGGATCTGGGCCAGGCCGATCTCGCCCGCAGAGCCGCGGGCGGAGGCATTACAGCCTGACTCGCGCCAGACTGTGACGGCCAACCACGCGGGCTTAATTCCGGCCTCGGCCGCGGCATCCTCGATCATGAACCCCAGCCCTTCTGGGTAGGGGTGAGTGCACCCCTGAACCCAAGGTTCAGGGGTGCACTCACCGAGGTCGACAGAGGCGGGTTCGACGGCCGGCTCTGTGCAGGAAAGAAGAAACAGAAGCATGTGTCCTCCGGGGCAGAATGGCTTTCTGCTCCAGATACTTATGCCTTCCTTTTCTTACTTCTTTACGATCACCGTCTTGCCGGCCGTCTGCTCTCCCGAGCCGCGCCAGTAAGGAAGCAGCCACTTGTGGATCAAGTGCCGCTTCTTCTCACCTTCTCCCTTTGTAGCGAGAACGGGCTGCTCCTCTGGGTTCGAGACCCAGTAGGAGTGGATGTGCCCCGCCACAATGTGACGAGCCACGTCCTTTTCTCCTCCCGAACTGCTGGCACGTTGAGAAGCGCGGGCCTTCTCGCTCAGACGCAGGATCGTGTGTGCCAGCACCGAGCGTCCCTTGGAGTTTTCTCGCTCCCGCTCACGGCGTGCCTTGCGATCATTTCCGCGCAAGTGCGGAACGTAGTCCTCTCGGACCTCCGTGATTTGCCCGCGAGTACGCTGCAATAGGTAGAGCAGGTTCGTGACCATGTAGATCAGTTCCTGCTGTCCCAGCTGATCAACAGTGGCGTCCGTGAGCTTGAGCGGCTCACCTGGAAGCAGATGGAACGTGAACAAAGCATCATCCTGCGGCGGCAGGTTGTTCTTGTTCGCGTAGTCCGCTTTCTTGTCCTCGCCCACGGCAACGACCGTCACTGCCGGTTCCTGCGTAAGCAGCGACATGTCCACGTCATCCCGCTCGACCTTCTCCCGACGACGAGCGGGGTCCGCGTAGCACCGAACGAGATTCTTCGTGAGATAGAAGCCCTCGATTCGGTGGTTCCCGGACTGATTGTTGTGGATCTCGAAGCACGGCGGGATGGCTACATACATCCCACTGACCGGGACTTCCGGGAGGAGATCAAAGTTCTCCATCGGAGGCCGGGTGTTTACCAGTGCCCACGCCAGATCCTCATCGAGGATGTAGATGGGCTGGTTGCTCGCGACCCACGAGAAAAGGGCATGCACCGCCAGGACCTGCGTGTGATCCGCGATGTGCCCCATGCCCTGCGCCTCGGCCAGAGTGATCAGCATGACGCCGACCTCTTCCGCCGTAACGGGCCGACCCCCATAGACTTCCTTCAGGAAATCCATGACGCGGTCGGCTCCGCGCAGGTATTTCTCAGGATGCTGCGTGCTACGCAGCTTGTGACCTGCCATAGAAACTCCGTGCCCGCTTCTCTGCGGCGGGCTTGTTTGCGTAGTGGTACCCAAAGGCGAGGAACAGCTCCTCGTCTCCGATCAGGTAATTGCCCTTCACCGAGCGAAAGGCTTCATGCGTCGGGCCGTAGAGCAGGCCCGACTTGGTACGCCGCGCGAGGATCCACCTGCCGTCAACGCAGATCATTCCTCGCCCTCCGTGAACCAGAACTGGAGGAATTCGGTGACCCAAGATTCCGTCCGGTAGCGGAGGACTTCAACCTCGTCGCTGTGCGCGGCCACCCACGGGGAGCCGTTGATGAACTCGGTGAGACCGCCGAAGCCCATGTTGGGTTCTGCGTACTCATGGAGGAGCTTCAGGGTAGGGAACCTTGCCGCGAGAGCGGGGACAAGGACCTGATCCTCTTCCCACTCGGTCTCGAACTCGTAGACGATGCGGCCGGGCTCGTCGGCGATGACGTCCAGCGACCAGGAGCTGACGGGGGCCTCGACCCCCAGCTTGGCGGCGAGGGCCGCCACGTCGAAGGCCTTCTCAGCCTGGACGAACTTGATGAACTCTTCGATATCGGACTGCGCACCGAGCGCAGTAATCTGCTGGAAGCAGTAGTTAGACACAGAACCTCCCTATGAAGGCGGAATTGCCTTCATTTATTTATGACCTAAAAACAAAGACCCTGTTCGGCTGCTGAGCCTCGCACTTCCCGTCCCTCACGGGCCGAGCAGGGTCTTTGTCGTCGAATGGAGGAGACAAGGGGAATTGCACCCCAACACCTTGTGTGTACAGTCCTACTGAGATACCGTGCGTACAGCCGTAGTCGTTACAGGCCTCGTCACACCCATCCCTGGTCCGCGAGAGTTGCCCCTCTCAGCGCCCACCAGTAAGATCATTTTCGAACCGTGGCGTCCCTTGGAGTTTCTAAGGCTCCGGACGGCAACTTTGCCGTTTCTGTCTCCTCTTTCTTATGGCAGGAAGAACGCCGTCTTTTAGACGTTCTTCAGCGACAACGGAAATGACCGAGCCATCGTCCGACGCATGTCGGACTTCAGGACTTCAGCCATGACCGTGCGCTCCTTGGTCTTGCGACGAGCACCGATGATGAGCTGCGCCACGGTGTATCGATCAGTGCCCTGCGCAATACGGGCCAGCGTCGTCTGCTTGCCTGACTTGCTCTTGGAGATGATCCGCACGTACTTCGTGTCGGGTGCCTGCGCCTCCCAGGCAATGTCGTTGAGACGCCGAACGATGTCCGGATCTTCCCACGACGCCCCACCAACGGGGGTCGCCGCAACAGTCTCTTCCGCCTGGGGCTCTACCACCACTTCCACGGGCTCAGCCGGCCGCAGATCGAGGACCAGCGCGGAGAGCTTCTCGATGACCGTCTTGGTCACGTAGACGGGGTCGGTCGTGCCGTCAAAAACCCAGAAACCCTCTCCGTCCTCCAGGCTCGTGTACGCGCCGTGGTCACGGAACTTCTTCTCACCAACGGCCTTGTAGGCCGCGAACAATTTCTTCGCTTCATTCGTATCGAGCACGAGTCTCCCTGACGGCAGGAGGTAATTCCCCTGCCGTCAGAGACTTATGCCCGAAATACTTCAGGCTTCCTGCCAGGTGCTGGTGGCGTGGTTGAGCGTGTAGACCTTGCCCTTACGGACGATGGTCACGACGTTATCTAGCCACGAGCTGTCCTCGGAGTGAATAGCGGTGAAGTTGCCGCCCTCGCTCTCAAGAAGGCCGTAACGGATGGCGTTGTACTTGTTGGCGCGAACGCAGACGAGCTTCTCCTGGCCAGCGACGAACGAGTCGCCGACAACAGGGAAGTAGGTCTTGCGTGATAGTGAGCCCTTGCGTGCCATTTGAAACTCCTGTGAAAAATGCCTTTTCGGCATTTTGCCTATAAACAGGGCTGGTCATTTTGGCGAGCGCGGATAGATAGATTTTTATGGCGCACCTATCGTATACAGGTAAGGACGGGAAACGAACAACCGCCGGCTTGGCAGGAAATCGTAGCCTTTCTGCGCACTTAAAAGATCTTGGCGTACTTGGTACCGCCGCAAAACACGGCGTAGAAAAAAGGGAGAATGCCGAATGGATCACAGTTCCGCTGACGTACGTCGTGCGTCCGTCCGACGAATTGCGGGTGCGGTCCCCAGCACAGAGCCCCCCGCCAGGCCTCGCGAAGCTCATTCAGTCGGTGCTGAGCCAAGCCGTCCCAAGGCGGAGATCAAAGTTCTCGAAGTAGCCAGGCGAGGTACAGCTCTTCAGGAGTTTATTCGGGAGGGCCAGCGAGAGTCTTTGGCGGCGGATGGGGTTCGTACACTCCTGCTTGACGTGACTGCTAAGGCTCCGGGCATCCTCAATGAGATGCTCATGCGTGCGATGGAGAAGGAGTGCCCCGACGCGGTCCTCATTCGCGGCGGAGAAGTGCTGTCCGTAATTCAACCAACGCGTTCCTTCGTGCCCTTCTTTTTCGATCACTGCACGCCCTACGAGTTCGGCGCGTCGAGCCCTCTGCGTACCAAGTTGGCACTCATGCGCTCCTGTCTCTGCTATAGCAGCGTGGCAGAGGAGGCCCTCCGCGCAGCCGGAGTGTCGCGTGTGCGCGTAGTTGCGGGGCCGCGTGTTCCGTACGTCGGGCTGCCCCTTCCTGAGAAGCTGACAGTAGGTGTCCTCAAGACCTCGGCAGATGCGGCACAGACGCTCTCCAGCATCGTGTCGATGCGCTCCCAGCACGACCGAGATTACCGGATCGTATCTTCCATCAAGATGAAGGGAGTGGACCTGCTTCCCTCCGACATCGACGTGGCGGAAGCCTCGACAGTACTTGTCTCCCCCACGGATTTCGGAGACATCGGCCAGCCCCACGAGGGCGCGGCTCTGGCTCTCGCCTTTGGACGTACCCTGATCACGACGCAGACCTCGGGGTTTGCGCAGATAAACTTCCCGGCGGGCACGTTCATTCAGGTTGTGAAGTACTCGGCAAATTCCTACGCTTCTGCGGTAGAGGTATTCTTGGGCAGCAACACCCAGCGAAAGTTACTGGAATGGGTATCGGAAGACCGTACCTTCCCTGACCCGATCCCGGGTATTATTCGCAAAGGCCTGGAGAAGTAATGCGCGTAGAAGATGTACCACAGACGGGGCGGGATCGCCGCCGTACGCTCCGACAGGCGCGGATGGGCGTAGTAGTTCTTGAGACCCCCAAGTACGCAGACGCGTTCAAGACGTTCTCCAGCCTAGAGTTGCTGTTTGACGCCCTTGACCGCGAAAAGACACGCACGGATAACGTCGGCAAGTTTGCAAACGCATTGTCCTCTGCGTGGAACGGGAGGAAGTCGTGGCGGATCTGAAGGTTCTTGTTCCGGCTACCTGCCCTCACTGCTCATCCAAGAAAACAGCCCGCGGCGGCTACCTGCCCTCAGAGGGCGGTTCTGTATGGAAGTGCAGAAATCCTGAGTGCGAGAAGTCTTTCACGGTAAAGACACTAATTTTCCAGAAGGCACCTTGACGCTTGTACTGACGCGTGAGTACATGACAGGTCATGGACTGGGAACCTGACGACATTGAGCCGGAGCCGGAGGAAGCGAAACCCGCTCCCGCAAAGGGGCCTCCTGGCCTTCGCTCACGCGCTGACGACGTACTTGACGCCGTGGCCGGGCGACCCATCGGCGCGCGTCATCGTCCCTGCCCTCGGTGCCAATCAGATAAATTTACCGTGATCTCTCCTCTAGAAGGTGGGGTTGCGTTTCGACGCTGCCAGAAGTGCAAGTTGGAGATTCCCTGGGCGTCTGTCAGCTCGCGACTGATCACAGACCAGCACCGGATCCCCTCCTCGGCACCTGGTCCGTTTGCTGGACAGCCCCCACCGCCTCCAGAATTCTCAGACCCCAATACGCCACTCTTCAAGAAGAAGTCCCGGAGCTAGTTCATGTCGAAGACCACGACGCAGTTTTCCGACTCCCCCGCCGCACCCCCTCCGTACCGCAAGATCATTGACCAGGCGAAGGCCCGTGCCGCAGCGCAGGAGCGTCCGGGCCCAATGCAGGGGGTTCCGCGCTTTGATCAGCTCCCTGACCGCAACTCTCCGATGGAAGTGCAGCCGGTAGCAAACACCGACAAGCCCCTTCTCTCGGACAAGACCGTTGAGGGGCTTAAGGCCATCAACGCGCAGGTCCAGCGTACGCAGAAGGCGGCAGAGCCAGAGGACGAGGTAGCTGAGGTCAAGAAGGCCGAGGAGCTTACTCCTGAGCCATTGGAGCTGAGCGAGGACGAGAAGCTCCGTCAGGCCATTGAGAAGCGCCTCACCCCTATCGACATTGGGCAGTACCTTCTCTCTGGCGGAGAGGTCACGCAGAACATCCCCATCATCCCCGGCAAGCTTGAGGTGAAGTTCCGCACGATCACCGAGTACGAGGAAGGCTGGGTGGACACCTACCTCGGCAAGCAGAAGGAGCTGACGAACCGTCAGGTACTCCGCGCCCTGAACGAGTGTAGCCTCGCCTGCTACATCGAGAGCGTCAACGGCGTGAAGTGGCCCCCTGCTATTGGACGCGACGGACAGGTCATCCCACAGAATATCGACGAGCGGCTTTCGCGCGTCCGTAAGTTCCACTCCAGCATCTTTGCCCTGATGGTGCAGAACCTCGGCTGGTTTGTTGAGCGTGTCAATAAGTCGCTGACCACGGAAGCTCTGGGAAATGGCTGAGAACCCCAGTCGGTTGGGCACGCGCCAACGTGCTCTACGACAAGATGAGGGAGCCGCCGCGCTACGGCTCCTTGCTGGAGGTTCTCTGCCTCATCATCTGGAAGCACCGGCAGTCGCTCATGGTTGCTAGCGTACGCGCGCAGGCTCAGGCGTCTATCGGTGGCGATGCTGCCGTAGAGGCGTTCAAGGAGTTCAAGTCACAGGTGAATCGGATCGAGATCGAGGACCAAGAGAACAAGATGCGTTCCGCGCTCAAGGACTGGTCCAAGGTACCGGAAATCCGCTTCAAGCCTGTGGCTCCGTTAGGAGCGGCTCCGGCACTTCCCTCTACGATCAAGTCGTCAGAGGTAGACGCGGTAGACGAGCACAAGGATGCAATTCGCCGCGTGCTCAACAGTTCCAAGCTACGTCCCCTTCCGAGGAATAAATGACTCTCATCGCATACGGAGAAATCCGTTTCCTGACGGGCGAGGCCTCTCTGTTTGCGCGGTTTGCGCAGGCTGACGGCGCGACCTTTGACATGCCTCTCAGCGAGGAGCAGTTCACGATTCTCCTTGCGGGGGTTGGTGCGGGCACGCAGACGCCCGCACCCCCGCAGCCACAAAAGCGTGCGTCCATAATGGAAGAGGAAGAGGACGGCGTGGACGATTCCCGCCCATTCTCCGTAGCATTCCAGGACGAGGATGATGACGAGCTATGAGCGACCTACTGCGACTTGAGCACAAGATCGACCTGATCATTGCTGCTCTTCAGCACAAGGGAATCCTACTGCCTACCCGTGATCTCCCACAGATGACGGAAATGGGCACGCCAGGAGATAACTGCCCCGCGTGCGGGTCGCAGGTTCGCCTGACCTTGGATTTTGCCAAAGAAGGCATCATCCGCACATGTGCGTGCGTGCCGCCAATCCGGGTTGTTCCCGGAATTTCCTCTCTTCTCAATCCCCCCGCCATAAGGAGCGACAATGCCCTCAGTAGCAAGCCCGAAGCAGACAACGCAGTTTCACCCGACGCTACGCCGCAAGGTGGTGGCCTCGGCGGACGTACTTCTCCAGCAGGTCCAGGTAGTCGATAAGGACGGAGCGATCCGCAGCCTTATCGTCTGGCGTTGCGGCACGGACGGCTTTTATGCCGAGAGCATCGCGGCCCTCTCTGACCCCCAGCGTCTGCGTGTTCTTCCCGCTTGGGTCAAGGAGCAACTTGAGGGGCTCGGAGCAGACCGCGATCTTGACTGGCGTGGCAATCCTAAGACGGGTGCCAAGCCGGTGACTGCGTCGGTTCAGATGCCGCTCCCCTCTGCCGCGCCTGTTGCCCCCGTAAAGGGCGGCGATGACGACCTTCCGGACTTCAAGTCCGCCTGAGAGGTAGACATGGCGACCGTAAAGGATGATCGACTTCAGATCCGTATTGATGCGGATCTGAAGGCCCGTTTCAAGAACTACGCCGACAAGCGCAAGGTTGAGATGAGCCAGATCCTAGAGGACTACATTCGCCGACTTCTCAACAAGAAGGACGACGATGCTACCTGAGATCGAAGCCAAGGTTCCCGTTACAGAGGTTGTGCCGTTGGTAGGTACAACTCTGTCAAGTTTACTCGACCAACTCAAGGGCATCTTCGCGGGCACATATCGGGTTTCTCGGTTTGTGTACTCTCGCGGAGAAGCACTCAGAGTAGAGCGGCTTGTGCCTGTGTCAGTTGCTAATTCCTCGCGGGATCAGTTTGCCACGCCATTCCAATTTGCGCGGCAGCACTCCCGTATTGAGCTACAGGAACGGGACGACTTCGATTCCTCATTGAGCATGGTTTTCCGGGCGATCACACGTTGCCGTGACGAGAAGTCCCCTGCGCGGTTTCTGGTTTGTCGCCAGGAGTCGCGCGCGAATCAGTGGGTATTCGACGAGGCCAAGTTTTCGTTGTCTACGATTTTCGGTCTCACTGTTTACGAAGACCCTGACACTCCCGAGGGCTGCCTCGTTGTGTGTGGGTCTAGTGCTGGCGACCTAATCTCTGACACGGAGTTCAGCGTCGTATGCCGCCTGAAGGAATAAACGAACCGCCGGAGCAAGATCAGCCGGAGGACTACTCCTCTTGGGATACGCCGCCGTCTGATCCTGAACTTGAAGACCCCCTACAACAGTTGTACGCGCTGATTGAGCGCGATCTCAGGATGGGACATGTTCGCGAGTCAGATTGAGAAATCCTCTGTTGTCACTTTAGTCTCTGAGGAGACAAGTGAGGACGGCGGGTCACACAAGGTATTGCTGCGCGTCACGGATATGCGGCGCTGGGGCAAGATGGTGGTGTCTCTCCTAAAGGCGCCAGAGGAGGCAGCGGAGGAGCCGTCATTTGGGGTATCTGTCCGAAAGGAATACTACCTAGACGAAGGCGGCTCTCCGACGTTCTGCTGGGTTCTGCTGTTCTGGGGAGAGATTGACGATGCCGTAGAGGCGTGCGGGCCTCTGCTTGGCAAGAGCTACGCGCCTCCTCCGCCTCCCGCCGGGGCAGTTGTTGCTGCACCGGCAGCCAAGAAGCAGGCCATCCCAATGCAGAAGCGACGTGTCACATCGGAGGACGGAACCGAGCGCGTGCTTACTGTCGTCCCTCTCGGTGGCCATGGGGCCGAACGTAACGTCAAGGGAAAGTCTCCTCGGCGTGCCTTTGTGGACAATACCAACTTCGCAAATGACGGAAGCAACCCGCAGGAGTCCTCGATATGAGCCAGGACAATAAGCAGTTTGAGGAATTCCGGGCTCGACTCTTTGAGGAGATTAAGGAAGAGAGCGAAAAGACCGCATCGGAAATGCAGAAAAAGGCGCGGTACAAGATCCAGCTTTTCTTCCAATCTGAGAGGTCGGACAAGAAGCCCATCGCCTTTACCCTCTCGGTGTGGGAGTCCGGAAAGCGACTGCACGGTGGCGGAGACGAGTGTCTCTTTATCTGCCGTCGTCAGCGTGGCGCAGGCGGCAAGCCGTTTGACGTCATGGGCAAGGAAGTGAAGTCGCCCATGGGCTGCGGCGGGTTCATCACAGGCGATCTGGTATCCGAGGAGGGAACCATGATTTGTCCTCACTGCCTGCTTCCCCACAAGAGCACGGAGGTTGGAGACAGCGTGTTCTTCCGGCTCCCAGTAGATAAAGCAGCAGCCGTACTTGAGCAGTGGTGGTACAAGTTGGGCGGGGACGCGGACGTGTACATGAAGTACTCGCCGTTTGATGTACGCGTGAAGATGATGCAGGATGCCTACGGGGTGCGTAAAGCCCGAGAGCTGAAGGGCATGACGATCTACCCCCTTGAGAACATCCTCAAGGACACGGCAACTGGTGCATCTGTCCAATCTCGGTTCCGCGCGCTAATATTGGCGTGACCTGAGGCCGTCATGCAGAAGATCGCGAAGCCGGGCGAGGCACCTAACTATCGCCCGGCAGAGAACTCAAACGCCAGTTGCCAGACTTGCTTCTACTTCGGCAAGTACAACAACGGATCTGGGTACTGCAACCAGTACAAGTTCTCCGCGCGTGAGGCCTTTACGTGTGATGGCTTTACTCCTTCGGCGCAAAAATCGGCGTCTGTTGCAGATAGCGGGCCGTTCCTAAAGGGGCGGTACTCATGAGCCCCGAGGTTCTTTCCGCGTTTGCACGCGAGATAGTCAAGGTTGCGGCGTTGTCCGGTTCCAAAGAGGACATCAGCTCGGGCCGAAAGGTCGATGCCTTCTTCCTTTCTGCGGAACCTAAAAAGAAGTGGGACGAGTTCAAAGAGAACGTTGCACGACGCTCCTTCGTCCAGAAGGTGCTGGCGGACCCCCGCACAGACCAGAAGCTCCTCGTACACGCGGACTCCATGAACCGCCTTGCCACTGGGCAGCGTCTTGGCATGGTTCCGGGAGCTAACGGCGAGACCTACGAGATCAAGCGGCTACGGGGGTCCAGCGAGCTGGGCTGTACCTGCGCGGACTGGCGCTACAAGAAGTCAGTTGCCCCTGCGGGACAGCGCGAGTGCAAGCACATCCGCATGTTCCAGGGTGGTAAAAATTGACTCCCTGCTTGGACGGTTCACCGCTTCTCCCAGGGAGGCTCCTACTTCCCTCTCGGTTCGTGGGCCAGCCATCCTCCCTCAACACGAGGTGAGTGGTTTTCTGAGCATAGACTTTATAACTGTTTTTCGTTTCTTTTAGTCCCAAGAGGAAGGACACATGAGCAAGACTGTTGGCGAGGTTCTACAGGAGGTACGCGAGCTGAAGGAGCGGGCGACGGTGCATCAGGCACTCGCGAGCTACCTGCGGACGTACTACATGGGTCGGGACTCTGGGAAGTCGCAGAAGCAGCTCAGCTGCGAAGCGGCCCCAGTTGCCGAGCGGGTGATCGAAGAGATCGCCTGTGAACTTGAGGAGACTGCCAAGGAGGCAGTCTCTATCGCTAACAGCACACTCTCGGAGAAGTATGATGGGTAGCCCCACGCGCAGCGCACGCAACCTTGCCGCCTCTGCCACTGAAGTCGCAAATCAGGCTGTTGAGGTCACCAAGGACAACCAGTTCCTGCTGACGCAAGTACTTGATGAAATGTCCAAGCTGACCGAGGCCATCGACATCATCTGGGCGCAGCAGGAGGCTATGCGTGGGGCAATGGAGGCGATGGATACCACGCTTGCCGCCCTCAAGCAGACGGTGCTTCGCTCGGGTAACGCTGCCAGCGCGCAGTTCGATGAGGCGGAACGTTCTTTTGCAGAGAAGAAGGCTAAGCTTCGCGCCGCGCGAGAAGTTGCGCTTCAGCAGGCAGAACTTGCAAATACCCCCGCACCGGTAGAGAATAAGCCCTCACCGGTTTCCCCTGGTAGCTCCAGCTACCCATCAGAAGCTTTTGTTTTCGGAGGCTAGCATGCCCAACCAAGAAGCCCTCGTAGCCCACGCCGACCTGGCCCTAGACTTCCTAGGACATATGCGAATGATGCACCTCTGGTTCCACGGGGCGCATCACCTAGTTAGCGGGGTGTCTTTTTCGGGAGATCACGTAAACCTGTTCGGAACGATCTACACAGAGATCGAGGAGCAGATCGACGGGGCCATCGAGAAGTTCGTAGGGCTGATTGGCGAGGACATGGGCGACCCGCTCGCAATCACCTCCAAGGCCCTTGAGGCCATGCAGGGGTACCAGTCTCCGGCGCACCGTAGCGCAACGGCGATTGCCCTGACTGGTCTTCAGATTGAGAAGGACTTCCTCAACCTGTGCGAAGAGATGTACGCTGTCCTCAAGCAGAACGACGCCATGACGCTGGGGCTGGACGACTTCATTATGACGACGGCCAGCGCACACGAGACGTTCGTCTACCTGCTACAGCAGCGTGTTCGCGAGGCGATGCAGCAGCAGGCACAGACGCAGGGGATGGCCCCGCAGCCTGCTGCAATTCCGGCCATCCCCGGCCACTAGTGGGTTATACTGACTACGGCGGGGGACTCCCTCCATGAAAGTCCTGCCGTAGTCTTTTCCCCCGCCCGCTTGGTCGTTCGCGATGCATCATGAGAGACGCAGTAGGCTAGGCCCGCTCTGAGCCAAAATCAGCACCTGTTGGAAGGAGCTGTGCAGAGCTAAATAAATGCCGCCGAGGAGCACCTCGGCGGCATTTCTTCATAGGCGCGGGTTCACACACTCCGACACGTGCTTGTCTGTCCGCACGCAGAGGAAGCGTGGGAACCGCAGAGCATTGGTGTCTCCGCCCTCGGAGATGTACGTTCGGGAGTCGTACTCTACCACGAACACCGCAGGGTAGATGTCCTCGTTACTGAGGGCGCGCAGGTCTGCCTCAGTAAAGCCGTTACCAACTTCGCTGATGGGCACGAGCGTTCCGTTGTTGTCCAGTTGGTAGAGCTGAACGCTACCGACCAGCTTCTGGTACTTGCCCGTCCCGTAGCTGCCCTCTCCCTGCCCTGGATGCCAGACGGCGATGAAGTCGTCGCTGAACGTCGGCTTCAGCTTGCCACAAGCCGTACCTGGACGATCCACCTTGCCGCGCAGGTTGAAGGCCTTGTCGCCGTAAACCCCGTTCGGGTCTACAACGACAAACCCCTCCCACCCGTTCTCGTACGCAGTAGCCGCAACGCAGTTCCAAACACGGCCTTTTGTTGCGTTGTACGTGGGAGACTCCTTGGGATCCTCGCACTCAAGGAAGTCGCCCGACGCAAGAACCTCAACCGGCAGGAGAGCGTTGCTGTCTAGGTTCACCAGCTCAAAGATCAGGTCGTACCGGTCTCTCACTGGACGCGTGCGGCACATGGGCTCTCCGCCAAAGAACGCAATGTCCCAGACATAGAACTGGAGAAAGCCCTGCTCTTGCTGAAGGGCCAAGGACTTCTCAGAGAGGGACTTCACGACGCGCGAGACGTACTTGAAGTCATCCTTCTCGGAAGGCGGAACCATCTCGCCAAGAAGGATAGTGCGCGGCGGGAGATCCATGTTGGCGATCTCCGCTGCCACTCCAGGGTACCGAACTTCCCAAGGGACGCCCGGTTCCTTGTCGTGACAACGGAGCATCGTGCGCGAGTAGGCCTGTACCTGCCCCTCGTCGTTCACGACCCAAACCATCATGTCTCCGTCGCGCTTGCGCGCTAGGAAGGCATCGCCCTTCTCAAGCAGCTTCTCCAGCTTTGCCGACAGGTCGTTGTCCGGTTTGTAGAATCGCAGGGACTCGGGGAGGATGTCCCACGTGAACTCCTCAGCCCGCTGCGCGGACGGAGGCAGGTAGCCTTCCCGCGTTTTCAGTTCGATCTGCCGTTCGACCATGTCCTGCGCCACCAGCTCGGGAGAGCGGTAGTTGGACTTGCCCACGTTGACGGCAATTGCCGTGTCCACGACGCGCTGGAACTTACCGCCCAGTTCTCCAAACTCGGTGATTACCTGATCACCGTCTGCGCCAATCCGCCAGACGCGCACCTTGCCTGTGCGCGAAATGTTATGCAGTTCCGTCATCGGAGGGTTCATGCTGATTATCCGTGGTGTTGATGGTGCGCACAAAAACAGTCTTCAGAAGGACATTGAGCAGGAGATCGAGGCCTTCGACGCCGCGTTTACGAAGCTTGGAAACGCGCCGTTGGTTCGATCAGAAAAGGCCTTGATCCGGACTTTCCTGGTTGCCCGGCTGACAGGGCGCGTATCTTCTCCCCAAGAGGATTCGAAAACATCCGGTCAATGAGGCTGGGCGTGTCCGGAGGCATGTCCCACTTCTCTGGGCTGAGGACGACGATGGGGAGCGGAAGATTAGGGAAGTTTTCTGGATTGTCCTCATAACCCAGCATTTCTTCCTTGAGTCCACGCAGCGCCTTTCCTTCCTCGTTTACGTGCCACGCTAGGGCAGTGACGATGTAGCCCTCTCGCTTGCTCTTGAAGCGGAAACAAAGGGCACGGATTTCGTCACCGTCTACTTCAACGTCTGCAAAACAGAAGTAGCCACGGTGGCCCTGCGTCGAGGGTCCGTAGCCGCAACGCCCGCACTGGTAGACACCAGGGGCGATCTGTGCCGTGTCGTAACGGCAGATAGGGCAGAAGAGAACGAGCTTATCCATCTGAGCCTCCGCACTCTTATGGCTAATAAAGAACAAGTCTTTGCGCGCAAGGCGCAAGACAGCGCCCGAGCCTTACAGCCCGAGCACCGCCTTGCGCCTATCCGTCCACTGCATGATCCTCCGCAGGACAAGCGCATACTCGCGCTTGTCCTCCTTGTTCAGGAGGGCCTGGAGAATTCTCTCCTCGCCCTCCGTGAGGATTGCGGGCTGCTCCTTGGGGAGCGGAAATGCCTCCTCGGTCCGAAGGCGGGAGGCGGGGCCTACGGGGGCCCCAGCCTTCCCACCCATCTGGGCGATCGTTAGTGGCCAGTCAACGGCGTCAAGCACGCCGTTGACAAACTCGTCCTCCTCCTCTGTGGCGGGAGTTGTGAGGATGCCGATGATTAGCGCCGCGTCGCGGCGTAGTTTCTCGGAAGCCTCCTCCTTGCGGAGGTGCTGCCGGCAGGCCTCCAGGCCCGGAGTGACGGCCGCCGCTGCGGCGCGAGGGGCGACAACCCCCGACATGAAGGCCGTGGGGATGGCAGCGCACAGGCTGCCAAAGATAGCAAGGCTGATCGGGTCCATGAGATACTCCTTTCTCATGTATCTTATGACCGATTTTGCCCTTCCTTTTAGACTCTGCTATGGTGGGTGCGCATGATCACGTCCCAAGAAATCAACGCGATGATCTCCATGCAGCAGCAACAAGCGGGCTACATGGGGGGCGTCCCCATGGCTGTCCCGATGTCTGGGGCGTCACAATACCCGCCGCAGTTTAATTATGCCCCACGCCCAATGGGTGCCGCGCAGCTAGGACAGGCCGCAGCGGGCGGCCTTATGAATTCTTTTGGACCAACTGCCGGCGGCATGACCAACATGGCCATGAACATCGGCATGGCTGCCGGTGTCGGTGGATGGGCAGCCAATAAAATGGGATTTGCGGGTGCAGGAAACGCGCTAGGTTCCTTGGCGGGTAATCGATTCCTGACAGGAGTGAGTAACCTAAATCCCATGAACGCAGCGTTCAGTGGGGCGTGGGGCGCAGGAGAGGCAGCAGTTGCTAGTGGTGGCTGGGGAAGTCTCCTTACTGGGGCAGGTGCCCGGTCTATCGCATTAGGCGCAGCCGAGGGAATTTTAGCCAGTCCGGCCGCTATGATTGGTATTGCAGCAGCACCAATTGCCATAGGGATGCACCGAGGAGCGCAGCAGTACAGCCAGACCGCCTCGATGCTGGGTGCGTACAATCAGTTTGCAAATCCGTTTGCATCGACAGGGCGTGGGTTCTCCGAGAACCAGATGTCCTCGATTGTCTCGGGAATGCGCGCGTTACAGGCAAACGACCCGTTCTTGTCTATGCGAGACATGCAGCAGGCAATGTCCCGTTTTAACGAAATGGGCATGAATCAGGGGGAACGTGACGCAGAGCAGGTGATGAAGAAATTCACCGCCATGACCAAGAGCATGCAGGCCATGTCCAAGATGATGGGCACGACCATGGATGAGGCGTCTAAGGTATTTGCCCAGATGCGCGGAGTTGGGTTCTACAGCGGCGCAGACGTCATGCAGAACACCCTGCTGGGCGGTACGATGCGCGGCCAGGGTATCTCAGGGAATACCATGCTTGGGGCGCAGGCCGCAGGCGGCGGAATTTCGCGTGCAGGAGGTCTCGGTACTACGCCAGGAGCCAAGTCCGTTGGTGGGGTCATGGCGATGCTCACCGGAGGTAGGGGAGTTGGTGCCCTGACAAATGAAGAGATGATGAACATCACCGGAGCTGCTACCCCGGATCAGGCTATCGCACAGCTCAGTACCACGATGGCTGGTAGCCTTACGGGGTTCTACACGCAGACGGGAGTTGGGCAGGCAATGCTCGCTGCCCTCGGGGAGACCAACGCGCGCGGAGAGTTTACAGGTGGGCTAGACAGCGAGGCGATAGAGGGGCTTCGTACCGGCCGTATCGATATCAACAATCTTGTGTCTAAGGGACGCGGTAAGGTCTCGACTCGTAATGCCGCCCTTTCCTTCAAGACGCGCGGGCAGGACGTGGCTGGTGCCCTGATCTCGGAGGGAGATCCCACGGCCGCAATTGGTGCAATTATGCAGAGCGTGGCCGGTGACAAGTTCAGGGACATGGACCCCGAGAACCTCGTCACGCTTCTCACCGAACGTATTCAGGGTCTAGGCCGCAAAGAGGCCGAGGCCATGACGAAGCTCTACCGAGAAGGGGAGAAGATCCGGCGCGAGTCCCAGCAGCAAATACGTGCCGAAATGCAAGCAGGTATATTCTCTACTGACATCAGGGAGTACCACTCTCTTGAGGGGTACAAACGTAGAGTGCTCGGCGGGCTTTCTGATCGCTTCACCCCTATATTAGAGGCCGGACAAGCCCTATCTGTGATGGGCGGCCGGATGACAGAGCGGGCTTCGGATGCCATCTTCGGAGTCACACGCGTGCGCACCGGAAATGACGTTGTGGACGCTAGACTAGAGAGACTGTCCGAGGGCAGGTTTGACGAAAGCGCAACCGGGGCCGTGGACAAGGGAATGGCCGATACCACGCTTAGTGGTTTGCTGCGGAGAAGGGACTACGTAGGCGCAACCGCAGAATTTAATAAGACAGACTCACGAGTCCGCGCAGGGAAAAACCTCAATGACCTGTTTGGGAGTCCAGACGCGGCCGGGAGACAGGTAGTTGCCGGGTCTCTGGGAATGAAGCTTATCAATTATAGTTCTGATATCCGCGCCGGTAAGAGTGCTGCGGACATTGTCCGGGGAATGCGGCTAGAAGTTCCAGAGGCAGGAGGTATTGACCAGCTGCTCGGCAGTACAGATACGCTTTCTATTGAGGAGTACCTAGCCGGCGGCGCCGATACCCTTGGGGGTACCTCGGCGGAGCGACGACAAGCACTAGTAGACGAAGCTATGAGCCTTGGGCGCCCAGAGGTGGCCGCTCTTATTGCCGACATGGGAGTAGGCAACACAAGGTCGCTGGAGCAAATTAAGTCCTCAGGTACGGATATCCTCAATAAATATGGGTACGTAAACTCGTATACCGCTCGTTCCGGCTACGACAAATTGATGGAGTCCGAGAGCCTCGGTGCCGCAGGACGCCTGGGCAAGGCAGGCGTAGACCTAAGTTCCTTCTACAAGATGACGCAGGAAGCTTATGGCGGTGCCGGCGTAACAAACCAGAGTCAGGGTTACGGCCGTCTGTTGGACGCACTCAGGGCCAAGGGCGTTGATGTGGCGGGTATGACAAAGACCCAACTAGACGCGCTCATGGAGGTAGCACAGGATACCGGTGCTGGACTCGGGGAAAGCCTAACTGCCGCAGACCTAATGTCGCTGGGCGAGGGGGCAAGTGCCGCGCAGTCTCAGATGGATCTGGCAAATCTGACCGCAATGGCAACCGCAGCGTCAGAAAGTGCGTACGAAGGCATATCAAACGCGGCCGGAGCAGACGAACTGGCGGCCCTTGCGGGTTCTAGTACGGAGACTGACGTAGCCAAGAACACGTCGGCCCTGCTTGATACGCTAGAGAAGGCTATTGGGTCCGGCGACCTTACGCTGGGTGACATAGGAAAAGAAGGGTCACGCTACGGTGCCTTCGGAAAGACATTAGCCCAGCTTTTACAGACTCGAAAGTCTATAGCCGCTGTCGGAGCTGGGGAGGTATCCGATGCGGATAGAAAGGCATTGCTCGGTATGGGGTTCAGCGAGAAGTACATCAGCAGCCTCGGTACCGACATAGATGGCGGGGAACTCGTAAAGCTACAAACAGGTGCAGAGCAGCGGAGGCTCGCGGAGCTTACCGGCGGGGGCACAGCGGGAGCATTTACCGACACAACGCAGGCAGAGGCAGTCAAGTACTACGACAGCCTTGCAAAGAGCGTCGTTGTTGTAAATGACCAAGTCCTGCGGATGCAGGACCGCGAACAGGCCTACCAAGCGCAGCGCGCAGCCGCACCCCTCAAGCCGGAGGAATAATCTATGAGGTCCCGCGTAGTTTCTGAGGAGGTCACGAACGTAACGGGTGTACGCGTGACTACCGCCGTAGTTACGTACCCAACGGCAGAAGACGTACTGGGTGTGTTGTCCAGAGCCGTAGCCCGCGAAAAACAAACAGCGCAGTATGCGTACGTATCCCCCTCAAAAGGCGTACGGGACTCTATATTTAGATTTTCCGAATAGGAGGCGTGTATGGCTGAGCCAGTTCCCGCAAGTCCGGCTGCGCCTGCCATGGTAGCTACCTGGCCGGAGGTTCTTCCGGGTAGTTCCGAGAATCTACCGCACTACGAGGCCGCAGAGCCGGTGCGTCGTCCTGTGCGCGGTATCCAGCTCAAGGGCGAGACCTTTGCGCGCATCTCGTTGCCGGGTCGGTCACTTTACGATTCTTCGGGCCAGCCCCTTGCAGGCCCGGAGGGCGCACAGCGTACTACTGCGGACGGAAAAACCCCTCCCGCAGATAAGTGGCAGGGTATGTCACATAAGTACGCCAACTTTCTACTCCAGAGTGTCGCAATTGACATGGAGGAGAAGTTCCAACCTGTTCCCACATTTGGCCTGACTTACGGCTTCTTCTTTGGGGAGCGACCCCATATCTACTCTTTCAACGCGGTACTGGTAGACAGTGGAGACTTCCGTTGGGTCAGCGACTGGCTTGGAAACTACGAAGATAAGCTGCGTGGCACTAAACTGGCAATGGCAAATACGCCCGTTACTGTGGAGTTTGAGGACCACAAAATCGAGGGGTACATTATCCGCTCGGTACTAAATAAGGATGCCTCCACACCTCTCTACATGCAGTTATCCTTTAGCCTCTGGGTAATACGCCACGAAACCCCGGAGCACGAGGCAGGAGATACGCGTTTCCCTTATAGTGCTGGCGGTACGCCGGTAGTTCACCGTCTTCCTTTCAGTACGACTGATGCGGTGCGTAGGGCCAACATTGACCTACTCAAGAAGTCACAGAACCCGGGATGGCTACGCAAGATCATTAATCAGGTATCCGAGCTAAAGAATAAATACGACAGCGTTGTCCAAGGGGTTGAGAACTTCCTGTACAATCGCAATATTGTTCCGGCTAACCAATATGTCAACGCAGCTACAATAGCGGCGGAGCAAGGCACGTTAGCAGCAATTCTGGCAGGACAGAGCTACACTGTCACGTTCAAGAAGCCGCCTTACTACGCACACGAGCAGGGAGGATTTATCTTCCAGAACCGCGACGAGTACATGCTGGGCGGTTGGATTGACGCCTTAGAATCGTATGGTTCAGCTGACCCGACGAAACTAAAACTTGCAGACGGTAGGTCTGTAACCGCTGCGGCGCTTGTCGCTGAAGCAGAGGCCGCCTGGGCGGCGCAGGTAGAGAAGCAGCCGGTAACCCTGAGTTCTGAGTCCCTCCTTGAGAAAATTGGTAGGACGGTGCTTTCCCGTGCCGCCCTCTACGCAACTCAAGTACTGCTTCAAGAGGACGGAATTGTAGCAATCACGAGTGGTAGCGTAGAAGGGACCATGCTTGGGCAGTCGGACAAGCTTCAGTTCACGAAGGACATACTGCTCCCCTCCCTGCACACCCTTGAAACCATCGCAGTAGACGCAGTGGGCGCGCGCACCCTGACAGACCGACTTCGTACGCAGGCGCAGAGCAGGGAACAGCTAGAGCGACAGAACGCAGCTTCTCAAGCAGCCCGTATGGCCGCGTCCTCGGAGCTAAGCCGCACGTCCAGACTACAGGCCTTACAGAACGCGGCTAACGCCATCATCGGTACCACGACTTCCTCGGCGGTCGCCGACGCCGCGTTACAAGAGCAGCTTACCGCAACACGGGCAGAAGAACGTAGACAGCAGCAGGACGCGGCTTCAGAAAGAGACGCGCAGCGGCAGGCCTTGTTACGTGCCTTCGCATCATGAGTTCACGTACCCTCGGCGAAGCACAAGTTCTTGGACTCCGGCTCTTTCTAGAAGGGCTGGAAGTCCCCGTCATATCAGCGACGGTTGACATCAACGAGGGCGCAGCAGCGGTCGCACAGATCGAGATTGTCGGTCTTGACTCTGCAATGAAGTTCAAGCCTCGGACTATGGTTCACCTGTTCTTTTTTGACGGCGCAGACTACAAGTACGGACCACAAACCGTAAAGAAAACAACAGACGCTCGCAGAACGGACCCTTCGGACCCTTTTTCCCCGATGGTGCCGTCTAAGACGGAAACTACTCGCAGAACATTAGACGACCGGTACCGTCTGTTGTTCATGGGTGAGCTGTTCTCATATACCTATCAAAAGGCGGGAAGCGGGGCGAGATCCGTCATCCTGAACTGTATCGACTTCAGCAACTACTGGGACACCTCGTTTATCTTTCAGGTAACCGGAGAAGAGAGTCTTCTGGACGTCCCGCAGATCCAGCCGTTCATCACCGGATCTGACGCCTTCGCAAGCAATCTTGTGGAGGGAAACGTAGGCCTGCTGATTACGCAGCTCAAGGCGCAGACACAACTCTCGCAATCGGTATTGCCGGGGGACGGCAGCGTACAATTCCTTTCCTCCCTAGTCGGCATACTAGAGATGCTCGGAGGTGTGTCAGTCCTCGATGACTCCAAGCCTCCGGACCCTAAAGACCCGAAAAGCACGTATACGCGTTATAGCGTCCACGGAGGCCTCACCCCGTGGCATACGCTATCCGAGCGGCGGGTACGCTTGCTCGACCAAATCGCAACAGACGACGGAAAGACAGCCTCGAATATGTTCGAGCAAGAAAAGTTTGAGCAGTTCCTAAAGCGCCAGAGTGATTTGACCAGTTCTGTCCTCAGCTTTCGGGATATTCTCAACCTGTTGTTAGGACATATCTACTACGCTACTTTCCCAAACCCCTGCGGGCGTCTGTTGACCGGAGAGCCGTTTACGCCGAAACCTATGGACGCGGGACCTACAAGTAACTGGGCCGCACCTGCCTATGTGTTTCCGACCAACCTCTCTGTAGACCCTAGGTACTTGGCTCCAGGCCTTACAACCGCAGATGCGTTGCAAGCATCTAGGGAACTATATGCTACGTCTACCCCGGCTCAGGTAGCCCAAGAGCTATCCAAGAATTTCACGTTTGACGAGCTTACAAACTCCGGCAAGCACAAAAACCTTGTCGCACAAAACCGAGTAGAGGCACTACAGGTTTACAACTTCCTGCGGGATCTTTGCCTCTACATCCTAGAGCCGCTCCTTGAGAAATTCCCCAAACTGTCTGTAACCTCAGGATTTAGGGGACCCGAACTTAACGCCGCAGTCGGGGGGTCCGACGGCTCTCAGCACAAACTAGGGCAGGCGGCAGACCTAGACTTCGGTAGCGCGCAGGCCAACTGGGAAGCGTACAAGTATCTAGCATTCGCGCCCCATAGTATCCCTTTTGGGCAGGTTATTTTCGAGAAGCAAGGGGGGCGTCCTTGGGTGCACGTGAGCCTCGGACAGCCGTGGTTTCACCTGTCTAATGACGTGCGGAGAAGCGTACCTAACCCCAGCACAGGCAAACTCGACTGCCCGCCCGCTCCCCCAAGCTGGAACGCACAAACTCCCCTCCCGCCCGAGTATGCAGGATGACCACGCGCTCTCGTCTCATCACTACGGTATTTCGACCTGACGTGTGGTTTGTAATGCCACCGGCATGCAACGTTGTGTTCCCGGAGGAGTGCACGAATGTGTCGTATTCACGTCAGATGATGCGTGAAACGACTCGCCTAGAGCTACAGACATTCACGGGCATCCTTAAGACCTCAGGATCGCAGGTAGACGAAGAACTCATTCAGCAGTACTACTTTGCCCCTGCTCTTGTAGGCGCGGACGGCAGACCCACCCTGCCGGATAAGTTGGGCAAGCCCCAAGAGGACGAGAAGGAGGCTGCCCCGCTTACGAACATCATGTACCTCCATGAGAAGTTCACGGGCATCATCCCGAAGATCGAGAGAATCTCGGATACTGCCTTCTACGCAGCACTGGAGGCAAACGAGGCACAGGGTGCTACCTCTGTGACACGCGAATCGGAAGTAGCGACAATTGAGCAGTACGCCCAGCGTGTGGCACTGTTTAACTTCCTACGCAACCGATACATGGCCAGGCAGGCGAGTGTGTCAGGTAGATTTATGCCACGCCTGGTTGCTGGGTTTCCGGCACTAGTTGTAAATCGACCAAAAGAAACGGATACCGACGACCCCACGCACTTTGTGGGAATGATCACGAACATTTCGCACACTTTGAACCAAGACGGCGGTACTACTTCTTTTGCGTTGTCCTACGCGCGCCCTCACACGATTGCAAGCGAGGAGGAGTCATTTCTTCAGTTCCTGCAATCTCTAGAGGAGAACGTACCAGCGATTGATAAATTGATTACCTACGGAACCTCTGCGGAGAACACTGCGGACATTGTGCGGATTAATAAGCAACTTCAGGCACTTTCTGCCAAGCTTATAGCAGAAGGAAAAGACCCGATTGCTGAGCTATACATCCCGCTATCTCAGGGAGACTATTTTGGGCCTGCGGGGTACGACCCTACGTTGATTCAGGCCAACCTACATCCTACGGCATTCAGCGCGACTATCGTACTTATGCGCGGAGCCGGCGCAGACTTAGACACCCCCGCTACCGTAGAGGCCCTGTTTGCGGAAGAGCCCTCGGATGCGATGCTTCAATTCGCCTTTAGGGCGTACCTTCAGACGGACGATACTGGGCCTGAACCAGAAACCCCAGAGGCGTACGCTAAGCGAAATAACCTGCCTTCGGTTCAGTCTCCGGTACCTTGGCTTAAGTCTGCGGACGGGAATACCTACCCAATTGTTGTAGCCGTGTACATCAAGCAAGACGCCAGTACGGTAAAGAAGTCGTTTGAGGAGATCATGACTCCTCCATGGTTTTCAGACACGTACAAGAACTCTGCTATTGGAAACTACTACCGCAGGCTGCTGGGCTGTGACTCAATGAGTGGACAATTTGGCGGCGACAGTAGCTCCGTAGAAGCCGCCGCTATCGCTGCCGTTGAGGCATACTCTGGGCTGGATAACGTCAAGTCCAACGCCGGAGACCCGCAGTTTGTCTACCTCAACACCAAACGAGAGATTCCAACCCAAGCGCAGGTACTAGAGTTTCACCGTTTTGCCTCGGCAGACGCTGGAAAGAGTCCGCTCTACGGGCTGGATGAGTCGGGCGGTGGTGTCACCGAGGGCAATGAAGGCCATATCGCCCGGAACCGTGTATCTACCGCAGATACGCTAGAACTTGTCGGCGCGGGCTCTCTAGATCCTCGACAAGAGCGGTATACTGCCGTAAAGTCGTACCACGATCAGCTACTAGGCCGACGGGCCTTTAGAGGTTAAAAATGGCCGAGTTTCCTCAGATCCAGGCACCGTCCTTCAAGCTCTCTGATGAGAGCAAGGAGCGGCTGCGTAAGGTAGACACTGTGCGGCCCTACGCACACCGTGCTGCTATCTTTGGCCTGCCGGCGATGGCTTCGGCAAACTACATGCTTCCGCAGATGAAGCGCCGTGGGCTAGCTGTGGGGGCTATTGGGGCTGCGGGCGCTGGCCTGGGGCTGATGGATCGCAAGATCGAGCAGCTTGCGGAAGAGCACGAGGAGCTGCGCCCTACTCTTAAGAACTACTCAAAAGGTACCCCCTCTTCTGGAATATCTATGTCGGCTAAAACTGCTTCCGTGTCTGATCGTGTCCGTCGTAATCAGGACGAGCTGGCGGCTGCTTTCCCGATGACAATGGCTCAACGGGTAGAGCTTCAGAAAGAGGCCCTCTTGCTGGACCCTAAGACAACGGCGAAAGCTACCGGACAGGCCTTGTCCTTTATGCGCGGTGCAAAGCCTACGCTGATTGGCGCAGGCGTGGGAGCCGTAGGGGGTGCCGCAGCTGATGGCGAGAACCGGGGCCGCGGAGCACTGACTGGCGCGCTCGTCGGCGGTGCTCTTGGCGGGGGAGCAACTGCCCTAACGCGCGCGTACACCCCTGAGCTTCGGGCGGGCATGACTGCCGCTAACCGAGCTGCAATTAGGGGCGGTAAGCCTGTAGGCGCAGCCGACTACACCAAGACCTTCAAAGAGGGCTTCAAGAACTACAAGCCTCCCGTTGCGCCTGAAGGCACCGCGAGCACAGCAGCGGTACAAAAACAGACAAGACGCAGTAGAAAGGCGACTTCTCCGGTTCAACAGCCGGTAACCCAGCCCGCAGTGCAGTCGACTCCTACCCAGACAGCGCAAGAACTGGGGGATATGCGGACGCGTGAGAAAACCCAATCTGCGCCTGCCTCCTCACTGCGGCATCGTCTACACCAAATGACCTCAAAGGAGGCAGGCATCAACACGATGCATGACGCACACCGCGCAATTGGGGGACGGCCTCCATACGCCCTCCTCACGATGGGCGGGGAAACCTCGAATGATGCGGTCATAAATCAAATGCTGCGCGCCCTTTTCGCGAACACTGACGCGATGCGTAAGGCTACCGAGGATCAAGTCCTCGCAGCCTTCCCGCTATCGGCCCCGTATTCGTACGGGCGTCATCGCGCGATTGGCCGCACAGCGGACGACATTAAAGCAGAGATTGCGCTGGCTTATACACCTACGCAGAGGTAAGCGTGTCACTCCGCGACGCACTCGAGCAGATGCTCGACAAAGCAGCGGCGGCAGGTCCTGAACGGGCCGGTCGCCGACAGAAGGAACTTGAGCTTTGGAAGACGTGGAAGGACTCCAACCACGATCCAGAGCACCTGGATCCTTTGCTGACTTCGTTGCAGCCGTTGATGACGCAGCACGTGAATCGGTACGCAGGGAACGTACCCATCTCACGCCCCGCATTAGAGAATGAGGTCACCCGGCTGACCGTCCGTGCGCTCAAGAGCTACAAGCCCGACCGGGGTGCCCAGCTCAGTACGTTCGTGACAGGCCAGCTCAAGGGCATCAACCGCTTCGTGACGCAGCACCAAAACGTGTCGCGCATCACGGAGGAACGGTCGCAGAAGATCGGTCGTTACCAGCGCGCGCACACCGCGCTGAACGAGTCCCTTGGTCGCCCGCCCACGGCACAGGAAGTTGCCGACGAAATGAAGGTCTCCGTGCGTATGGTCAATCGCCTCTCGCAAGAGATGCGGTCTGACCTTCTGGGCTCCGGCTCAGAGCACGACCCATTCTTGGACGAAGAGCCCAAATCCCGCGAAGTGCTGCGGCTGATGTACCCGTACGCCTTCTCACCTGATGAGCAGAAGGTGTTTGAATACCTTCTCGGCCTTAACGGCAAGGAGAAGGAACTGAAGACGGGCAAGATTGCTCGTGCGTTGGGCTGGTCGGACTCCAAGGTCAGCCAGACTCGCGCTGCAATTGCGAACAAGGTTAAACCGTACCTCAATGGGTAAGTGGAAAAACGGTGCGCCGCTTGATGCGAACGGTTCTACGACCGGGCGCGAAGGGCTGCGCACCGCGATTCGCACCTACATCGATGATGCACGAAAGGTGTTGGAGAAGGACAGGGATTACCTTGTGGAATATTCCAAACGACTTTCAAACCGTGACATCCTTGAAAAGGACATGTCGCAACTGACGGCCGACGAATTGGACAAGATACTGTCCTGACGAAGAGCGAGGGCAGCTAGGTGCTGCCTTCCTTTTAGCTGGGTGTGCTTGTATCCTGCGAGGTGCGCAGGAGGCGCACATGTCAATCGAGTTCAAGTGTGACAACATAGCGTTCTCAGCGTTCTTGTTGTCGCGTGGGGTGCCGACTAGTTCGCACTTCCAACGCGGCCGCAAGATCGTCTGGGTTTTCAACATCAATCAGGAGGATCTAGCTCAGGCCCAGGCCGACTGGCCGCAGTCCGCGGAATGTCGGTTCTTCAACAGCTACCTCACCCTAAAATCTCATCTTCGCGAAAGGGCTTGACGCTAGATGATCCGCGTGTATAGTCATCTCACTACAGCGCCCAAGGCGCCCCGCCAGAAGTAGCGGTGAATAGATCGCACCAATGAAGTGCGCGACGGGAATCTCGTCACCATTCACCATAAAGGACTACTATCATGGCTACCCGCTTGTTCGAGCGCGTCGTTAAGGCTAACGACACCGCTCAGTTCCAGTTTGCCGGCAATGCTGCTGGCGAGACCTGGACCCCGCACCTCTTCGAGGTTGCGGCCGATGGAACGGTTGTTGAGCTTCAGGCTGGCCTGAACCTCGCCTCCGCCTCCGCTATCGCCAACAGCAAGTACTACAAGGTCTCCGTTGCCCCCGCGGCGATGACGGCCGGTCGTACGTACTTCGTGGAGATGATCCGCGAGGGTGACAACGCCTCGATCCGCCTGCCCGCGTACGCGTACGATGCGGCCGATGACATCGGTCTTGCTTCGGACGGTACCGACAAGGCAACGGTCTTTGGCAAGATCGCCAAGGCGCGTACCGATATCGGCAGCGACATCTCGGCACTGTCTAACAAGATCGGCCCGATGGGCGCGAGCACTCTTACGTCGCTGTCACTCGTTCTTGGTGTTGCCGGGTTCGAGACAGCACAAAAGAGCCTGCACAGCTACCTCACGGACCCGACCTTCGGTCTCTCGCAGCTGCGCACGCAGATTGACGAGCTATCGAAGGACCTGAACAACGAGGTCGCCACCTCGTTCAACGGCGTAGCCGGAGTCACCACGACAGCTACGGCCCTCCGCAAGATCTACGATGCCGTCGACCAGGTCGAGGGCTGGGTAGACCAGGCCGAGGCTAAGAGCGACGACATTCTCGGTCGCCTTGGTGGCAGTGCGTCAGCTATGGCGTTCACTGCGCCTATCCTCTCAGGGATCACGAACGTTCAGGGTGCCCTGAACGCTCTTGGTCTGGAGATGGGCGACACGAGCGGCGGTGACTGGGGTACCAAGATCGTTAATGGCAGCCCCGTAGCGGTTACCGCTCCCGAGACGCAGGCAGCAGCACTTGCCAAGATCTACAAGGACACGATGCTTGCCTTCGGGGACATCCGTGGTCTGGTCGATCAGGTTGAGGGCTACACCGACCAGCTAGAGGGACTCGTTGGCACGTCCTCACTGACCGTCAACGGCACGGTGTTCGGCGATATCGAGAAGGTGTACAACCGTATCGGCTCCGCGTCTGGCATCTCCAACGGCAACACGGTAGCGCAGGACCTGAAGGCTCTCTACGACGTCCTGAAGACTGCAAACACCGGTATGGAGGCCGTGCTCGGGGCGGTCAAGCTTGAGCAGGGCCAGCTCGCTGGTACGGGTAAGCCGTTCCAGGGCATCATGCTGAACAACGTGCAGGTAGCCAACCAGGCTGAGGCGCTCAAGGTCATCTACGACGCAGTTGGCAATGCGAACTCCGCAGTGTCTAACAACGTGTGGCAGACCGAGATCGTCGCAGCGTCGGCTCCCGGAGCAAACGATGCGGTTGATGCGAAGGCGGCTCTTGCCGACGTGTACACCGAGATCAACAGTGCGGCCCACGGCCTCGCTGCGATCAAGCAGGACACCTATAACCTCGGGCAGGCCGTCGGCACCAAGCCGGAGGGTAAGGACCTGTTCGGGCTTATCGGTCTTCCGGCCGATACCGCGGCCGCGACTACGATCTTTGGTCGTCTCGCTGCAATGCTCGACAAGGCTGATGCGACGAACAGCGGCCGTAACGCGGCGCTCACCCTGTCCCTAATCCCGTCAATCTCGGCACCGCTCAGCGGATCGGTAGCCGTGAAGTTTGGGGTTAAGGTCACGAGCCCGTTCACGGTGCAGGGCGTTGCAGGTGCGCTTGAGGATCCGGATACGCACCTCACCGAGGGGTACACCTTCGCGCACGTCAAGGCCGAGGGGTCGGATGGCAAGTCCTGGGGCGCTCGTCTGTTCTCAGACGCTGCGATGACTCAGGCGCTTGTTGTGCGTTCGCACTCGGAAGAGCCCACTCAGTCAGCCGTAGCAGTCGACGACAAGTCGGGCACCCCCTCGGCTGTCGAGATGTGGTACCGCCTTGCACGTACGTCTGTGGGCCTGTACCACTGCTTCGTGAAGGTCCTTGCTGCCGACGGCGGCAGCAAGGATGGCTCACGCGTCGAGCTAACTGCGCAGATCCGCGACAGCGATCCGACGCAGGTGCCGGCCGTGTTCAGCGACTCGAAGCCGCTGACCGTCCTGCCGCTCTCAGTCGGTAGCACCATCGGCTCGTTCCACTAATCTATAGTGGACGAACCCGAGTTGGGTGAGTAAGATGTCCGGGGAAGGCGACTTCCCCGGACATTCTTACTTAGGAGCACGGGTTCAATGAAGAGAAACTGGAAGTTTGTTGGCGGCCCCAAACCGGCACGCACTAGCCTTGCGGCGGCAGTATCTGCGGTCATGGAGAAGCACGAGGGAGAGGTCGCCATCTTCGACGCGGAGACGGGTAAGCTCTACGACCTCACGGGTTCTGCGTTTCCTGAGATCTCAGCATTTCAGCAGGGACATATTGTGACGCTGCTGGGCACGCTGTTCTCGCACCTGATGCACGACATGCCGGTGGAGCGCCAGTATTTCCTGCCGCTGATGCTCCGTATCGGTGACCCGATCATGGGTGAGGTACGTGGTTTCGCTGCGGAGTATGGGCAGGCACTCCTTGAGCTACAGAAGCTTGAGGAAGCAAAGAAGGAGGCCGAGAATGTCGACGCACGTGGACCTGAGTCTAGCGAAGTCTGAGGACGAAGTCCTGCTGATCTGGGCCAGATACCTGCTCGGCGAAGTAATGCGGCAGCGTGAGAACCAAGAAGAAGCCCTCACGTCCCGTATTTACGTATTCGAAAAGAATGATGACGGTGTCAGCATCCTGCCGACTATGCCGGATGCCCTCCTTGGCCTTCCATCTCGACCTGAGCCTGCACTAGCAGTTCTTGGGGAGAAAGCCGTAGGGTATCTGGTCATGTTGCCGACGGCTCCAATTCCGGAGGCGGCCTGGGCTGGTTTATCCCCCGTGTTGTCAAAGGAGCAGTCGGCCGGAATCCCACTCTCAGTACCGACTGAAATTCTTCCGTTCGACAAACCGTACACCCTGTGGCTATCGGCGGCGTTTTACTCGCAGACGATCGAGAGAACATTCTGCGCAGGGCTTCTGGACGATAAGTTCAGCGAACTGAAGGAAATCGACGGTTCATTTGGTGGGTCGCTTGCTAACCTACGAGGTATTGGAATTCGCACCGCGTAGAGGGTATGTAGGTAGCTACACGCCGAGGCAACGAATGCAGTACAGAGACCGCGTCCTAGTAGGAACTCCCATACCGTTGGTATTCAAGTTCCGACCTGGGGCGCAGGTCTCTTGTGCTATTCAGCACTCCGACAATCCAGCGGTGTCCGTTCAAATTGATCTAGTAGAGGTTCCGTCTCCGGCAGCAGAGACGTGCTTTTATGTAGGCTCGTATGTCCCAGCAACAGTCGGCTGGTACTACGCCACCGCGCTGCTAGTCGCGGGGGACGCGTCAGTTGGAATGGACGCTACTAGGTTTTACTGCTACGCGCAGGAGGACGACCTGCCATCCAATATCGGGGAAGCGGTCGTCCAAGAAATACAGGTAAAGGTTGGCAGCCAGGCATCCCTGGCGTATCGGGGCCTTCCTGACCTTACAGTAGTCGGCCGCGCAGTTTACGAGGCCGACACGGCTACCCCTGACGCCTCTGGTCTTGCGGTTCCATTTTCGCCGCAAACTGTGCCTACGGGGTTCTCTCCCCTGTACCTTGCCTCGTTCACTCCGACTCGAGAAGGCAAGTACTACGTATACGTCAAGACGACCCCAGCGGGCGGTGAGGCGTTAATCGTAGTGAACGCGTTCAAGACGCTTCCCTACAGCCGCGCGGCTGGTACCATTAAGTCTTCCGCTACCTCTACGGTGACCTGATGGCACGAATTGTTGGACGCCCTAATGTCTTTACGCTGAGCATCGCGCTCTCTACTGGCTCGGGCGATATTCCTACGGACGCAGATGCTACACCTACCGCCGTAATTACGACAGATACGGGCGCGTCCGTTATTTCGTTTTCCGCCTCCGACGTGTCTCATCCTGCGCTGGGTACCTACCGCGTGTCCTGGACGCCCCAGATTGCCGGTAGCTACACCATCGTCTGGGCATTTCTGGTTGACGGTTCCTCGTTTGAGAACCGGGAATCCTTCACAATTGTCCGCGTCACGTCGGACAACACCGCTACCGAGCAGCAAGAGCCCAGTGTCGGATACGGAAATACCTGCAAAGTTACCGGCACATTTCTGAGTGCGCGCGGGGACTATCAGGTAGGGGTGCACGTCCGGTTTACCCCCGCGTTCGGCCCCACGTCGATTACGAACCTTGGCATTATCTCGCGGGAATCGACGGTCCAGACCGACACGCAAGGCCGGCTGGAGATGTACTTGCTCAAGGGCCAGCGAGGCACCATCGCGATCTCAAATCTAGGCCTCGTGCGCGAAGTCGAAATTCCGGACGCGGCTGAGATCGACATCTTCGAGCTGATGGCTACCGCCGATGACCCCCTAGCTGTGCAGGTTGCGGACACGTATCCCCTCATCCGCCGGAGCCTGCCATGATCCCCGTAACGTTTGTTGTGGTGGATGACTCCATTCCTTCTGGTCTTGCACTGGAGGGCGTTCTTGTTCGTGTTTACTCCGAAGACGGCACAACGTTTATTACGGAGGCCAGCACGGATGCAGACGGGCGCCTAACACTGGACCTGCCGGATCTCACGACCTACTGGGTTCGCTTTTTCAAGGTCGGCTACGCGTTTAACTCCCGTTCGACGATTTCCGTGGACGGTTCACTGCTGAACTCGTTTGATGTAGTGGCGCGCAACCTGACGACGCACTCCTCCGCTACGGACCTAAACCTGTGCAGGGTCAGTGGCTACCTGCTAAACGGCTCCGGCGTGCCTACGCCAAACGTGACCCTGTACTTCATGCTCACAGGTAAACCGCGCGTAGTCGGCGGCCGAGCCATGCTGCCCTCAAAGGTCTACGCAACCACCGATAAAAGCGGAAAGGTGTCGGTGGACCTCGTACGGAACGGCGTCTATGACGTCTGGGCAGCGGGCACGGATGACACGGTCTACCGCGCGGTTGTACCCGACTACCCGAATGTGGACATCACAGATCTGCTATTCCCTATTGTGACAACTCTATCCCTAGAAGTGCCCTCCGTAACAATCGCCAAGGAGGACTCCGTGAGCGTAGATGTCCTCGCTGAGTTGTCCAGCCGCGTAGACATCCCGTACCAGCTAGACGGAGGGGACAGTGTCAGCCTCTCGTCCATCCTATCGATTGTTACTACTGGCTCCGCCGCCACGGCGTACTTCAAAGACAGTAGCTTATTTGTAGTAGGGCAGGCCGCTGGCACCTCAACTGTGACGCTGAGTGTCCGCAACAATATCTTCGCGTTACGGCAGCCGGCGGCAGATACCCTAACGGCTGACCTCGCTGTCACTGTGACTTGACCAGGAACTCCAGTGGCAGATCGGGAAAAGATAGACCCAGACGCAGTGCGCGCACTTTGGACAGCCGTGCTTGCGCGGGCTGTGGAGGACTATCGGTATAAGGGAACCGCCAAGGAATCTATTTCTTATAGGAAAGACGCGCGGCAGTGGGCTGCCTGCGACGACTACAAAGGGATAGGCTCGTTTACCTACGTATGCGAGGCACTTGATCTAGAGCCAGAAGCCGTACTTGACCGCCTAAGGAGAGGGGATGGCTAGTTTTACCGTAGAAAGAAAAGGGGCTTGGGCAACCGCAGCCTCTACTGGCGCCCTAGGTACTCCTCGTGAGACAAAGACTGGAACCCCTTCTGTAGACGCAAAATGGAAAACCATTCGCGCACAGGTAGCCCGCGCGTTTATCGCAGACCCAGATTGCTTCTTCGCACAGATGCTACTCGCCAGCAACCGCCAATACGGCGCAGCCCTAGAGCTTAAAGACCTAGCCACATCTCTGGTGCAGTATGCCGAGGGAGCGCTCTACCCAAGTCTCGCAACTCCCACCCTTCCTACCGCCCCTGAGTACCTTGCTGGCGCGGTATCTGTGGAGGGCGTTAACGAGACGGCGGATATTCTGGCTCAACGGGCTACGGCAGCGGCTGCTAAAAGCAAGATAGGTCGAAGGCTCGCAGAGCGCGGAGACGAGGCGGCAGCACTTTACCTTGGGCGCATAGACAGCTTTGTGCAGAAGTATTTTAGCTTTCAAACTGCGGTATCTTGCTTGGCTGACGCCGTCCCAGACTTTGAGCCCCTAAGGCAACTCGCCCTTACTGATGTGCAGGCCTCCTCAGACGAAGCTGCTGCGGCACAGTACAAGCCCGCAAGCGCGGCGGAGTTTGCCGTACAAAATGCCGCTGCGGCGGCAGCCCTACGCACCGTAAATAGAGTCCCGAACATCCAAACACGTTTGTCCTACACACAGGTATTTACTCCCGCCAACGTAGAAGTATCCGTAAGTGGCACAACAATTACGTTTACGACGCAAAGCCCTGCGTACTGCTACTTACGAGTAGGTGACGTGTTTTCCTGGGCGGGAGGGGAAACAACGATCACAGCCGTAGGAACCTCTACGGCTACCCTAGCAACAGACGTTGGTAGCCCCGCCACGTATGCAGTTGCGCCTAGCAGTTACTCGGCACTAACGGCCCTTCAAAAAGCCTGCGCCAGTTTCCTGGCTGCACAAGAAGTTGCAGACAAGGGCTTCCGTGCTGCTGTGGGCGACCTGTCTTCTCCGCAGCGAGTGCGCGATACGATCTTTCTGCTCGCGACCATCCAAAACGGCATTACGGGGGTGTCCCCGGAAGTAGAAGAGACGCTGACACGCCTAGGACTGCCGGACCCTCCTACGACTTCCGCCATATCTTCAGCCCTCTACACGTATGCTCCCGCATTACCGAGTGGCACAAAAGAGACGACAAAGAGCTGCCTCGCCTTGCTCCAGCGTGAGGGTTTTCAGCTAGCGTCTCAGAGGTTTCTAGTTGGGGATCTGACATTCTTGTCTGAGGAGTCGGACAGCCAGCAGCTGTCCGGGCTCTTTACTGCGGTATCGGAGAATCGACTATGAGGTTCCGCCTTAACGAGACGCAGCGGTTTACTGCGAATCTACGTCTGCTAGAGGACGTGCTTTCCTCAAGCATGGCCTACGCGCCGCCGCACACCGTTAGCCAGAGAGTCCTTGACGCCATCGCAGAAATAGACGGGCGGCCCTACAACCAGGAAACAGGCACCTTTGCCGGGGGGCTTTCCTTGAACCCGCGTGCTAAACTACAAGTTCTAGCTATGGCCGAGGCCCTCGCACTGCCCGACGGTGAGCTGCCTCCTCAATTTGCGAACTACTCCGAGGTCTGAGGTACACTCCGCCCGTGACTGACTTCCGTGCCATCTCCTACCAAGGACTGACGTTCCCAACCTCGTACCGGCAAAGTGCCGACGCGGAGTTTTTGGATATCCGTGGCACCGGTTTTGAGGATGTCGCCAACGTCGTGATCAATGGGTACCGTTCCCCCAACTTCATCGTAGAGTCCTCACGGCGCATCTTCGCGGAAGTGCCGAGCGCTGTACGGGGAGAGCCCGTAAGCGACATTCAGGTCCTACTTCTGTCTGCGGCGGCCGGGCAGGAGAGCGCGGTAGTTTTGGATGTAGGCGGAGGCAACGGCTACGTGTCCGGCACCGCCAAGCTGCTTCAGACAGTGATCAAGGTACTGCTGACTACGCCGGGATCGGACCTCTTCAACCCGCAGTTGGGCGGTGGTTTGCGTTCTGTACTCGGATCAAACTTCAATGACGTAAATTCCGCAGAGTCGCGTGTAAGGCAGGCCATCTCCAATACGGAAAGCCAGCTCCAAGCCCTACATGCCGGGATGCCTCGCCTTCCACTTGCAGAGAAACTACGGAGCATTTCGGTGTTGTCCGTAAACATCTCTATTGACGATAGTGCCCTCTACGCACGAATTGCGGTGACGTCTCAGGACGGGAATCGCGTATCCTCTGGAGTCACGCTGTAATGGCTACACAAGCTGAACGTGTCCAGGAGCTGCTGATTCAGCGGCTTGAGACGTACTACTCGGGTCGCACGATTGCCCCCGGCACCTCGCTATACGACACAGTCGTCACTCCTGTCGCCAACTATCTGGGCGTTGATGCAACGGATACCGACATTGCCGAGTTCCTGAAGACGCGTCTACGCCAGGAGTACCCCTCTGTATCTGCCGAAGATGGCGATGCTATTGTCGACCTATTGATCAACCCGCTTAGCCTGCTCCTTGAAGCACTGAAGCGGGAGACTGCGCTCATCAAACTTGGCCAGTCGGTGCAGTCCGCTGTTTCGATGCGTGAGTCAGATGCAGACGCACTTGCGGCCAACTTCTTTGTCAGCCGCCGCGTCGGCGGCAAGGCATACGGCGTTGTGCGGGTGTACTACGCCAACCCCACCTCCGTGTTCGTCGGGGTAAATGCCCGGTGGACTACGGCAGACGGCCTTGTATTTCAGCCTGTCACGTCACAGACGTTTCCCGCAGAGCAGCTGCTCCTACAACGAGCAGGAAACTACTACTATATTGACGTGTCTCTTGTCAGTGCCGATACCGGCGCGCAGTACAACATCGGGCCGAACCAGCTTACGAGTGTCACTGGCCTTTCTGGGTATGTGAAGTTCACAAACCTAGCCGCGTTTGCCGGGGCCTCAGATCGAGAAACAAACGTAGAGCTGCTTACGCGTGTCCGTTCCGCGTTGACGGAGCGCTCTCTAAATACTCGGCGCGGAATTGTGTCTCGTATTCAGGGGCAGTTCCCCTCGGTGCGTGCCGTGGAGGTCGTTGGGTACGGCGACCCGGAGATGCGGCGTGACGTGGTTACTGGAACTTCCGAGGGGCACGCGGTAGCCTCCGGCACCTGCTTTATCGTAGGTCAGTTCTGCCTGATGCTTTCGCAGTTTGAGGACCGAGGACGGGACGGCACAACAACAATAAAGGTAGGGGATACCGTTGCGCTGAACTACTGGAACCTCCTCTACTCGCTGCCGCAGGCGGCACGCAATGAGGAGTTCAAGATCGCGGATATCGTGTTTGACACCCGCGATACTTTACCGGATATCCCGTCGATTCTGTTGTTCCGGCTTGATTCCGCCCCGTCTCCGGAAAGCAGCACGCTCGGCATGTTGCCGGGTATGCTGCCGGGTGTTTTCTGCGTAGTTCGCTCGAACACCAAGATCACGATCTCAGGAATCCCTGGAGGAATCCAGGAGCCACAGACCCCTGCCGGCGAGCTGGAGATCTTCGACAATGAAGTGCATATTGGCGGGCATTACGACGTCTGGCTTCGCCCGAGCATAGATCAGTCTGCGACCGCTACGTTCGGGCAGATGCTGTCCAATTCAAGCGTCGCGGAGGGACGCCAGCTCTCGACCTTTGGCGGCGCAGACACCGGCAGAAACGTAGTATCTATTCCCTACTCTGTGTCTTTCAGGGACGGGTTTAGCAGCTCGTCTACCATCTTCACCCCCGGCACCGCCGTAGTTGGGTCGCGTAGCGGGGCAACCGCTACAGTTGCTACGGCGTCAATTATCCGTGCGACCGGCTCTGTTACGCTCACGGCAGTTACCGGTGCGTTTGAGGTAGGTGAGGAGATTACCAACGTTGCGGCTACGGCGGGAGGGACGATCACCTACGTATCCTCTGACCTACAGACGCTGGGCGCACGCGCGGGCATGACCATCGTCCTTCTCACCGGAGCAGACGTTGGGTCGTACCGGATTCTAGATGTCGTAGGCGAGTTGGTCTACCTAGATACGGACCTGACAGAGTCAGAAACGCAGATACACTTCCGCGTCCTATCCGAGATTACGGAGGACCTGTTCGCACCCAAGGTTGTGCTTGTGCCATTCGCGGACGCGCTTGGGGATGACCTATCTACCGTAGTAGGCTCTCAGCGTCTTCGCCTGACAACTGATCTCCAGCAGTACGGCGTCGTTCCGGGAGACTCTATCGAGATCTTTGGCGGCAACGATGCCGGTGTCTACGCGATTCAGTCGTTCGATACGGTACTCGGCGGTACTGCGCCAATTGTTAGCAGTGCTATGAGCGCGTCTAACTCGAAGCTGGCCTACCGGGTTTACCGCGCAGGAACTGGCGTTCAGCGCCCCCTTGTGCGCATCAAGCCAGAGGGCGTGCGCCTCCTTGATTCAGCAGGCAAGGACGCCAACATTGTTGTGCCGTACGCCCTGCCTCTTGGGGCGTATGCTCTTGGAGATTTCTCTGGAGCAAAGGAAGGACTCACTGGCCGCAACGGTTTCGTGCTACCCGACCCGGGCACTTCATGGACCCCTACGGCAGATCTTACAGCCAGCCGGGATGAGTTCTCAGAAGCACTGTCCTGTTACTCCGACGAATGTATTCCGTGCGACGGGTACATCGCTGTCGTGACGCTAATGGCAAATGGGCAGTTCTACCTGAACTCCAACATGCCGACAGCGGTAAAAGAGTTCTTCAGGAACATGCAGAACTGGCTACTCAACGTCGTAGATCAGTTCAATATTGGGCCAGATGCCAAGGCCTTTGTGCACGGCCTCACGCCCATCACGTTTGGCTCCCCTGTCGACGCAACAGAGTTCACAAGTACCGACGGAACCCTTCGCGCGGGCGAGACGCTCACAGTCGGATCTGTGAGCGCAACAATCTCCGATATTGAGCAGGAACTCGTGGTTGCATCCACGGCGGGGTTCAAGGACGGAGAGACGGTTACGCAGGGGAGTATGACGGGCTCTATTCGAGTCACGTCACCTACGACCCTGTCTGTCTCCTCAATCACCGGCCCGGCGGCAGATGCGTTCCGAGTTGGTACGCCCGTTACCGGGGGAGCGACAGGGACAACCCAAACTCTAACGGGTGTTCGCGGTCGCTTTGTCGTTGCGGGGATGACCGGGGGTTCTATTGCTAGCGGCGACACTGTCAGCGCCACCGCCACCGGAGTGCAGGCCACAATTACGATTCTTGTCGTGCCGGTGGCTCAGTTTGAAATTTGCCTACCCGGAGAGATGTTTGACGGGTGCAACAACGTGTTTGTTGCCCTCCCGGAGTTTGATTGGGAGGCCCTCCTTGCAACGACGGATACATTCGCAGAGGCGGTCAGCAAATATACGACGGGCCAGCTTTTCGGCCCCCCTCCTGCGCTAGCAACGGCCAAGCCCGGTGACGTTGTGTCTTTGCTTGCCGGCGCAAACGAGGGCCAGTACTCGATACACTCGGTCAAGAACTATAAAGTCGGCACTGCTGGGGCAATTGTTTCTGGTACGACCGACTTTACCAAGTTCTACCCAGTTACGGCGGTCGTGATTGACGGGGAGTTCCCAGTAGCCGCGTTTGGGGACCTAGCCTCTTTCTTTGCTGACGGGATTCCAGACCTTGCAGCACTGCCGGTTCCCAACGATTTCCCAGGCATCTCTTACGATGAGACGGGGATGATCCAGTCTCCTTGGGACTGGATTGGGCAGTTCCTTACGTGGCTGTTCCGATTCCTAGACTCGATGGGCTTTGATCTCCCAGAGACGTTTAGTATCGACCCTGCGGAGACCATCAAAACGCTCTGGCAGATGCTGTTTACGGAGTACCGAGTCGGTCGCCGTACGGCAGACCAGACTGTCCGACTCTATTTTCAGGAGCCAACTTCCATTTCAGTTTTTGGTCCTCGGCCGTGTCGTAGATTCGTTTACGACGAGCCTGTGTACGCCCCAGCATCGATAACAACGACATATACGGCTACTACTATACCAAGCACTCCGACAGGGGGCGTTATCTCTGTCGAGTACACGGCTATGTCAACCCCTGCTGCGGCAGGGTATCTGCTCACCGTTGAAGTACACACCAACGTCGTTGACGGCGGCTATACCGGTGTTTCTGGGACCTATACGGCCGCTGCGGGAGACCTCAACAAGACCGCCGAAGAACTAGCTCCACTTATTCAGGCGCAGATCGATCCCTCGGGCAGCTTTGTGCTTATCACGGGCTCTGCCGGGACAATTACGTTTGAGTCGGTTGCAAAAGGAAGTGATGTACAGACCCTGATCTCTCTCACAGACTTTACGACTGCGGGTGTCTTTCCATCGGACATGGAGACTCTTGGGACGGGGACAACTCCACCAACGGGAGTACTTACCGTTGCAGTGATGTCCACCTACGCCAACAACTCTGGCACCTTTACAGCTGTTGCAGGGGACTTAAATAAGCCCGCTGCGGAACTTGCCGCGCTGATACAAACAGCAGTGGATGCGTCGCGCCTGTTTGTACTAGTAAGTGCGAATATTGCCACAAACGAGATTACTTTTGCCTCGGCGGAGAAGGGACAAGACGTCGTGCTGCTGCTGTCGTGCGGCGACTTTGTAGATGCAGGGGTGTTCTCGATGGACACAGAGACCTCCGCTACTGGCTCTAGCACCGCAGGTACGGTGATTACTCAAATCTACGAGCCGCATGCGCCGACGCTGTTCTCGGTCCCTGTGGGGTCGGAGCAGTTGCTATTTACGGCGTCTGCGGACGTTGCCCCTGTGCGCCTGTTCCCAAGCGCACAGGAAGTAGCAGGAGAGGATCCTCCGTTGCTGCCACGGGACTGCCGTATCCCTACAGCGCATACGGATGCTACAGCGCTACGGCTGACGTTTACGGAGCAGAATGGCGAGTCCTGGTTCTACCGTGGTCTTGAGCAAGGAGATCTTTTCCAGCTCTTTGAGCAAAAAGTAATGCTCAAGCCCACGCTAGACCCTGTGCCTGGCGGGGCTCTGGAGCGGTTTCCTGCCTTGATCACCACGGCCGGCTCCGCCAGCGTGCGGCTACCTGCACTCTACTCCCCAGAGTTCACATTCCTTACCCCAGCTCGCTGGATGGATGAGGACGTATTTGACTCGTTTGACGTCGTGCAGGTGGGGGACCTCCTCTACATTGAAGAGGGTGACGACACAGGCGTTTACCGTATCAGCAGCCGAGTATCCGCAAGTGAACTAGTGCTAGATAGGCCGCTTACGACCAGCAGCGGCACTGTCTACTTTAGCGGCAACAGAAGCGAAGTAGACATTTCGGACCCGCTAATTACAAACCGCGTTGTTGTACGAAGCGTCGGAGGGACGCTGAACTCTTCGTACGTGGGTAAGTACCTAACAATCTGGGGATCTAACTACGCAGGGGTGGACGGCAGCTACGAAATCACCGCCATCAGCGCCGTGGATGACGGGTACCAGCTTACGTTAGCTTCCGCGGATCTACAAAACCCGGAGATGGGACTTCACTGGGCTATTGTTCGCGCACCAAACACAACCCCTGCCGATTCTGCCTTGGGAGGTAAGACCGAACTTGTAGGCGTACGCCCCTTCCGTATCTATTCTGGGCGCGCAAAAGAATGGCCTGTTGTAGCCGTAGAGCGCACGCTCGATGCGTCTGCTTGCTCAGTGCTAATTTCCATTGCGGAGGAGATTACCTCCTCAGGCGCATCAGATCCTACGGAGCCCACACCCCGCGCCCCGCGTTTTGGGTTCCGCCAACCTTACGGCTTTGTACGCAATAGCGCGCAGCACATCTCCTCCACCGGAATGATGACGCAGCGCGAGGGGACACTCTACTACTTTGACGTGGTAGCGCACTCCCTTGACTCTCGTGACTTGAACAACATTACCCGAGGCACGAGGCTAGAACCTGTATTCGGGACGTATGACTCTGACGGCTACTACCTGACCGTGAGCGACGCGAACTACACGTTCTCTCCGCTGGAGCAGGTGCAGATAACCCTGACTCCTCGTATGCTCCCGGCGGGCAGGGATGACACAGCAGAAAACCTGCTTCTGATTGCCGGTAGGCGTGTCACAGTTCAGTATCAGCTAGCCCCGGCAGTCGCGCAGGTTCAGGATCTTCTGCGTAGCCAGGCCGATCGTGTGCTCTGCGCAAATCCTCTTGCACGTCATTTCTTGCCGTCGTACGTCTCGTTTACGGTCGCGCCCAGCGTAGTAGCCGAGGATGCGCAGCTCATCGCTACCAAGATCTCGGATTACATCGACGGCCTGTCGTCTACTCAGTATGTCGAGCTATCTAAGATCGAGGGCGTGATGCAGTCGGGCGGGATCACGGACTACTCCCACCCGATCTACATGTACGCGGTAGCCCACGACCTAGACCGACGGCTTGTGTTGACAAGGTCGGAGAGCAGGATTGGGGACGTTATAAACCACAACGGAACCAACAAGATCACCTACTACATTCCCGGCCCGTCGGGCACTAGCGCCCCGACTGGAGCAGGCGAAGCAATCACAGTCCTCTCTACTGGGACAGCTACGGCGACTCTACAGTGACCTTCCGGCAGTACCCGCACCTCCCTTGGTACACGAGGCCTTTGCCCCGAAACAGTACTTCGGGCTTGGGGTGCGGCACTGGTTGGAGGTAATTACCGCAGGCCGGGCACGTTACTTGGCGTATCCGAGCCTTCTCCGCGTCGTTCGCCTGAGAAACGCCTTCAATGCTGCTTTTGTGGTCCTTGAGTAAATCAAGCAGAAGATCGGCAGGAAGGGGAGTGAATTCCACTGAAACTCCAATAGAATGCGGTGGAGAGGAGCGCAGATGTCGGTCAGTATCGTACTAGCCCCAGCCGAGTTCGTTACGAGCCCGGGGGTTGCTGTCCGCCTTAACGCGTCGTCCTCGTACGATAGTGGCGGTGAAGTCATCAGTTTTACGTGGGAGTTTACGCAGATCCCCGTAGGCAGCCGCCTTACAGCAGCAGACATCGCATCTGCTGATCTTGAAAACAGCGTCGTCATCTTCACCCCAGACCAGGTGGGGACCTACGTCGTACAGCTGACGATTGAGAACGAAAGCGGCGCAACAGCCGTGGCAACCTCTACGGTAATGAGCCAGTACTCCCTTGGGTTTACCAAGGAGCCTACGACTCCCGATGCGTCGTACGTGTTCTCCCTCATTCCAGACTTCTGGAAGAGCGTCGCAAACAACGAGGTCTTCTCAGTCCTGTGGTCTGGCTATACGCAGGTGGTCGGTACGGACATTTCGCGTGCCTACCAGAACAGCGATGCTAAGTCACTAGCCACAGTCCGAGGCCTGTACGAGCGCCGGTGGCTCCCGTATCACCCGTTCTACTCGCTAGAGGGGGTAAACTACACGGCAATCGTTGGGGACGTTCAAGGCGGCCTAGGTGCGCGGACTACGGATGATTCGCAAGCCGCAACTGCCGTCGTAATCAGCCATCAAGAACTCCTGCTGTTGGGTGACGTACCGTCGGAGCGAGCCGTTGGGCAGCAAGTGGTCATCTCCTCCGGCGGAAACGCAGGAAGCTACTCCGTTCTTCGCGTGAACTCAGACAACACAGGATACGTTGTTCAGCGCAGTTCTTTGTCTCCCGCCGCAGACACCATTACGGCTGGATCAGATCTCTATGGCGTACGGACGTCCCCAGTATTTACCTCTGCAACAGTCGACTTTGTAGCCGCTGGTGTCGTAGCCGGGGATGTTCTTAAGCTCGTAGCAGGGGCCGACTCCGGCTACTACATCGTGCAAAAGGTTGGCCTGGCAGATGGTCTGTTGAGCGACCGACAGGTTCAAATAGAGACCTCCCTGATTCGCAACAGAACCGGACTGTCGTTCACGGTTCTGCGTCCGTGCGCTCTATCGGTAGACTTCCCGGGTGCGGCCTACTCAACCCGCGTCTACCTGCCCACCGCAGAGGCAGACCTAGCTAAGTACCAGGCCCCCACATTCTCGGGCTCGGGAAACGTCCGTGGGTCCTATGAGATCGCGGTCGCACCACGCCACGTCTTTGACTCCATGGTCGGCAAGCAGATCCTTGTCACTTCTGGGCCAGATGGTGGAGCAACTTTTGTAATCAGTGGAATAAATGGGGCAAGAGACGGGTACTTCTTGTCCTCAGCCTTATCGGCTGGGCCAGGGGCGTCCTTCTCTTACGTGCTCTCCGCGCCCTACGAGATCACAGATAGGCTGATAACGGTTGGCGGGGTCACCGCGCCTATCCTCGGAGCAACTCTATCTGGGTCCGACTGGGTAATCACGGTCCCTTCTGAAACGGTGCCTGCGGGTCTGTCCAGCGCAGCGTGGTACATCGGCCACGTATGCACGCTGACGGGGACAGACATTGAAGAGCAAGGCGCAAGCCCTGGGGATGTTCTAGTTCTCACCGCGCGGGAAACACGCACAGGGTACGCAACAGAGATCTCGGCTGCGGTGTTGGGCGCGTATGCAAACAAAGTCATGTTTGCTAACGGCACCCGCATGCCGACTTTGTTTTCCGGCAGCCCAGCTATCTCAGAGTTTACTGATGCGGAGAAGTACAAGTTCTTCAACGACTTGCTCGTTCCGACGGCCTCCTACGATGCGGCAACTGAAACTGTCACGCTATCCCGGGTAGCTCTTTCCGTAGCGGCCGAAATAGGCTCGTTAGCCTTTCAGACGCGCAACTACAATTTGCCCCTCAGCGATGAGACGATAATTACGGCCGATGCCGTGTCAGTCGTAGTCACGCTTGGCGGGTTGCTTCGCAATACGAAGATCAAAGTAGATAACTACCTGCGCAGTGCCCCCGCCTTGTTCGAGTACATACGAGATCCCGTGTTCCAGCAAAATGGGGCTTCCTTCACGGTAGCTGCACAGGACGGCACAACGACAGATCTCGCTCGTGCTCCAGCGGTGCTCCAGCATAACGACGAGTATGTCATCGACTATGACCTAGTTCTAAGGGGCTCCGACGCTTCGGTTATAGCCGGCGCAGACACTGTCACAATCCCAGACATCCGGCTTCTGAGCATCGGCGTCACAGCAGGCGACATGCTTAAGTTGCGGATTGGCTCTGCTTTTGGGAACTACGTAATCTGCAAGGTAACTGGGGAAGCAACGGTTGTGGTTAGGCCCACAGTGGGGGCGTCTACGACCTTTACGGCCACGAAAACGGGGCTTCATTACGAGATCGTTCGCAGGAAGGACTTTAACTTCCTTCGTATGCTGCCAGGGGTGTTCTCCAGTGCCCATGCAGCGCCTCGGCATCTTTGGGCAGAAATCTCCCTATTCGACAACTCACCCACTATTGAAGCCAACTTTGGAACTCTCGTAGGCATCACTAAGGCCGAGCTGGACGCGTACGGTACCTCTCAGGATTCCTACCTCACCGTGGTGCGGGGGCTTGCATATGGGCTGACGCACGGTCCCACCCTACTAAACGTAGTGACCTCCGCAAACTTGTTGCTTGGTGTCCCGGTTTCTCCAAAGACTGGAATTGTCTACGACATAGATGAGGAGTTTTCAGTCTCGCACGGCCGTATGACATTACAAGACATCTCTGACGACGGCATCCCTCAGGCGTCGTATCGGTCGTTCCTATACGCGCGGGAAGGGCACGCAGCTCCTGGGTTCTACGGGCTGGCCGTAAACCCGTTGACCGGTGCCTCCCTGTCCGTAGGGGATGTGGTCTTAGACAATCAGATCCTTTCGAGGGCTGTGGCCGTTACGGATTACGTAGATGATCCGAACTGGTGGCGTCGTTACGGATCGCTGAGCGGAAGAGAGCTAGAGAAGTACCATTCTTGGGAGGTCGTGGGAGACCTACTACAGATCCCGTCGGAGGACTTATCCCTCGTTACCGATTTCATGATGATGGCGCGGCCCGTCTATACACGGCCAAATGTCGTCGGTCTTCTCTACATAGTCGATGACGTAACGGTAGAGGACGACGTCTACTTTGACGGCACACTGCTTCTGTTTGACGATCCCGCGTTCAGCGTAGAGTCTACGCACATGGTGGACGACTACGACGAGAGTAGCGTCTCGCTACGAACGCTAGACGTAGGCTCGTTCGGTACGCGAGTACTGTTCAGGGGCAGGGACCTGTCTACCGTCGGTGGTACGGGCAGTGGACTACTATCCGTGACCTCGGCCCGCGGTGGATTTGTTGAGCCGCTGACCTCTGCCGTCAACGGCTATTTCTCTTCTGTAGAAACGCGAGGTGCTGGGTTTGTGAAGGGTGCGCAAGACGTCGTCAAGTTTCCTGGAGACGTTCTACGCATCCTTACTGGGCCAAATGCAGGAGTCTACGAAATCCAAGAGGTCGTCAGCGACACTGAGTTAGTCGTTCGGGCCTTCGGTACGTACTTCTTCGCGGAAACAGGGGTTGAGGGACCAAACCCAGATGAGGCCTCCCCTGCGGACAATCAAGAGTTCACGATCCAACGCCTAAACGGCATGCTGGTTGCCTATGGCTCCGGTACTGTGCTGAACGGCTCACCCAGCATCTTTGATAACTCCGGCAACTTCATCGTTAACAACGTCACCGTCGGAGATGTTGTGCTCGTCATTGACTCTGTCGGGGATGCGGTCGAGCGTTCGGTGCTGGATGTGGTTCGTGCGGCATCAGGAACGCAAGACTCGACAGAGATTGTTCTTAGCAAGGAGTTCCTCTCCGACGACGTAGTTGAGTACTACGTTTACCGAGAAGCTCTATTTCAGAACCCGTTGCTGATTACCGACAAGGCAAGCACAAACGGGACTTCTGTAATCTCGACCCTTGGGCATCAAGGGTCTTTCCTGCGCGCCGGGGACATCCTTGAGATTGTCATGGGAGACCCCGCCGATATAGGTAAAACGTTTGAGATTGCTGGTATCCCCAACCCCGACGACATTATCGTGCTGCTTGGCTCGCAGACCCTCGCCACCGTCTCAAACGTGGCCATCAAGGTTACTCGCCCTTCGCTAGTCAACGCTGAAGACTCAGACTCCGCACTTGAGACACTATGGACGGGCGAAGAGACTACGTTTGACGTAATGAACCCTGTTGCGATTGTTGTGCCAGAGGGGGTCGTAACTGACGCAGTAGTGAGCGTATCCGCAAGCTCAGTGACCTCCGCGACGGACTTTGCCGCTGCGGGCGTAACCTCGGGAATGCGTGTGCAGTTTCCTGCCTCTTCTCCAAACGCCGGCGTCTACGAGATCGCCACTGTCAGTACGACAACTCTGACGCTGGCAACTCCGCCAAACGCAGATGAGTCAGGTGCCGACCTGACGGTCGTAGAAAACTCCGTCGAGTTCATTGTAGACGGGGTGGGTAACGTCACCTCCGTATCTGGATACAACTTCTTGGGGGATCTCAGCTACGATCCTTTCGTGGCAAGCCTAAGCCCCGGCGACATCTTCGAGTACGAGGGGATTCAAGTTATGATCGCAGATGTCTCTGCGACTAGCTTTCACCTTTGCTGGATACCTCCCTTTGCGGGGACGTATACTGGTCGGGTCTTCAGAACACGAAGGACATGATGGGCGCGTTCTCTAAGTTCCTTGAGGCCCCTAGGGTAGTAGACAGCCTACGCATTGTGGGAAAAGGCCTGCTGCCGAAGACTTCCTCTGCAAAGTACACAATTAACGGCAAACTCCCTACTGCCGAAGACATCATGGCGCGTTTTGGGGTAGACAGGGAATACGCTGACGCGTTCCTCCGGAGAAATGCATGAACCCGCTTTTCAGGATCTTCTCGCCCTCCGTATGGCGCTCTGTCATCCACCATGACCCTATGGTGGAGGGGCGTTTTCGCGCGGAGACACGCGAGGGCGGAAAGCGGCGGCAGGTAGTTGAGGGTAAGAATATCTGGACGCTGACCGGCCGTGAATATCTGGCAGAGATGATTGCCCTTAGCTCCCGCAGCCCGCGCACTACGTTCCGAGAGGACCGCGTCTCGTACATCGGCCTAGGAATCGGCTCGCAAGCCGAAGTCGCAAACATCGAGTCTCTAGTAGACCCAGTTCCCTACGCGACCGCCGAGTTTCTTGCGACTACGCAGACGCCTGCTCTGTTTCCGGCCTCGGGAACCGGAACTCCGATCACAAGCGTTCAGTTTGTGCGCGAGTTTGGAACTGACGAGATCAGCTACGACGGCTCCGCAGTTGTACTGACTGAGGCCGGGCTGTTTACCGACGGGGACCCCAATAATGACTGGGCTCTCGGCTCACTAGACACGACGTTTGCGGTCGCCTCTGGGCGGGCCCCGGTTGCCTACAAGACTTTTGAGCCCATCACAAAGACCACGAGCTTTACCATGCGCGTGATCTGGGAGATTCGATTCGTATGAGCACCCCTTACGTTCGTCGTCCTAACCTCGAAGGAAACACCGATGTCCCTGTCCAGGTGCAGCCGTACCTTCAGGGAACGGTTCGTAAGACCTCTGCGGGAATCGTCCCCGGGTTTGCAGCATTAGTTGCTACTGACGCGGCAGATCTTGTAGTTGAGTCCGATCTTTCAGGCGGAGGGCCGATTACGGTCACATTTACGCCCGGTCACTCCGACCTACTCACGGACATCATCTCGACGATCAATGGGTACGTGTCTGGGGCTGTGACTGCATCTGAGAGAGACGGCTGTCTGCGGATTCAGACGGACGGGGTCGGGGAGACCGTACTGGGCGTCAAGTCCTTTATCCGCGTATATCCAGCCACGAATAATTACCTTGGCACGGGGATTCCGCAGGACTGCGCACCACTTTTCGGGTTTGCGTGCCATCCTGACCCGGCCGCAACGGTAACTGCTGGAGATATAGAATCAGCTGCTACGCGTCCGGTAGAGCAGGGAAATCTTCCTGGTACGCGGTTTGTGGCGCGAGGCGAGGATCGCACGTCGGCGGCGTTCAATCGCGCACTCTCTCAACTTGCCTTGAACGCGGATGTGACGCGTACTGCCGCTGTGCGGGAGGCCTACTACCCCGTTGAGGTTGAACTAGATTTCAACGACGCGTACGCTGCCGGCTGGCTAAGATTCGATGCAAGCGGGAATACCACTCAGATCAAGCTGTCTGCGTTGTCCGACCTGTTCCCACTCCTCACTGGGCGCCTGTACGTAGGAAACCTCTCAAACACCTCTACTCTTCGAGAGATTGCAAAGTATTGGAGTGTGTCTGACGTTGAAGGGCGTGCTCTCTCCGTCTATGACGCGTACTACGAGACTACGAGGACCCTGAGAATCGGTGCGGTTACGCGCGGAGAGCAGGGTTTTGGGCGGATGCACTTCCCCGACGAGGACTCTGCGCCCACTAGCACAGTTCCCGACACGCAATACGTAGTGGCCGACGGCAGGAACGCTCTAGGAGTCTCCCGCCTGAAGCAGCCTACTGCTGCGATCACGGAGATTCGCGGAAGGACAAATGTTGTATGCGGGTCTCTTGCAACCCCGGCTGTCACCCCTACTTCTACAACATCTCCAACGGCAGGCGTTGGATTTAAGTCCCACGGCGTAACAAAAGGCGACATCGCCGTAATTGCAAGTGCGACAGTCACGTCGCCGTTTTGCCACAACGGCACCTACTACGTCGAGGACGTGGTATCCGAGCAGGAGCTAATCCTGCGCCCTATCGCAGACACTGATGTAGAGTCCCTCAACCCAAGCGATGCTGGTTCATTTGGCGAGATCACAATCTACAGCAGCAAGGAGTGGGAAGCAGAGGCCTGGGTCACTCTCGACCCGCCGCTGCCCCGGTTCCCGAACAATAAGCTGGTTATCTCCTTCGGGCTGGAGCGTGAAACGCTTAACCAGCGCGAGGACGTTTACGCCTCGTACACGGACACCTCTGCGGTACCGGAGAATGTAGAGCTTACCGCATTTCAGGGCTTACAGTTCCGCCAGCGGCAAAGCCTTGGCGGGGCGTACGCGGGTATGTCCGCAGACAGAACCGCAGACGCGGGCTCAATCATTAAGGAGAGAACCCGCCCGGTTACCCTTGTTGCGCCAGAGAAAACCCCGCCCTCGGCAGGAACGTACGTGCGGGGTCCATTTTCGGGTAGTTTGCTTGGAGATGGCGTACTAGCTGCTTTGGGGGGTACACCTCCGACGTACGACGACACCTTCACAATTGGCGATGTTGGGCGAGTTGTTAAGCTGTCAGGAGTGGGCGTTTTGTTTGATCAGGAGCCATTCCTGATTACTGAGTTTATTGACGGCGCGCACGTGCGCCTGTCCCCACTTGGCGCGCTGCCAGGAGTAGAGCTTTCTAACTACGGCGCAGCAACATATGAGGTGTACGACGACGTGGTGGACTACCCCACACCGCTCCTAACCCTAATTGCGCCTGAGATGGATCGAGATGGCAGGGATTTGGCCGACGTAGGCGTGCTTTATATTCGCGAACAAAACGATGCAGCCCCTCCGTATATGATGCCCACTAGGCGGCACGGACGGTCCCTGCTGCACCTAGAACGCGTAGCTATCGGGCACAATTCTGGGACTGCTTCAGATCTGCTGTTTAAGCTTATAACAAGCAACACAGCCACGACTGTGACGCTACCTATCAACATAGAGGCGTTTCAAAACATCTTTGCGGTAGAGGGCGGAGACACACGTCCAGTAGAGCCTCCGTACAACGGAGGATCAGTATTCCGGATCATAAACGGCCCTAATGCCGGCTTTTATCTGCTGCAAAAGACTACAAGTGCGGGCGAACTGACACTGCGGACACTGGATGGAGACCCCGTATCTCTAGATACTTCGGTGACCGTTGACCAGTTTGGCGTGTTCTACAACGCGCATGTGTCTATCGGCCACACACTGGCTGGGGCAGGATACGGCGATGTCGCCTACCGTACTGCCAAGCTACGCGTCTTTTTCGACTCACTTGAGCAGGGTGAGGAGGCAGGCGTAGGCCTTTCTCTAGACTGGCGCGGGCAAGGCGCGGGCATAGCTGCGCAACTTAATGATGCCGACTTTGTCGCGTATGACTCCGGTGCTGGGGCTATCGGCTACTTTCAGCACGTAAAAGGCTATGCTCCTGCCCACGGGGAGCTATTTGACCTAAAAGGAGCTACATCAGGAGATTTAGACCGCCGTTCCGTTCGCGGCGGCACATGGGTAGTGGAATCAAATAGCCGAGACCTTGCCGTATTTGGTGTGACGTCTGATACTCCAAACGCGTGGGCAGGCTGGTTTGCGCAGACAGGCCTAGACGGCACCCTAGTGGTCACCAAGGTAGAGCCTTCGCGTTCCTGGGCGTACCATACGGCTCCCGCAAACGGGGCACCGCTGGAACTCGGGGACATGGCCCCCACAGCTGCTCTATCCGTAATTTACGATGGAACCTCTCAAGCCCGAAACGCTGCAATTGACGTAGTAGGGTCTATTTATCAGCGCACTCGTGAGACGGGCAGTGTAGACCAGGGGGATGTGGGCCACGGCGGTATATTCTCTGAGTCGGGGGTGGGAGCTGGGCGTTGGGCACACCCAATTCCGTCCGGTGTGCCCTTTATCGGCATACTTGGTTTAGACGGTAGCCGCCCAACTACTCTCGGAGAGCCAGGAGTGATGTACCCGTACACGGGCGCAGCTCCTGTGAATGCAGCCACCTTACCCCCCGATTATGGTAGGTTTAACCAACCACATAACGGGTTTATTGTGCTTCCCGCTGATGCCCTAGACCGCCCGTGGTCCCGGTGGGTTGGTCAGCGTGCTCATGTAGACTACCCAGGAATTGGTGTTGTAACTCATGAGATTTGCTCAGTAGTCGTAAACGGTCCTATGCAGTACGTGGCGGTGTACAACCACGGGTTCGCTGACCTCCCGAACAATCCAGGCGTAACTGTCTGGATAAGTGGGGAACGGTGGGAGCGTGCCTACGTAAACGTGGCAGACTACGCGTTTGTGGGCACGCACGATACGAGTACCGACTCCGAAAAGGCGTATCTACCCTTTATAACATCTGCAGAAACGCCCAGCGTGTCGCGGGTGCCTACTCCTATTCCGGGGGGTTTTTCGCACCGAGTAGACGGCCTATTGAGTCCGCCTAGGATAGAGGCCGGAACGGCCGGGGTTGGTGTAGGAGCGGTTAACGCACTAAGCGACGCTCCCCTTACCGCTGGTAAATCCTTGGCCGGATATACCGAAACGTACGTCGATAACGTCCACATAGGAGACTGGCAGTACGACGCCGAGGAGCCACGCAGCGGGTACCCGAATAAAGGCATATCAATAGGCGGCATTAATAATAGCCATCCGGGGGTCTTTCCCGTTGACGACGTATCTGTGACGTACGTCAGCCACGGCTGCGATATTGCCGCAGGGTACTCCCCATTATTGGGAGGTTCCCTGCATGTACATGCCAGCGGCGGCACTGGTGACTCCGTCGCACGGGTATGGAGCTACCCGTTTACTCTCTCTGAAAACGTATACGCGGTTCGCGCCCACGTTATCATGAACCCGTACCTTTCCCCGCGACGAAACCTGGTACTCGCTCTTCGTAGAACGGACGGAACTCTTATTGCGGCCTCCCATACTTACGGAGTAAATGGAGACGAGGTTCAGGAGATCGACCATACTTTTGACCTGTGCGATCTTGTACAACGTGGCGGAGATGCGCTGTCTGGTGAGGTAGTAAGCGCGTGTCTTACCCTAGATGTACAAATAAAAGATACGGAAAACCCTGCTTACGTAGTTCATTCGGGGTTTTACCTGATGCAGCTTGCGGCTCGGCCGCTTGCAAAAGTGCTGCGCGCTGGGTCGTTATCCGTAGACGGCCTTATGACGGTTGGGGTGCTGCGGGCTAGCACGGCAGTAAAGGGGTATTCTACAGTAGGCCCTGCGCAGGCCGGGTGGCTTATCAACTCGGAGTACGCTTTAGTAGACGGGGCGGGTAGTACGTCTGTCTCGGCCTACCAAGAGTACGCGAGTCAGGAAGGGCGTACTGGGTTCATCGTAGTGGGAGGCCAGACGTATTCGTTGCTGCCAGAGGCAGGTAGATACTTCAACCGTGGCAGGCACTCAGCCGCGATCGTTGGCTACCATCCGGCATTTGATCCGTTCTTCTTCAGGCACTCAGTCGATATAGCGGACGGCGTAGTACCGGGACGTACGGGTTTTGTGCTACCTGTGGAGATCCCGCACGGTGCGCGTATTGTGTCAATTTCTCACATGTGTAGCCTGCGTCCGTGCTACTCAAACAACGTGGGGTCTGGAGCTACTGCATCACCGGATCATTCCGACTTCCAAGTATGGCACACAGATCCGTTTGCTTCGAGCGCCATTCCGACGACCGCGGATAATAAGCCTGATTGGGATTCATCCGAGGGGTACAGGATAACGCTCTTCCGACAAAATTGTGTACCCTTCGACGTGGAAATGGAGCAGTTTACTACGTCAGGCGCACTACCCGAGGGGTTTGCCGAACCACTATGGACAAAGATCATCGACCTATCCTCCACAACCGAGCCAGCTGCTGCCGACCTAGAAGAGCACTCAATTAAGGATTTTTCCGCCCTGTTTGATACGTCTGCCGCCACAATCCCCGCCTACTTGATCGCAGACCGCCGGCAGTACGACTACTTTGTAACAATAGAGTTCTATATAGGTTGTCGGGTAAACAACAGTGGCGTCTACGAGTACCGTACGGGATTCTCTCCCGTACCTACCACGCTATCCCTAGCTAGCGGGGCGGAGATCGGCGCCACACCTACTGGAGAGTTCCGTAGTGGTGTGTTCTCTGAGGAATTCCCTAGACCCCCCGTTTTTAAGTTTAGAGGACTTCGTGTAGGCTGGGTAAACGACCGGGTAGGTAACGGAGGATGGGGATGAGTGGAATAGACGGGCTCCTGACTCTGTTCGGTAGCGAGGCGTTTCTCATGAACTGCCTCGCTACTTACGCCGTAGTCCACGTTGCCCGCGCAAATACGTCGGTCATCTCGGTAGAGAACCGGCGCTGGGCCAAACTTGCTATCGACGTCGCCAACCTCGTGGTTGGCGTGTCGGTATCCTTGATGGTGAAGTACTCCGACAGTCCGGCAACCAACGTAGTTGTTGGATTAATCGCAGCACTATTTTCTGCGCAAGTGTACAACACGGTGAAGCGGTATCTGCCTGAGAAGTTAGGCGGAGAAAACGACGCAATCATCGTTGAGCGCGAGGAGCGTCGTCGTAGGAAGACGGACTCCGCAGGAAACTAGGCCATGATCATCGTCCACTCGTCTGCGTTCAGCCCCAACCAGGTGGCCGCCTTCATGGCGGCTCACATGGACAGACTCTCTGCCACTTACATAACGCAGGCCGATATTGACGCAGGAAGAAGCACCGACGGCGTCACATGGGTCTCAGACCTCATTGGCGTGCTAGCAGACGAAATCGCCAGTGTGGTCGGTGACAAGGTCTGCCTTGTCGCGCATACCTCGCATTTCGACACGCCGTACCCGGTCCTGCGCGGGGTGCTCATCGCCACGTGCCATGGGGAACTGGCGGACGTAGAGGACATCGTGATCCACGCCGACTATCGTGGGTCGGGCGTAGGTCGCGCATTACTCGATAAGTTTTGCAACATTGCAAAGTCACGGGGCTGCGTAGAGGCCGAAGGGCACATAAACCCGGGCAACCGCGGATCGCTTATTGCCGCGCAGTCCTGGGGATTTGAGCACGTGGGCGACACACGAGTCATCAGGAAGCTAAAATAAAAGCCCCTCCGTAGAGGGGCCTTGCTTCAACGACGCCCGAGGGCCTCTTCGACAATGCGCAGTCGGTAGATCTGCTGCACCATCCACTCCCTCGACTTGTCAGGATCAAGGGAGATACTCAGCTCGCGGTAAGCAAAGTCGGATAGTTCCTCTTTGCTCATCCCATCCAGCTCAGACGTCTCCATGTACACGAAGGCCCCGGAGGTATCCGGTTTCTCGGGGGCCTCCGGGGCTACGTCAGGGCTATTGCCCCGGTTAGCGCAGGAACTGCGACCAGTCGATGTTCTCGATGCTCTCGCCGTCCTCGTCGCCGCTGGCCGTGGCGTAGAGGAAGCTGAGCGCGCCAACAATTGCGGAGATCCGGTCATCCTGCGTGCCAAAGGCATCCTCAACGCGCTTGACGCGCGTGTTGAGGTCCTTGACCGCAGTGTTGATCAGGTCGCTCTGCTGCCCGATCACATCGATGCGCTTGCGGAGATCCTCAAGGGCAACGAGCACAGGGCCGAGATCGACGGCTGCGGTAACCGCAACAGGCGCCGGAGTCTCCGTAGTCTGGACAACCTCAGCCTGCTGCGTCACAGGGCCGCGGCGAAGCGGGACCTTGGGACCGGCCTTCACGACCTTCGAGAGCACGGGCTCCTCGGAAGCAACCGGCGTCTCCTCAACAACTTCCTCAACGGGCGCAGGCGTCGGTGCCGCCGAGCCGGGGGTCTTGGGCTTCGGCGGACGGCCGGGGCCGCGCTTGACAGGGGCAGGTGCCGCCTCCGCCTCGGGCTCAGCAACAGGCTTCGGCGTAGCAGCCTTGGGGGCTGCGACGACAGGAGCGGGAGTCGCGGGGCGGTTGCCGCTGGTCACGTCGGCGGCGAGAGCCTGGACTTCGTCGTAAGACATCTCTGCGATGTTCGGCACGTCCTGCTTGATCAGCTCCTGGAGCTGCGGGACAGTCATGCGGATCGCATCCAACTCCTTCTCGACCTTGCCAAGGGCCTTGGCAATCTGACGGAGGGGAAGGCGGAACTTGAAGGTTTCGGTGGTGTCAGCCATTGGCTTATCTTTCTCCGGATGATGGGTAAGCAGGGCACTCGGCCCGAAGTCACAAATTGCTCTCTCACGTGCGTAGAGTGTTCCTAGGTCCGTGAGTGTGAACAGCGCGCAGATAGGGCCGTCAAAGACCATCTCTGTCGTCACCGACTCGCACTTACGGAGCCTGGAACACTCAATGCACCTCAAAGGATGTCTCCGTCAAAACCCTTCCAACAGCGTTGAACGATGATGTTGGGACACCCGTACGAGACGCATTTACCGGTGCACCCCGGTAATTGAGTACGTAACCTTCTCCAGTTCTTCTCGATATGCTGCTGCATCATTTTTCTTTTGCCCTCAAGAGGGCACTCGATTTCCGATGGGTCAGCAGAACCCTCAAGCACTGCGTAAATCTGCTCACGGTCTTGAGTACGCCCGACGCTCCCGAGACCGGCAGCGCGACACGTCTCCACAAGTTCCGTGCGGTTCAGGTCGTCGATGCCACTCATTACGGCCTCGCTAGGAACGCAGCAGGGATGCCGAAGTCGGCGGGATTTACTTCCTCAAGGTAGAGAACCACTCGCGGATTTGTAGGGTCCATTGCTTTCACTAGGGTCAGTTCCATAGTGAGGGAGTCATCAAGACCCAACGCATCCGCAAGACAGTCTTCTATGAGCTTACGCCGGTTTCCGGCGTCCATCTTCTTATAGACGGTTTTCGCCCCTCTTTTACCGTCGCGCCCAATTTTTAGCCATCCCTCATTTACCAACGTCTCGAAGTAGAAGACGATGGTGAGCCGATAGGCCGCACAGGGGGTATGCCCCTGGACGAATTTCTGAATGGGCAGGAAGTAATTCTTATGGGCGTGCGCCCGGAAGTTCGAGCGAAACTGCTCCGCTTCCTTGCTGTAGACCTCCCCGCCCTGCCGCCGATGCACCCGAATGTGGTTGTCACTCGGCGGCAAGTTGGGAAAGTGGATTTCAAGGTTACGGGCGGGCAAAGGGATTTCGGCCATTGTTCATCCCCGTCACACGACGGCCACCCTCCATCTCCATCTTCTTCGTCTCTAGGTGACGAGAAAGAATTCGGAGATCTCGGCTGGCAGCGTCAACCATCCCATTGATGATCTCGTAGTACTCCGTTGCCTCAAGCCACTGGGCGTTGGCCTCGATGTACCGCGAGTCGCAAATCGTGGAATCGTCCTTGTCATCGTTATTGCCAATTTTCGACTTGCGAACCTTGGCCTTTACGAGGCGCAGACGCTCCTCCGCGTTCATCTTTTCTGCCTTGGCAAGCGTAGCCTTCGCACCCAAGAAGTCTGCGTGAGCCGTCATCATCTCGAACAGCTCACCGATCTGCTGGTTGTTTAGGCTGGCCCAGTTCGGCGGGAGGCGACCATCGAAGTACTGGTTGCCGCGCTTAGGACGAGTGTCGTGCGGGCGCAGCCCCTCGTCCATGACGCGCAGAAGTGCCTTCTCCGAGGCCTCAAGGTACCGGTTCAATCCCTCGTCAAGAGGCGTATCGTAGAGATCCGCCTTTCCGGGCTCGTCAACGACGAGTGCCCGTGCTCCGCGTGGCGGCATTAATTACCTCGAAAACGGGTTGCGGGATCCACCACCAAGACGCTGAGAGCAGTGCTCGCGGTAACCGCAGCCCTTGCACTCATACTTGCCGGCATCAGCAATTGGCTCAGTGCCCGTCTCAAGTGCCTTCTCAAGCGGCTCGATCTTGTCGCGACGCCAGTTCTGGTACACCCGCTCGTCGTACACCATCGGGTACTGCTTCATCGAACCGGTTCCCTTGTCCACGTACAGGAAGCACATGAACGGGACATTCAGGGCTCGGCAGTAAATCGAGGCCTGGAGGATGTGCTCCTCCTTTGGCTTCGAGAGCTTGCTGTACCCATCCGAGCTGATGGTCTTGATCTCGATGACGTAGGTGTGGTCTACCTGCTCCACGACACCGTCAGCGTGGCCGTTCTCGATGAACGACTCCGGCAGGTCAACGGTTACTTCATCCGCAAAGTTATTCGGAAGGGCGCGATGAATTGCCTTCTGAATAGTTGCGTGGATTGCATGGCCGATATCGAAGATGAACTGGAGTTCGGGAGAAATCTCCTCCTCTCCTTCGATCTCAGCAAGCACGTCGTAGTACAGCTTCAGGCGGCAGCGGTGTGCCGACGACGGGTGCACGGTTCCGATGCTACGGAAGTGCGGCTGAATCTCGCCCTGTCCGTCACAGGCCTTGCACTTGTGCGGACGCGCGTTGGCGACTACGGCCTCAAACACGTCACGGGTCATGCTCCGGCGTCGGCCGTCTTTCGACAGCTGGCGGTAGACCAAGCCCTTCAGGTCAATTCGGTTGAGCACGGATTCAACGTCAGCGGGCGTTGCGTGCTCTAGGTCAGCAATCGTGTGGATGTTCACGTTTTGTCCTGCTTGTAGGTTTCAAGTAGCTCTTTGAACCAGGCGTCCGGGAGTACCACGTACTGCTCGTATTTCCCGGCACGGTCTTGTGGCCGGAATTCGATAGTAAATGCGGGGATCTCGCCGTCGTTTGCCTGCGCGATGAGCTTGTGTAGGTCTTCTAGTTTTAGCGAAAAGGACTTCTTCTCTGTGCTCTTGCACTCCATGCGGAACCCTTCCCCCTTAACATCGCCCTTGTCGACTGGGGTAGAGCCGGAGGCGATAGTGCGGCGGCCTTCATACCGCTTCGCATTTATCTTCTCCTGCCTGTCCGAAATCGTACGGGTGGGACGTGTAAGAGGAGGAGGGGCCGCATCCTCAAGTTGAGATGGCCGGAGAACGCTCCCGCAGCCACCACAAGAGAATGACGACCCGCTCCAGTGCCGCAGGTCCGTGCTCCCGCAGTTAGGGCAGCACTTCTGCGCCATTAGTCCATGTCCTCGTCAGTGTAATTGCACTTGATGCCCGCCTCGTGCAGCGTGAGGCGTTCAATCTCGGCAAGCACTTCGGGGCCAAGCTCACGAACCTTTTCCGTGAACGCGTCGATGCCGCGCACAGTGAGGTCCCCGAATTCGTACATCGCACCGTTCTTGCTGACCACGTCGTAGTCGGCAGCAACGCGGATGGACTCCTTCACGCGGTCAAACCCGACGAGGGAGAAGATGAAGTCATAATTGCCCTTGCCGCCTTCGTGGCCGCCGGCCTTTTGCTTCATGATCTCGTACTCGATGGTCTTTCCGATGCGAACCTGAGACTCGCCGATCTTCTTGTTCACATAAGCAAGCCGACGTAGCTGGATGGTGACCCAGCGTGCGTGCTTGAGTGCGTGGCCGCCTGCCTCAATCGTGTCCGGAGAAAACGGCGTAGCCTTCTTCATGTTGTCTCGGACCTGGTTGATGCCGAGGATGCATGTGAGGTTGGGCATGCCGTTCTTGTCGGGAGCAGTCGCAGCATTGATGCGCTTCGCAAACTGGCTGTTCACAATCGACGCGCCGCCTGGGCGGACGTTGTCCTCAAGTGTGTTCTGGTCTTCGAGTTCCGTCAGCATAGAGCCGAAGGAGTCGATCATCACCACATTGAACTCGCGCGAGGCGACCATCTCCGTAGCGATGGACAACGCACGCTCTGCCGTGTCGGGCGGACAGACCACGAACTCCCCAATCTGGTCGGAGAACGCGGCGCGCTCTTCGGCAGAGAAACGGAAAGACTCGTCCTGCCTAGATGCGGCCTCGGCACGCTCGATTGAGCGAATTTCCTGTGGCGAAAGTGCGATGCGAACACCGCAGTCACGCGCAAAGAGCTTGTCGTACGGCATCTCAAGAGAGACAACGCCAATGCGACAACGATCACCAAACAGGATCTGCTGGTTCTTGATGACCTGATTGCAAAGCCAGTTCTTGCCGATGCCTTCCGGAGCAACAAGCATCGTCATGCCGCCGGCGGGAAGCCCACCGCGCAGATCAATATCCAACTTCAGGATGCCCGTGGGCAGACGACGCATCGCCCACGGCATCGTGTACTCGTCGCCCTTGAAGATGCGGCCCGGATACTTTGTCTTTAGGGTGTTCATCAGGTTTAGAAAACCTGTGTTGTCCGCGCCGCGAATGGGCTGTTCCGCGCGAGTGGACTCTGCTTTCTTACGAGGGGGCACGTTTCCTCCGAATGGGAGGGACGGCTCCTACCGACGGAAGTCCTTGTTGATCTTCCGAGGTTCCCACGGAGCCGTCCCGCAGGTGGGACAGTGGGGCGTCTGGTAGCGGTAATCCACGCTCTTGCTGCCACAGGACGGGCAAGGACGCCCGGCCAAAGATGCAACCTTCGTGGCCTCTTCCTCAATCACTACTGCGAACTTGTCCATCGGTTACCTCGGAGCCCCACTGGTTCAGGAGCTTTCGCAAGCTCACGTAGGGCCGTACATAGAGTACTAACCGTTTCACCTTTCGGCGAGGTTTTCCGGGAGCGGCAACAGACAAGGTTCGTTCTTCCGTGTGGACACGGAAAAGTGTGCGGAAAACAATTTCTTCTTGGGCAACGAGGGCGTCCCGGAGCACCCGGATCTGCGCCTGAAGCAGATGCCTCACCGTGGGCTCCGGGTACCCAGACTCCTTCACCATGCGGCGAATGAGTTCTTCGTGGGTCATTTTGCCTCACCCCAGGTCTTCGCAGCGTGGATCGAGACGGTCAGGGGAACCGACAGATCCTCGTCAAAGGGATGCTCCATCAAGAACTTGATGCGCTCCTTCGCCGCAGCCACGTACTCAGGGATGTCAGGAACCTCGAAAACCAACTCGTCGTGGATCTGCAAGAGCATGCGCGCTCCGAACTCTCGGAGGTAAGGATCGCGCTCGCACTTGAGCATCGCAGCCTGTGCAACGTCCGCAGCAGAACCTTGGATGCGGGAGTTGAACGCTTGACGCTCAGCCTGAGAAGCCACACCGCGGTCGTCGGAGATAATGTCCGGCAGACGACGGAACCGGCCCGTGATCGTCTGGACGTACAGCTTCTCTGCGCACTCTTCGTGGGTGGCGTCAATGGCTTCCTTGAGTCCGGGGTAAACCTCAAACACGCCGTCAATAATCGCCTGCGCTTCGGGACAAGTCTCGCGAATCTTTCCATTACGCTGCTTCGTGCGAACAATCGGCTTTCCTAGCTGCGTGCCCAGCTTGGCCGCTCCGATGCCGTAGAAAATGCCGAACAGTGCGCTCTTGTTGCCGGAGCGAATGTCGATCAGCCTCTCCTGCTCTGGAGTCGGGTTGTCCGCCTTCTTTGCTGCAATGAAGTCTGCGTACGGAATTCCGGTAAGGCTGGCCGAGGTCTTGGAGTGAACGTCCAGTCCCTGCCGCAGCGTGTCGATAAGTACCTCGTCCCCACTGACGTGCGCCGCAATCTTGACCTCAAGCTGATCGTAGTCAGCCACGATCAACGTCATGGGCGTATCGTCGGGGAGAATCGGCACGGGAATATCCGCGACCTCTGGCATGCACCAGGCAGGGTCACAGTCGCCCCACTTGCCGGCAATGAACAACTTGCGAATGACGCGACCCCAGTCTCCCTTTGCGGGGATGTTCTGTAGGTTTGGATCACCGGAAGAAAGGCGGCCAGTACGCGCGCCGTGTGCCTTCAAGTCGGTGTGGATGCGGTTGCGGAAATCGACCCACTGTGGAAGACCGGAGAAGTACGTACCCTCCAGCTTGCTCAACTCTCTGTGAGCGATGATTTCTTTCGCGAGGAAATTGCCCCGCTCTGCCCACTCCTCAAGTGTCTCGGCATCGGTGGACGGAAGCTTTGTTCCTGTCTCTCCGCCGCTCGTCCATCGCTTTGGGGCATCCCCAAACGGATCAAACCACCCCGTGCTGTTCTGCGTGTAGAACAGTTTACGAAGCTGGATAGGGCTGTTGAGGTTTACATCCGGGTTTTTCGTCAGCTTGACGACCTTCCGCTCGATGGCCTCAATGTCCTTCTTCATCTGCACCGCGTGTGCGTTGATCTGATCGAGGTCGATGGCGAACCCACGACGCTCGCAGTTCCAGAGAACGCGCAGGAACGGGGCAGCAACCTGTTCGTACCGTTCTCGGGTATTTCGACCCTCACCCTCATCAATTGCGGCAAGCTCCTCACGCAGAACGGTGGACAACTCGTAGGAGGCCCAGGCGTCAAGCGAGGCATAGTCCGCCACCGACAGCGTAAGCATGTCGAGCGGATCGTCGTCCACCTGAACACGCTTCATCAGCGCGTACTGGAGGACATGCGCCATCTCTGAGGCGATTGCAGACGTATTCGCCTCAAGCTCCTTCTCTGCTCGTGGGAAATCCACAGGAGACAACGGGACGCCAAGAAGGGCAAATGCTTCTACGACCGACCCGTACTTCTTTACCGTGCTCTTTTCTACCAACCCGTGAAGGCGGGCCATGGAGAGCATCTTCTTGATGGGCAGAGGTTCCCCGCTCTGGCGCGCAAGGGACAGCTTCTTAAGACTGTCCATCACTTCCTCATCGCCAGAAGCGCGCTTCAGGGTAACGAGGATTTCCGCAGCCTTCTCATGGTCCTGCGCCTCAATGACATCGTGGAAAAGACAGACGGCTGCCACCTCGTCATTCTTCCTTCCAAGCTTTCCGAAGACCTCGGTAAACGGGGCCATCCGGAGGCCGAGGAATTCCTTGGAGCACTCCTTCAAGCCGTGCTGGCCCATCCGGTTCTCGTCGTAGTGCCAGCTCATGTGAACCGTATCTACGATGTGTCCCTGGACCAGAATTCCGTGGTTAGCCACCATGTGCATGTCGAATTTCGCATTCGACATACGCTTTTCAATTTCCGGATCCTGCAAGATTGGCGCAAAGACGTCCAACAATTCTACTGGCGCAGCAATACGACTCGACCCGTCCGAGAACGAGAAGAACTTGATGCGTGCCTCGGTCTTGCTCAGACCCGTAGTCTCAGTGTCGAAGGCGACAGAGTCGCAGGCAGCGTAGCGAGCAGCCCACTTCTTTGCCTCTTCGAGCGTTGAGACGTACACAGGGTCCGGCGTGCGAACGAACTGATACCCGTGCGTGCTCATGCCTACCCTCCGAGATAAAAAATGCCGGTCTTTCCCGGCTGTCAGCACTAACTGTGCAAGTTGCTAATCAGCGTCCGAAACGCTTCACGCCGCCGGCCGGGCCGTTGCCCTGCGCGCCGTAAGAACGCGTCTGTGGCTTGGCGGGCTCTCCAAAGGGATTGTTGATCCCAAGGAGCGACGACACGTACTGACTGTCGGAGGCTGCAAAGACCTGCTCGAAGTCGAACTGCGTCATCGAGCCCGCGACGTTGTCGGCCCACACAGGGGTCACGCCTTCGGCACCAACGTCCCAGTCCTTCACAAGGGCGTTGTTGTCCGCGAGCGTGAACTCCGTGAGCGGAACGATCTTCTCGACCATGATGGTCGAGGCGGTGTTCTCGCCGTGCTTGCGGACATACGCAACCACGTCAAACACGCTCATCGGCGACGGCTCCTCGCAGGAGTCACAGATCGTGATGATCTTCGTGAACCCGAGGTGGCCACAGGACGAGCAACGCTGACGGCTGCCGGAGTACTCGTTGACCTGCTTGGCGGTCATGTTCGAGTTCTCCACGTCGCACAGCAGCTCGTCGCAGCTCTCGCAGTGGAACGCCGTCGGAGCAAGAGACCCGCCGCAGAAGCAGAGCTTCGAGGCAAGCTCGTCAATCGCCATAAGGGCTTCAAGGTGGTTGCGGCCCAGGTCGAGGTACTTCCGGCGGAACAGCGACACGTCACCAGAGGCAACGGCGGCTGCGGGGTTTGCCATGATGTCCTTACGGTCCTTACGGCCCGTAACCTCGTTCCAGCCCATCACCGCGTCGCCACGGCGATGATCCTTGCCGTCCTCACTGTAGGTAACAACCTTGCCGTCCTTGTCCTTGATCGGCTCCTTCCGGTAGATCGAAAGATGCAGGACGTTCAACGCGAACTTGTCGCGCGTCGTAACGCGGGGGTCGCCGCCGTCCTTGGCGTAGCAGCCAACGCACTCGTGCCCAGAGCACGGGATCTCTCGGAAAGAGCCAGGACCAGAGGCCGCCAGCTTCAGCGAGTGAACCGTGTGCGGGTAGTAGGCCAGCTCACCCTGCTGCTTGCCACGGGGATCCTCGTACTTGCCGCGAAGAAGGAGGATAGGCGTCGCCTCATCCTTCGGCACGTCGAGGCGGTCGCGGAAAGAGCCGCGCCATCCCTTGCCATTCTTTTCCTTGCGCTCTCCCATGACGGAGTTGCGAAACGTACTGCGCATGTTGTTTGCTCCAGATAGATAGGGACAAAGCCCTGTGTACAGCGTCCTGCAAAGCTTCGGTAGATAGCCCATCGGGCTGCTGAACTTCAGGCGGATACCGCATAACTAGGACGCGGGCTCCACTAAGCCTATAACCGATTCGCGCCGTGCCTTTGATCCCTGCGGGATTATTGTCGAGGCATAGGATGATCGGCCCGCCAAGGCGTTCAAGGAACATCTTCTGTACGTCGGTCATGCTGGAGCCCATGAGTGCGACGGTGTTCGGAAACCCGTTCTGTACCATCCAGAGGCAAGCCTTGAATCCCTCTGTCACGTAAACAGGCGGGCGATCAGGATTGCCGTAGACGTTTGGGTACACGCGATCCCACCGCCAGAGATAGTGCCCCTTCTCGATGCGGTAGTTGCGAAAGCCTAGGTCTTGCAGCTCTCGCTGGTAGACCTTGTACTTCTCAAGAGCGTGGCCCGTCACATCTCTGCCAGAGATCCCAGCCAGGGTCCCGCTGAGGTCGCGGATCGGGAAGGTGATCCTCTGTTGCTCCTCGTCAAACCCCACGTCGTGCGTCCACAGAGTCTCCTCTGTAAACCCTGCCTCGATGAGGTTGATAGGGCACTCCTCGTACAGACCAAGAATCTTCTCAGGCAGAGGATAGGGCGTCTGAAATAGCCCCCGTGCCTGTGTAAGATCCTGCTTCTTCTCAACCGGGGTTAGGTGCGGCTTTAGCCGCTCCATCATCGAGTCGACGCGAGGACGCGGCACGTCGAGAAGTTTCAGGAAGGTGGGAAGCCCTCCTCCGCCACAACCTGCAAAGCAGTACCACATTCCTGTGGCTGCGTTGAAGCTGAAGGAGGGCTTACTCTTTCCTGCCTGCTCTCCGTGAATCGGACAGAACCCGATCCAGTTGTTGCCGGCTCCTTTCTTTAGCCCCGGTACGTACTTCGAAATCTCGTCGACGACCGGGCCTTGGTTCATACGCGGAACATGGGCGTCCTAGGCGGACGCTTCTGTCCCGGCGCAAGGCGATTATTCCCCTGCGCAGCACCCGGCCCCTTGCTGTCCTCTTCTTGGTCCATCGCACGCTTGTCGCGAAGGAAAGCCGCGACATCAACGCTAGTCTGGAGCAAGGAGAAGTCAGTGCCCGGAACCGCGTTGATGAGAAACGGGTTGAGCTGCGCCTCACGCATACCGGGAAAGGTAAGCATGACTGCGCAGCGTCCGTTCGGCCCACGACCGCGGAAGCATCGCATGACAAGGTCGGCATCCTGACCAATCGCGTCAGAGCCAGCCAACTCGGAGAGGTCATCTCCGTGAGACTGGTTCGCAGTACGGTTGGCCTGCGTCGTGCCGAGAACGGGGACCTTCAGAGCACGAGCCATCAGCTTCAGGTCTTGGCTGATGTGAGCGATGTTCTTCCAGTCCGCCGTACGCGTATTCGTGCGGCCGTCTCGCATGAGGTAGAACGCGTCTGCAATTACAAGGTCGGCACCGAAACGCTCTGCCTTTGCAGCCAGTGCGTCAACCGTGCCACCCTTCTTGTCGGCGTCACCCACGAACATCAAGGACCGCTTGCGCTGCCCGTTCTGCGTGGCGTTCTCAAGGTTCGTCAGCTCCTCAAGGAACTCGAAGAACTCCTGCTGCTTCTGCGGACTGAGCTTTGCCGTGCGGAGAAGCTCGTAGTCAATCTTGCAGAGGATCGACGCCGAACGGCGAAGCGTCTGCTCCTTCGACATTTCCTTCGAGTACACGAGGACGCGGCGGTTGCTTTCGTAGGCGTGAACGCCCATCGCCAGCGCGAGCCAGGACTTCATGTTCTTGGGGCGGCCGTAGAGCACGAGCAATTCTTCAGGCTGCATACCGCACGTTGCAACGTTCAGCGGGTCCCACGGGTACGGAATACCCGTGATGCCTCCGGCAAGATGCTTTGTCTCGTACTCCTGACGGAGCAGAGCAGCAGAGCCGGCCATGAGCAGGCCGTCGGTGTCTGCGGACTGCGAGTTCAAGTCGCGCATGCGGGGCAGAAACGCCGTGAGGACGAGGTAGGGATCTTCGCCCGCGTCCAGCAACTCCTGCACCTCAAGGCTGACCATCGTCAGCTCCTCTCGCATCTTGTTGGAGAGGATTTCCTGCGTCAGCGCCTCGATGCTGTTCCGGCTCGGGCGGTAGTCGAAGTTCGGAAACTTGCGACGAAGCCGCTCCTTGTCGGGAACCTCACCGGGGTGCGCCGGGGAATGAAACTCGTCCCACAACCACCGGAAAACCGTCTTGGCCTCATCCGTGGAGAAGGTCTCCTGGTTGATGCCCTTCTTTCGCACCGTACTGAAGTCAGCGCGGTCGATAATATTCGAAATCAGCTCGAGTTCGACGTTCACTCACAGCTCCCAGTCGGGTTCGGTTTGCATGGGTTCGGCAGGAATAGGCGAAGACGACAGCCCAACCGCAGAGTTGATCCTGTCTTGAATCGCCGTTGCCAAGCCGTCCGCCAGACGAAGAAGGTCCTCGTCGGCGACGCTCGTTGTGCCCGCACCGACTGACCCGGAGAACTCCTCGGTGGCGAGGTCAACAGTGTATCCCACGCGAACGGCGATGAGACCATTCGCGTTGCGGTGCACCGTAACTTCGTTGAGAACCAAGGTTACAGGCGCGTCTTTCGGAATGGGCTTCATCGACCCCTCACCTGCTGGTAACGCTCCCCTGCAAGAAGGAACGCCTCGTGCACAAAAGCCGCAGCTAGGTCCGACGCCTCGGCGTAGGCCTGCTCAACGGTGTCCGTGTCCTGCCGACAGGCGAGAGACACGGAGGCAAACGCCCCAAAGCCACGACCGTAGTCGTTGTCCTTCATCTCCATAGAGATGGTCACTCGGGCAGCGCCCGTATCATCAAGACCCTTCAGAGAATCCTTCGGCATATGTACGTCCTCCGCGCTTAGGTCACGTTCGGCAATAAGGTCAGGCTGCCCCGGCACGCGCACGTCGTGCCGGAGCCTCCCCACAATCACTGCTTGAACCGAGACGGCATGTAGACGCGGGGAGTGTCCTCCTCAACGCGGACAAACTCGGAGTACTCACTCTGCAAGTCGGAGGGCAGACGGGCCAGCTGGTCCGTGTTGACCTCGAAATACAGAAGGCCAAAATCCTCAACAAGACGCGTCAACTCCCCGCGAGCGCGGGCCTTCTCGATCAGGTTTGCTCGATCAACAACCGTCTTCTTGTACGGCTTCACCTGAAACGTGAACCCAGCAGCCTCAACCGTCTTCTTTCCCTGCCGCAGCAGATCCTCAACCGTCTTTCGCTCGCGCGCGATCTCCGCGCCAAGAAAGTCGATGCGCTCGAAGTCCTCAGCATGCTGCTCACGGATCTCGTTGAGGATCAGTTCCTTCTCTTCGGTAAACTCGACCAGCTTCGCGATGGCCTCGGCCATTTCATCGGTCATTTTTGATACCCCTCTGGGCGGTGTGGAAAAGACTGTCCAAATGCGTCCTTGTACTCCGCGTCAAGCAGAGTGAGCGCCTGCTTCAAGTCTTGCAACGTCTTGTAGGTGTCTCCCTTTTTCTCGGCGACAAGAGACTGGTCACCCTTCTTCAGCAGAAAACCGGGAGCAAGGAGGGCCATCATCGGGTACCGCACCTCCGTCCCAGAGATGGGGCTAGCTACGGTGACATCGAAGATGCTACCTCTTTTGTCCGTAATCTGGACTGTTTTGCCGACCACGGCGGATGCCGCCGTCTTGCCGAGGGCGATGATCAGCAACGGGTCTACAGCGTAGATGATCCGCTGTAGGCGATCGTTGCAGGCCTCGATCTCGACGTTAGTCGGGGTACGCCCCTCTGGGGTTCGACAACCGACTACGTTCGTCCAGAAGATATGGCGGTCGAGGTACTCCCTGAGGTCAAGGAAGTACCCCTCGTTATCCTCCGTGTCGTAGGAGCGGAAGCGCAGCATCTCTTCCGTGTCGGGCCACACCATCGCAAGCATGTCCATCAGGAGACGGCCAGACTTCCCGAGAAACGGGATGCCCTGGTTCTCGTCTTCCTCAGACGGAGCCTCTCCTACTACGAGGATGTCCGCGCTCGCACTTCCGCTGCCGAACACGACCTGAAGACGCCTCTCGCAGAGTCCACAAGCCGCACAGTCCGCGTATTTCTCAAAGGTATCTTCAAGGGCGGAGATACCGCTCATCGGTAGTTCACGCCGGGTGCGGGAAGCACGATCCCCGAACGTCCCGTCATCGCGCGGTAAATGTCGATGAAGTCCTTGTGGTCCTCGACAGAGAAATGCGCGCACGGGGGAAGCCAGATCGTCATTGGCTTGTTTGCCGGTACTATCGGACTGGGAGCGACCTGCATCACTGGAGCGCGTGGGTCGCCCGCCATCTGGATCCGTAGCTCAATCGCGTCAAGGACATTGATGCCCCTCTTCATCAACTCCTCGGTGCTGTGGGAATCGGGCCAGAGCCCGAGAAAGCAGCGGCTGTTGTACATGAAGACCGTCAGGTTCTTCAGGTACGCCCCATCGGATTGCGTCGTTTTTGATTCCACGTAGAGTTCCTGAACGGGTAGTTCTTAGATTTCAAGTAGTTCAAGACGCTGTAGGTAAGGCCCTTGCACTCATCGATATTCCTGTCGAGGAAGATGATGACCTCGGGCGTCTTCTTTCCCTGCGCCGCTCGCTGAACGCGGCCGATGGCCTGGCGGAGTTGCGGGGCCTCCGCATAACCGTCTGCCGCTAGGGGCGTTAGCATGAACAAGCAGTCAAGGTCTTTACGGTTGTAGTTCTCGGTCGCGACCCCGAACGTCGCAAAGACGATCTTGCTCTTGTTCAGCTCCTTCAGTCGTTCCTCGCTTGGCGTCTCACCGGTAATGAGGCCGCTGCCGGGAAACATCGCGGACAAGGTCTTCACGTGCTCGACGCTATGGCTGAGCGCGTAGATCGTCCGGCCCTCAGCTATGGCTTTGGTCAGCCTCCGGCTTATAGCCGCATTCCGCTCCGTATTCTGGGCCAACCAGGACTTCAGCATGGCAAGGTTTCGCTGCTTGCTGCGGTCCTGCACCAGCTTCTCGTCAGCGTCCGTCAGCTCCGTATCCAGTTCGATGACCTCGATCTCGGGGATCATCTCCTGCGTGTCGTCGCTGTAGACGATGGGGCCGATATGGGAGAGGAACACACCCTCGTTTCGGTCTGTGCGCTTCGGAGTAGCGGTGAGTCCGTACCGATTTCCGATGCACAAGTCGATGCTGCGGGCGAACCACTCTGCGCTCATGTGGTGGCACTCGTCAAAGATGATCGTCCCAAAGCGGTGCGCGAAGTCGATAGGAAGCTTTCCGTCTTCCGCACGAGTCGCGAGAGTCTGGACGGTACAGAGAACTACCTCGCGGTCGTACTCCATCTTCCCGTCCCCCACGCGCCCTGGCTCCGAGTCCAGATCGAAAAACTGGCTCAGCTCTGCCAACCAGTTGTCGAGGTGAGCCGCCTGTGGGGAAACAATGAGCGTCGTCAATCCTTCATGCGCTGCCTTGTAGAGACCCATCACAGTCTTACCGGCGCCGCAGGGTAAATGAAGAACGCTACCCTTGCTGTCCTTGAATGCGGCCCACGGCTCAAGTTGACGATCCCGAAGGGCAAAACCCGGTTTGGGACGTAAACTAGAACGCGGAAACTGCTTGGGGCGGAGGTCTACGACCTCGATCCCAAGGTCTTCGTGTATCTGCTGCGGGGTGAGAAACCCGCGCGGCACTTCTAAATGCGTAGGATGGTTTTTGACTAAAACTCTGGGCTCGTTGTCCTTGCCAAGGCCGAAAGTGAGGGCCCCACGAATGGGGCCCTCTGATACTTTCGACAACGGAAGGAACAAGGAAGCCCCGATGTACGCCTTGTCCGGGTGTAATCGAGGCAACTTCATCTTCTCACCTACTTGAACGGGTTTGGATACTTGCGACGCGGGATCGACCGGACGCTGTAAACTGCCTCGTGCATTACTGCCTCAAGCGCGCTGAGGAAGCTGTTGTGCGCCAACGCCCCCATGAACGTGTCCTCTGCCTGCACCGCTGTTCGAAGGTGGTCAGCAACCGGCGCAGGAACAGATGTACTCCCTTGCACAGTTGCAGCCTGTGTCGTGGTGGGGCGAATTGCAGTTGACGCAGTACTTGTGTAGGCTGACTGCGACCTACTGATCTTCTGCTCTACTTGATACCGACACGTACCGCGGAAGGGACAAGCCCGGCACTCAGCATCCGAATCATCGTACTTCGTAACGTCCGCATAGCAGGGCGGTTTGTTGATTGTCCCCGTGGCTCCAAAGCTCCTTCCGTAAAGACCCTCTGCCAATAGCTACCTCCGGTGTAGCAACTACTTATGCCCGCGTTGTCGTTATACTTCGTACCCTTCTTCTTCGGGGGATAGTATGATAGGCACGCCTAGGAGAATCCGCCGTGAACGCATTTGACCTCATCGAAGACCTGAAGCACCGGTGGCATGATCTCGACTCATACGACCGCCACGATCTCTCGGTTGCTGCTGCTAAACTGGCGTCTGCGCACGGAGCACAGGTCCCTGACGAAATCTACCGCTACAGCGGTGAGAGCGTCAGCCAGAATTTCAGCACCTACATGCGTCAGCGGCAAGAGTTTACGGCGAATGCGGATATCCAGGAGGCTTACGGCCGTCTGGCTAAGGTGGCGTCCGCAATTAACCCCGACGAGCTTGTAAACCTTATTTACAAGCTTGACGACGATGCGGGCCTCATTCACCGTTACGGCAAGAACCTCCCTGACCCGCACCTCTGCGTGTTTGACCGCACGAAGGAAGCCTCGTGGTCCTGGATCCACGGGGGGCACTACGTCAATGAGGATCAGCTTCGTCGCCTTGCTACGGGGCCGACTCGCGATCAAATGGAGAAGCTATTTGACTGTGACTTCGTGACGGAGTTCCGCAAGGATCCGCTTGGCAAGTTCCGGGACCTTGCGCCCGAGGCGCAGATCATCATTGCTAATATGGCGTCACAGTCACAGCTCCGTAACGACGGAGGCTTCCGTTCGTGAAGTTATTGACGGACGATACAACCTCTCCCGTCGTTCTGTTTTTCTACTGCACAAAGAAATACGGACACGAGTGGATGAAGTGGGCACCGGAGGTCCTCAAGCGCACGCTTGAGCTAGACCACCCGGGCGTCGTGCTATCCAAGAAAGCCCTCAACAGGGCTCTTGCAGCGGCGGTAGTTGCGTCTCGTGACTCGTTTTTTGAGGACTGGGAGCCTTTTCATTTTCTGACGCAGGCCCTCGTCCTCGGTACGCCTACCGCCGACACAATGCAGGAGCACTCAGTTGGAGAGATGATGGCGGCGGTAGATGACGCGATCTACATTCGTGATCACCTCGGTAAGCTTGTTGCGCGCCCGTCCTTCTCGGATACCGTGGCACGCTACGTCGCTGCGCAGGCACTGAATCAGGGAGTCTGGTACCTTCCCGCACCTCTAGATTTTGCAAGCGACTACGCGGGCATGAAGCGGTATCACTGCCGCGACTGCGGACATGAGGGAGAGATTTTCGCAAACGACGGCCTCTGTGACGTATGCACAGAGCGGTTCGACACGGATAGCCTGCGTGAGTTCAAACCGAGCACGAGCACCGCAGCACGTGGCTTGGGCAGAAATACACAGATTATCTTTAAGAATCCGCAGGACGGCGTAAAGGCTCGGTTACGCGCTCTCCAGCAGAATCCTGCATCATTTAATGGCACGCAGGATGATGTGTGTGCTGCAAAGCTGCTAGAGGCTATCGACTACACGAACCATCGCCGCGTTCAGCGCGATCTTGAGATGCGAGGGCTGTGATGGACGCACGTATACTGCGGGCTTTTGGCTCAGAACTAGAAAAAATAGCGGTCATGTCCGAGGACAAGCCGGGATTCTGGTCTGCGGCTAAGGCTCCGTTTACTGAGACGGCCAAGCTTGTCCGACCAAGTACTGCCAAAGACGCGTGGAAAGACCTGTGGCATGGCTCGTCTAACGCACACCCCTTAAACCGAGAGTTCCTGCACGAAGAACTACACGGCACCGTAAACCCAAAAACTGGACGTAGAGAAGGCGGGGCAATTGCTGGACTGAAAGGCAAGGGTACGTACGTCGATGACATTTCGCATGCTAAAGGCGTGCGCGCGGACCTACGCCGCGGTGGCTGGCTTGCCAACATGGCTAAGTATGAGGGCCCCAGCACCTGGCGAAAAGGAATAAACGCAGTGACTCGCCACCTTCCCGGGCAGCGCACCCTTCTGCTGGGCGGTACTGCCCTGGGGCTTCATTCTGATTTACAGAAAAAAGACCCCACTACCGGCCGCGAAAGAGGGGCGGCTGAGCGCGTGCTTGGGGCAACGGGCGGAGTAGCGGGCAGCCTAGGTGCAAGCGCACCCGGTGCTGTTCGCGCTATGTCTCGCGGAGGTATGAAAGGAATGGTGGGCGGCATACTTGGCTCTACCGTCCTTGGTATCGGCGGAAGCATGGGCGGCGGTTATCTTGGTCGTAAGATCGACGAGGCGCGGGGTTTTAAGCCTAGCGCCCCTCCTAACCAGGTGCCCGGATGAACTTCTTCAGCGGCTCGGTAGACTCGGGCGACCGGTTTAATACCCGGAATCTACAAGCAAATGGGCAGCGGAGCTTTGGCGTCCGCTACCCTTCGCCATTCTTCGATGTCGCGCAGCAGTTCCTACCTGACAACGTCCACCAGCTCCTCACGTGGTGTAGGTTCTACTTCTTGTCGAACCCCATCATCAATGTGGCGTGCTCAAAGATGGCGGAGTACCCGGTTACTCCCATTATCTTTGACACGGATGACGCAGGTAAAAAGAAGCTCTACAAGGACTTAGAGGAGCAGCTCAACCTGCGCCAGTTCCAGGTCGAGGCTGGGCTGGACTACTTTGCTTACGGAAACGCATTTGTTTCCGTGTACTACCCGTTTGTTAAATACCTTGCTTGCCGTCACTGCAAGGAGCGGTACCGCGCAGAGACAAACCGCTCCCTGTACAAATGGCGTAACAATCGCTTTTTCCTGAATTGTCCGGGCTGTCGCAAGGCAGACTACGCAGAAGAGCGGGATGTCTACATTCGTTCCGTCCGTGACATTCGCCTTGTGCGTTGGAACCCGGAAAATATCCAGATCAAGCACAACGAAGTTACCGGACAGAGCAGGTACTACTACAAGCTTTCGCGCGCAATTATCAACGATATCACAATGGGAGATCCCGATACTATCGAGAAACTGCCCATCGAGTTCCTTGAGGCGGCGCGCAAGAATAAGGCACTGCGCTTCAGCACGGACAACTTCTTCCACCTGAAGCGGCCTACTCTGGCGCAGAAGGACCAGGGCTGGGGTTCCCCGCTTATCTATCCGCTCCTCAAGGACGCGTTCTACCTTCAGACATTGAAGAAGGCGCAGGAAAGCATCGCGATGGAGCATATCGTTCCACTGCGTATGATCTTCCCCGGGCCGTCCACCGGAGGAAACGACCAGCCGTACGGTTCGTACAACCTTACGAACTGGAAATCCAAGATTGAGACGGAACTCTCTATTTGGAAGCGCGACAATAACTACATCCCCATCCTGCCTGTGAATATTGGTTTCCAGCAGTTTGGCGGAGATGCCCGCGCTCTCATGTTGCATCAGGAATTCCGCCTCGTCGCGGAACAGATGCTTGTTGGTGCGGGCATCCCGATTGAATTCGTATTCGGCGGACTGTCCTGGAGCGGCAGCAACACGTCGTTGCGCGCTCTTGAGAACATGTTCCTTGGGTACAACCGTGCCCGTCACCACATGGTGAACGAGTTCATCTTCGGCAACATCGCGGCATTCATGCGGTGGCCTACCGTCACTTGTCGCTTTGACCGCTTCAAGATGGCGGACGACCTTCAGCGGTCGATGTTCTACCTCCAGCTCAATCAGGCGCTCAAGATCTCCGACAAGCGTCTTCACGAGGAGCTGGGGGAGGACACAGATACAGAAGTACGCCGTATGCGCGACGAGATGAAAATCCAGCTCGATGTGCAGCGGAAGATGCAGGTTGCCACCGCGGATATCCAGGGCGAGGCTCAGCTTCGTTCCTCGCGTTACTCCATCAAGGCGCAGGAGCTTCAGGGCAAAGCGCAGATGGCACAGCAGCAGGAAATGGCCGCTATGCAGCAGCAACAGGCACAGGAGCAGGCCGCCGCACAGGGCGGACAGCCACAGTCCCCCCTTACGCCTGCACAGCGTGCGCCAAACGCGCAAACCCCAGAAGCTGCACAGCAAAACGAAGCTGCACAGCAACAGCAGCCGCAGGAGCAGGCTCCCGAGCAGGAGCAGCCTGCGCAAGAGCAACCGCAAGAGCAAGCGCAGCAGACCGCAGGAATGCCCCAGGGCGCAACTGCGTACGATGAGAACGCGCAGACGCCCAACGGGGCACTTCCCGTTGCGATGGCCGGCATGACCTCGCCGCTAGCGGCAGGCGCGGGTGGGGTGGATCTCCGCTACGTAGCTCAGCGCGCCAAGGCGTTCCTCGACACAATCGGAGAGGAGCAGGGTGAGGCGCAGAAGCAGCAAGAGCTGATGAAGATGCGTGTAGAGAATCCCGCGCTGTACCAACTAGTCATACAGCTAATGAATGAGACCGCAGGGTCTCAAGTAAATCCCCTCAACGCCATGAAGGCGCCAGTGCCCGCTGGTGGAACCCAGCGGGCAGCTGGACGTCAGATTGGCTAACCGGCCTGCCTCCTCGGAAAGAAGCAGGAGTCGGCGTGCGCAAAGAAGCAGTTGGTGTGGAACAACCGCTCGTCATCTCCGTGGGGAAAGGTAACCGGGGCCAGAAATAGGCCCCCATGCCTTTTGCTCACGGCCACTCTGTGCGGGGTCAGAGATATGACACCCTCCTCAAACTGAAACGGGTTGTCGCACCACGCGCACTTCCCGTTCATCTTTGAGGAATGGTCCATCAGGTTTGTGCCTACCGCGGCGTGCAGGCACCAGCGGTGCATCAGCATCTCGTGCGAGCCATTCTCCAGTTGGCTCTCCACTAGGCACAGGTTTAGGGTCCTTACCCCAATCCCCATCTCGAACGCTGCTATATTTACGGCATCTTCCTCAAGGTAGATTGCCGTAGCGCACCAGTCGCAGCGATAGTCTAGTTCTTCCAGAGACTGAGTACCGGGCTCTCCTCCCCGCATTTTGTGCATGCTCCGTCGGTGTAGTAGGACAAGGTTGCCTCGTTTTTTGCACAAGTCGAACAAAGCCAGCCCTGCCCTTCGGGCGTGAACTGGCAGTTGCCACAGTCTGGGTTGCCACAAAGACCACGGTCAGTGTGCTCAAACAACATCGGGCAGAACGCTAGGCGCCCGCCCTCCGTTGTTCCTGCTTCCGAACTGGGGATCTCTGCCGCAGGGAGAAGCCCGCCTGTCCCCTCTTTCATCAGGCGGGCAAGCGGGCTCCGCTTTACCATGCGTCGTCGGCCATTAGTTGTGGTAGGGTGTCGACATAGAACTGGAAGAACCCCACGAGGAATGAGAAGAAAAACAGCGAGAGCATCCTAGCTGTCCTCCCCAGAGGGTGAGCTGTCGTCAGTGTCCCAGCCGGCTACCGCGTCGTCACACATGTCGGCAAAGTCTTCAAGGCTGTTGTAGTCATCGTCGTTATCTTCGGCCACGTGTTCCTATGCACTACGGCGTTATGCCGCGTGCAGTTATCTTATGACCTCCAACGGGTTACGATTTCGCCATGCCTGAACTAAATCCAGAGTCCGCATTCGACGAAGTTAAGACTCGCGCAGCTGCCGCGATCCGTGCTCAGTTCCCGATGGCGGGCACAAAGCACCGGCTGGAGCTGGAGAACCTTGAGGTCGAGGACAACCTGCACCTGGACGACATCCAGTCGCAGTACCAAAAGCGGGTAGAGGGCGGAACGTGGGCGGTTCCCGTCAAGGCAACGTTCCGTCTCGTAGATATTGCTACGGGCAAGAAGCTAGATGAGGGCGTAATCACGGTTGCCCGCATCCCCAAGATTACGCGCCGCTACAGCTACATTGTTGACGGGCACGAGAGGCAGCACGACAGCGTGTTCCTACTCAAGCCCGGCGTGTACCACCGCGTTGCGGACAACGGAGAGATCCAGTCCAAGTGGGCTTTCCAGGGTAAGCGCGGCTTTGACCTGAATATTGATCGCGCAACTGGCCGCGTAAACATGAGTATCGGCACCGCTACCGTGCCTATCTACTCGGTGCTGAAGTCCCTCAATATGCCGGATGCGGATATTGAGAAGGCGCTCGGAAAGGCCGTCTTTGACGCCAACAAGGCCAAGACCAAGCCCGAGGATCTGCTAAAGATCCCCAAGACATTTGCGAAGACTAACGACGAAAAAAAGAAGCTCGTCGGCATGACCCCGGCCGATGCCTCGGCCTACGTGGCTAAGCTCTTTACGGACATGAAGACGACGCGCCCAGACGGTGACCAGCACAACACGCTGGGCCTGGAGTTTGGTCACGTCACCGCTCCCGCTCTCCTAGCGTCTGCAAAACGCATCTTGGATATCTCTCGCGCACACGCAGAGCCTGACGACCGACAGACGCTGGCAGCAAAAGACATCACAAGTACGCCGGATTTCGTGGAGCGGTTTATTACCCGCGCTCAGCGCGACTCTACGCGCAAGATTACGGCCGTCATTGACCGCGCCTCAAAGCTTTCCGAGCTTCCGATTCGTGATCTTTACACCGGAACGATTGCAAATACCTTCCGTGCCGCGCAACTACCTGAGCAGACCAACCCGCTCCAGTTCCTATCGGGGCATCTGCGCACTACGATCCTCGGTGCCGACTTTGGCGGTATCAAGGGCGGTGAGACGATCAAGACAGAGGACAAGCTCATCAATGCGTCGCACCTTGGGTTCCTTGACCCAATTCAGACGCCAGAGAGTGACTCTACTGGTATCTCCCTTAACCTCCCAATTGGTGCGCGTAAGAAGGGCAAGGTCCTTGTTACTCGTGTCTGGGACGTAAAGAAGGGGTCGTTCGTAGAAGCTACACCGGGGATGCTGGAGCGCGCAGTCGTCGCGTATCCCGACCAGGTATCGTGGAAAAACGGCAAGCCTACGCCTAACGGCACGACTGTCACTGTATTCGACGCAGACCGCCGCACAGCCCAGCGGGCATGGTCAGACGTGCAGTACGTACTGCCTTCCTCAAAGGGCTTGTTCTCGTTTGCGGCCAATCTGGTTCCGTTTCTATCTACGAACTCTGGCGGCCGTGCCATGTTCGCAGCTAAGCAGATGGAGCAGGCAATCTCCCTCAAGGACCGAGAGGCTCCCCTAGTTCAGACGAAGACGGATGCTGATTACACGTTTGATGAGTTGGTTGGGACGTTTGGGTCGCACACCGCCCCCACTAGCGGGACCGTCGCAAAGGTAGACAGCAGCCACGTGCACATCAAGGGCGACGATGGCAAGGTCAAAAAGGTAGCCCTGTACGACCACTTCCCGCTGAACGGCGGCAAGACCATGCTGCACTCCGACACGTTGGTGAAGGCGGGCGACAAGGTAAAGAAGGGCCAGACCATCGCGGACACAAACTACACGCGAGGCGGCAAGCTAGCTCTTGGCACGAATATGCGCGTCGGGTACATGACGTACCACGGGCGTACGTTTGAGGACTCCATCGTAGTCTCCGAGAGCGCCGCAAAGAAGCTCACGTCTACTCACCTACACGAGATGGCTACCGAGCTGTTTGCGGGCATGCAGACGGACAAGAAACGCTGGATTTCCTACTCAACGCCCGACAAGGCAACGGCCGCCCGAGTGAACAAACTCGGCGACGATGGCGTGATCAAGGAAGGGCAGCGTGTTGAGCACGGCGATGTACTTATTGCAGTTGTTGCGCCTGCTCGTGTTGATCCTCGAGATGAGGCGCGGACGATCGCACGATCCCTTGCCACGCCGTACGACACCCGAGGAAGTGTATATTGGGAGCACGATTACCCCGGGGTAGTCGCCAAGGTCTCCCGATCTGGGAAGTCCGTAAAGGTTTTCGTGCGTACCGAGGAGCCCTCTACAATCGGCGACAAGCTCACTGGTCGCTACGGCAACAAGGGCATTATCGGTACGATCCTTCCTGACCACGAAATGCCGCACGACAAGGAAGGCAAGCCGCTTGAGGTAATCCTCGGGCCGGCGGGCGTTCCTAGCCGTATGAATATTGGTCAGCTGCTTGAGACGGCGGCATCCAAGATTGCGCGTAAGACTGGCAAGCCGTACGTCGTCGACAATTTCTCGCCCGGCGTTGACTACACACAAAAGGTGATGGACGAGCTGAAGCAGCACAATCTGTCCGATACAGAAGAGCTGTTTGACCCGAAGACCAAGCGCAGTCTGGGAAAGATTCTCACAGGGGATCAATACCTACTGAAGCTGCACCACCAGGTTGATAAGAAGATGACTGCGCGCTCACACGGAGGTGCGTATGATTCTAACGGTGAGCCTCCTGGTGGCTCTGGTATTCCCGGCGGTGGTCAGACGCTTGACCAGCTTACGACGTACGCTCTTCTTGCCCACGGGGCGTCCAATATCCTTCGTGAGGCCCAGACATGGAAGTCTGACCAGACTCAGTCGGATGTCTGGGTAGCCCTCCAGCAAAATCGTCCGTTGCCCGACCCCAAGCCAAACAAGAGCATGGGGAAGTTCATCAACTACATGCGCGCGATGGGTATGCACATGGAGAAGAAGGGGGACAAATACGTCCTTCAGCCTCTCACAGATGAGCAGACCCTAAAATTCAGTACGGGCAAGCTGGCCGCCCCATCAAAACTGACCACAATTAAGGGCGACCTCAAGCAAGTTACTGCGCGCACTATTGAGGACAAGGGTGGCCTCTTCGACAAGAAGTTGACGGGCGGTCTCCAGGGCAACTTCTGGACGCACATCGACCTGCACCACAGGCTCCCCAACCCAGTATTTGAGCGGGCTATTCAGTCACTCACTGGCATTGATGAGAAGACCTACGACAAGCTCGTGTCGGCCGAAGGAAACGAGGGCGGCAAACTTGGTACTGAGGTAATTGTCGACGCCCTCAAGAAAATTGACGTAGACAAGGAACTGAAAGACCTTCAGGCGCAGCTGCCAAAATTAAAAGCCGCTCCGCTGGATCGGGCGTATCGCCGTATCCGCTACCTACAGGCCCTCAAGAAGACAAACATCAAGCCTGTAGACGCGTACACCATGAACCATTTACCGGTTCTGCCGCCTACGATGCGTCCGCTCATGGTAAATCCCGACGGCACGCAGACGGTCGATGACCTCAACTTGCTCTACCAAAATGTCGGCATCCTGAATGAGTCTCTCCGCAAGAATGTGGCAGAGGGAGTTGGCAAGGCTGCGCAGCAAAAGCAGGTTGCAGACCTCTACGACTCCGTAAAGGCGCTTCGCGTCGGCGGCATGGACATCCAGCAGAAGTCCTCCAAGGCCCGACACTACCGCGGTCTCATGGAGCTGATGGAAGGGACCAAGGGTTCATACTTCCAAAGTTCTGTTGTTTACCGCCGGCAAGATCTATCTGGGCGTTCAACGATTATTACCGCACCAGAGCTTGGACTAGACGAGGCGGGTATCCCGCTGCCCATCGCGTTCGAGATGTACAAGCCGTTCGTCGTGAAGGAATTGCATGCTCGCCACAACTACCTTCCACACGAAGCTAAGAAGATGGTGGACGAAAAGCACCCATTTGCCGTGGAAGTGCTTCATCGTGTTGTTGCTGATCGTCCTGTTCTTCTGAAGCGCGACCCGTCGCTCCACAAGTTCTCAATCCTTGCGTTTACTCCGCGCATCACCGAGGGCAAAGCTATCGGCCTGCACCCGCTTGTGACTACTGGATTCAACGCAGACCACGACGGCGATACGATGGCCCTCTACGTCCCACTCGGAAACGAGGCTGTAGAGGACGCAAAGAAGATGATGCCCTCGAACAATCTGTTCTCTCCCACCTCGGGGCAGATCATGGCGATGCCCGAGAAGGATCTACTGATTGGTCTGTTCCAGGCAACCAAGTGGGGAGACAAAGCCTCCGTTAAAATCGCGTCTGCGGAAGAAGCCTACAAGCTGTGGACGGACGGCAAAGTACACGAAGACCAGACGTTCAACCTGAACGGCCGAGAAACAACCGTAGGGCGCGCCATCATCGCGCACTTCCTACCTACGGATATGCAGAATGACGACAAGCTCCTGCATGACAAGTCGTACCGCTTTGACAAGGGAACCCTACAAACCCTTCTCACAAAAGTCGCCAAGGAGCACAAGCAGGACTACGCACGCGTTGTGAAGTCCCTTCAGGACTTCAGCGTGAAGGCAGCCTACTTCAACGGCAGCTCGTTCTCACTTCACGACTTCCATGATGCTGTGAAACTGCGCGACGACATCCTTGGCAAGTACGAGGCAGAGGAAAAGAAAATCCGCGCCTCTAAGATCTCGGATGCCGAGAAGGATCAGAAGATCATCCAGCTCTACGCTGGTGCCGTAGATGAGATCAAGAAGAAGGGTGAGGCTGCATATGGGGGCAGCAAGAACAAGATGTACGAGTGGGTAGCGGCGAAGGCGCGCGGAAACTGGGAACAGTTCCGGCAAATGACGTTCGGACCCATTCTTGTTGCCGACGCCAAGAACCGCCCGATCCCAATCCCCATCAACAAGTCGTACGCGGAAGGTCTGACAACCTCCCAGTACTGGACCTCGATGCACGGCGCACGTAAAGGTGCAATTGACCGAGCAGCAGGAACTGCCGAGCCCGGCGCAATGTCGAAGATCATCATTAACACTGTGATCGACCATCAGATCACGGGTGAGGATTGTCACACGACAAAGGGCGTGGCCCTCTCGATTGACGATCGCGACGTGCATGACCGCTACCTTGCACAGCCGGTGCACGTCTCAGGCGGCAAGGACGTTCCCGCAAATACCCTCCTGACCTCGCAGGTAGTGCAGCAGTTGCGGGCCGCCAAGGTGGCGCAGGTTGTTGTGCGCTCTCCGCTCTACTGCCAGATGCCGAAAGGCACCTGTGCAAAATGCTACGGGCTTAATGAGAACGGTAAGCACTACAACGTGGGTACGAACGTTGGCGTCATCGCGGGTCATACCCTTGGCGAGCCCATGACGCAGATGGCGATGAAAACGTTTCACACAGGCGGTACCGTCTCCTCTTCAAAGGGCGGCGGGGAGTACTCGGCCGACGCCTTCGAGCGTGTGAAGCAGATCTTTAATGTCCCGGCGATTCTACCAGGAGCGGCAACAATCTCCTCAATTGGCGGGAAGATCACCAAGATCGAAGAAGATAAGGCGCGCGGCGGCCACCGAGTATTTGTGAACGACAAGGAGCACCGCGTTCTCGCGGATCGTCATCTTCTCGATACGACCAAGGTGGGGACGGAAGTCAAGGCGGGTCAGCCGCTATCACACGGCGCGATTAACCCCCACGACCTGCTCGATGCCACGGGCAATATCCACGTTGTTCGCAATTACCTGACAAATGAAGCGTTGTCTGCGTACGCAAACTCCGGCGCAAAGCTACGGCGGCGTAACGTAGAAACAGTCGTAAAGTCGATGACAAACGTTGTCCGCATCGAAAATGCGCCGGATCACCACGAATACATTCGTGGACAGCTTGCGCCGTTTGACCAGGTGGAGCACCTAAATCGCGAGGCAAAGACTAAGGGCCTGCACCCGATTGAGTTCACTCATGTTCTGAAGAGCATGGAGCAGATCCCGCTCACTTATTCTGAGGACTTCCTTGCGCGTGCAAACTACCGCAGGTTGAAGGACACGTTCACGGAAGCGGCGTCACAGGCGTGGTCCTCGGATATCCACGGGTCGCACGTTGCAGGATTGGCTCATGGCGCTGAGTACGGTCTCAAGAAGCTCCAGCCCCCGGGACAGGCACCGCACGTATGAACGAGCCTACTAAGTCGGGATTACTACCAGTCACCGTCCAAGCCGGGCAGATCGTAAGGGTCTACCCGGATAGGATGACCTGCGACGTACAGGTTGAGATTGGTAAGAAAAACCTGTATCAAGATTGTCTGTTGCACACCGGGTATTTTAATTTCTCCGTAGGCTCCGGAATATTTGCCATGCCTGAGGAGGGAGCCCTTGTGTGGGTTGCTCGCGGTTCCGAGGGCAGTGATCGCCTCTTTGTTGTGGGCTATCGAGGGGCCGTAGACCAGGCCGGCTCCTACGCAGGCAAGCTACGTCCCATGGCAAAAGGGGACCTGATGATGGTCTCTAAAAATAACAATGGCGTACGAGTTTACCGAGAAGGTTCGGTGGAAATCCGTGGCGTGTCGCCCCTGTGTTTCCTGTCTCTTGAGTCTTACCAACAGACTCTCCGTACCCACGCCAACAATTACTATTTCCAGTCCCCCGGTGCGGAGATTGCGGTAACAACGCAAATGCCGGAAGAGGACCTGGATTACATAGAGTCCTGCCGGATTAAGACCAAGGTACGGGCATTTGCAGACGAAAAGTACGCCGCCGTCGAGACACACATGGGAGGGGCCCTCGAAGACCTCTTCGAGGAAGGCAATGAGCCCATTACCGTTGCGGAGCCGGTATTTCGTGCGCTAGTCCGGCAGAGCGGGGATTCCTCTACAACGGCATCTCAGGTACTGTTGGATCGCACCGGACGTATCGGAATTGAACCCAAAGATGTACGCGTGAAGCTCCGTGATAACGGAAACGTGGTCATCTACCAGGACGATGAGAGCAAGGCGCAGCAGATGATCTTGGGGGATGACTTCATGGTCGACCTGTACTTCGCGCTGGCTGAGGTACTTCTTGCGTTCAACACGCTGGGTATTCCCGCCGGCAATCTCAATACTCTTTTGGGAAAGATGGGTAACTCCATTAGCGACAGTGCCCCCTACCTTACCCCTAAGCTGAAAGTGGAGTAACAGATGGCCCTAAACTCTACTGAACTCGCGGAACTCATTCAGTCCAAGATCGTAGCCTTAAACCCGGAAGCCGCAGGACTAGACCGGTCCAACCTTGTGAACGCAATAGCAGCGGCTATTGTGGAGCACATCACAACAAAGGCGGAGGTACGCGTCCCAGTCGTAGGTCTTGATCTTGGGGCCTCTCTGTCGGCAGATTGGGGTTCACGGTTTACAAATCGGGGAGACGAAACCGTACCCGGCAGCCTAGTGCCGGATATGGCTCTCCAGAACGAGAATGCTCCGACTCCGCTAACGCCTACCACTGCCCCTACGGTATCTACTATGATATCTACGCCGGGCTTCATAAACTAACGTCTGCTCTGCTATCCTTGCAGCCGAGGCGCAAATGCTCCATACCCCCACGTCCCAGCCACTCTTCATCCGCCACAAGTCTGCGGCCGAGCTTCTTGAGAAGCAGGCAGCCGCCGTTGCTCGTATGCCGGATGATGACAAGCGTTGGCCCGCGCAGGTACTCAGCGAGATGCACAAGCAGCTCCCGTTCCTGTCGAAGTTTGACGTGGATATCGAGCTAACTCGTGTAGAGCCGGAGGCAGGGTACGCCCTGGGCTACGCGATGCTCCGCAACAAGACCGGCAAGCAGCGCGCTGCCGAGGAACTGGGAAAGCCGACGAACAAGATTCGCGTGCCAGTGATTGTTGCAGACCGCCTTCTTCAGCCGTTTCACGTGTTCGAGGTTGGCGGCAAAACCTACCCACTCACGCAAGAGCGCGTTGAGTCGGCAATGATGAATCCGTCTATGTTTGACGGCATCTCCGATCCTCCGGGCACGCAGTCGCTGCTGGATCAGATCTATCCGCCGTTCCAGCACCGTCAGGGCTACGGCATGATGAGCGGAGATCGTGCCACCGTGGGCCTCTCCAAGCTCAGCTCTGCGCCGCGCGTAACAAATACCGCGAGCGGGGAATCTGGCCCGCTCCGGGAGTTTCTTCGGCAACAAGAAATAGCAAAACTAGCAAATATTGTTACCACAGAGGCAAAGGCGGTCGCGGGGCCTTTGTCTAAGTTCTTATCTAAGAGGCCGCCTGCGTTTGTGCGCCCGCAAGGGATGGGGCCTGTACGGACAGCACCTGGCACGGCTGCCACAAGAACCACAACTACGGCAGCTCGTCGTGTCCCGGCAGCGGAGACTACGCAAGCCCTACCAAGGACAGTACCGACGGCCGCTCCCCCAGTATCAATGGGGGGAGGTCTTCCTGTTCGTGCGGGACCCGGCGTGGGTCCCGCAGGCAGCCGCCCTGTGTCCACAAGTGGAGAGGCAACGCAAAGTCTTCGCTTTGATGAAACCCCTACTCGGATGCCTGATTTACCCAGAACGCACCCCAATCGTCTGGAAAACTGGCCCAGCGTGCACGACGCGGCACCTGCTCCTGCGACTTCCGGGCTAAAAGAAAAAACTCAGGCCATAGTTGCCCAAGACGCTCCCCCCGCGGCAGGGGGAGGACCCTTAGAGATCCGCACAAGACAGCCCGATATGCTAGACCAACTTACTGCAAGAAGACGCGCAGCTGCCGGCACCACGGCACCCGCTCCAGCAGTGAGCACGCCGGTAGCCCGTGATCCTGCGCAGGTTCTTGCAGACCGTAGAGCCGTAGTCCAACGGGTCGAAGCCGCAAACGCAGGTTCTGCGCCCGGGGCTGCTCAATCCGCGCCACCTACCTCGCCCCCCGCAGCAGCTCCGGCCGGAATGAGCCGAGAAGAGATGCTTGCGCATGATTTCCACATGACCAGCCAGGGTATGCGTGGTGTGTCTCCCGAGCAGTACAAGCAGTACGAGGCTGCGGCCGCGGAAGCCAGCAACCGTACGGGCAAGCAGGTATCAGCGGCGGATATACACGCACACCTCAACCCCGCCCGTCCCGCCGCCGCCCCCAAGGCACCGAGCCAGGCAGAAACGCTTGCACACGATAGCCTCGTACAGCACCACAAGCTTCATCCGCACACCTCCCCTGCGGACCTAAAAGACCTTCAGGAAGCGCAGAAGATAATAAAGAAAGAGACGGGTAAAGATGTTTCGTTGGGGCAGATCCAGCGCCGCGAGGTCGCCGGCGCCCCTGACGTACGTGCCGCAGAGCCCGCTACGCACGATCCAATGGGCGCACACGACTCACGCGCACGTGAGTACTACAACCTACAGCCAGAGGCTGTCCGAGGAATTGCCGCTGAGGCAGGAATCAGCAACGACTGGCTAGCAGCCTACGCTAAACAGCAAAACGCCACCCCCGGGCAGGCACTGCACCTGCTTGAGGGCCAGTTCCTTCAGGCACAAAGTGTAAATCCCAATCTGAAGTTCCCTGACTTCATGGCGGCACAGCAGGCGCGCGGCGGGCTGTTTGGGAATAAGTATTCTCCCACCGGAGCAGCCGGCGGAGGTTTCCTAGGGTCAGCTGCCGGCGGGGCCACGATGCTAGGTCTCGGTGCGCTTGGCGGCGGCATGATGATGGCTAACAAAGCCTCCGAAAACTACTGAGGATCCACATGACACGTTCACTTTGCGCCGCGATTTCCGGCACGATCAACGCTGAGGACTTTGCCCGCTTTGAGAGCGTCATGGCCGATCCTCAGTGGAGACATGCTATCGAGAAGAACGCCTCGCTTCTCTACTACATGGGCAACCTCCTTGAGACGCCCCCCGTAGTTGCTGAGCAGGCCGCGAAGGAGGCGCAGGCTTTTGCTGCGCGCCAGCGGTACGACGTGATTCAGGTTCGCCCTGAGGCGGGAGGCTACGTCGTCAAGGTGTCTTCAGCTCCTGACAACATGCAGCCCGTTTCCATTTTCCTCACGGAGAAGCAGGCGGCAGAAGTTCTTCCTCCTGAGACAATGCAGGCGGCAGACCAGATGGGTGCCGCAACAATGACCGGCGTCGAAGCTGACGCAGATCCTCTTGTTGAGGCTGCCGCCCCAGTGCAGACATTTGGCCTGTACAAGGTCATGGAGAAGGGTTCGGGCAAGCAGATTGTCGGTTACGTCATCCCGCAGCTCATGGACATCATGACGGGGCAGATGGTGCCGCAGGCCCTGTTTGTGAACGGCAGTCAGTACGCCATGCAGCAGGCAATAGTGGGCAGCCCGGTTGGAATTAACTTCAACCTGCCCGCTACTCCTAACATTCGTGGCCTTGGTGCTTTCTACAAATCTGACGGACGCTCAATTGTCGTCACGACGCCTGTAGAGATCATCTCCGAAGTCACCGTTGAGGGGCGCAAGTACTACGCAACCCGGCTCCAGAATGGGCAGGAAGTTCAGCTTGCACGCGTAGACAATCTCAAGAAGCCCGTGCAGATGAGCCCCGGCGAGATCGCAGTCCCCAAGGACTACGATTTCATGGTGCTTGACTCTCCCGTCCAGCTTGAGGACGGCGGCGCAGCGCAACAGGGCATGGCGCAGCCAGCAGCCCCCGGTCAGCCCCCTGCGCCGATGCAGGTTCCAATGAAAGAGGCACAGGCCTCCGCGTACCCGACGATGGTTGAGATCCGCGCGTGGGGAGACCTTAGCTGCGACCTTCGTGGTCCGGTATTCGACAAGATCGGCTCGGGCGTGCAGTCCTGGGCAGACGGCATCTTCCACCTTGCCGCAGCAGGGGTTCCGCAGAACCTTGCAACTGCGCTGCTTGAGAAGTCGGCCTCAGAGTCGCAGCCTGTTCGTCTTTACGGGCTGCACCCGCTCTCAACTCCAGTTGAGCGCGTAAAGACCGCAGCCGCAATGGCCGCCGTGAAGCTTGCAAACGTGAAGCTTCCGCCCAAGCAGTGTCTCCTCAAGGAGGCCGCTGCGCTTTCGGATGTCGCCTCGGTGGACTCGGTCCTCGCGTTGAACTTCATCAACCCCGAGAACCTTGAGACGTTCATCGAGTACATCCCGGAGCTTGAGGAGACTTCAACGAAGTTGGCAAACATTGTCCTAGCCTCGCAGATGGGTCTTCAGACAGTTCCGCAGCAAGCTGCTGTCCGCGCGATGTTTGCTATCGAAAATGTGGTTAGTGCTCTAAAGGATCTCCAGACGCACAAGATTTAATGGCACGACACCCCGCAGAATACTTCGTAGCGTTCCTGTGTGCCTCGCTGGAGGACTCGCAGGAACGCACCATAAACAGCACGCTCCGCCTCCACGGCATCGCGCCGATTGAGAGAGCGGAGCTGTCGCGTATTCGTCAGGACTCCGTACCACCCGAAGGGTTCAAGGCCTGGGACCCTAATGACGGCCCCAGCAAGCGGTGGCTAAAATCAAAAGCCATCTACTCCTTCATGCACCCCGATGAAACAACGCGGGAGATGAAGGCGCAGATTCTAGAGACGCCAGTAGTACGAGAAAAGGTAGACACTCTCCTGATCGGCCGTGTCTCTTCGTCCGAGGCAGCGTTCCGGCTCCAGAAGCTTGGTCACACGGTTTCTGCTGGCGCGATTGAGGAGTACCAGCATTACTTCTGGAACACCGAGATCATGGGCCTCTCGGACTGGGTAGCCTACTTCCAGAGTGATGCCGACCCTGACGACGGATCGGGGCGCACGCAGGGCCGTAAGTCCCCACTGAAGTCGTCACTGCTCGGCGGCCCCGACCTTGCCAAGTACAAGGCTGGCATCACGCAAGAGCTAGACGGAAAGAAGATCCTCGCCGAGCTTCAGCAGGAACTTTATTTCACGTTCCGGGAGATTAAGACCCTGCCGGTATCCGAGAAAAAGGTCGTTATGCTGTCTGCGGTTACACGCAGTCTTGCTCGACTTGACGAGCGCATCTCCTCCAGCGACCAGGCACTTCAGGACACGCTCAAGCGATTCGAGAAGTTCAAGGTCATCACGGATACGGCCAAGCCGCCGTCTTTGTTGCAGCTAGCTCCACAGGGAACAATCAGTTCCCGGTCGAAAACCGAAATTCAGATTTCAAGAGAGAAGTAATGATCACCGCCGACGTCGTGAAGATGGTTCAGCAGTTCAACAAAGAGCTGCAAAAGTCCGCACAGTTCGGAATTCAGCTTCCCGAGACTTCTGAGTTCCAGGGTAAGCGTCTGTCGTGTCGCATGGTTCGCAAGGGCAACGACATCATCTTCCAGCTCTTTGCTCCGAAGTTTCCTACAGACTTCTCTGCGCTGCTCGCCGAGGTAGTTGAGTCACACTTTGGAAATACGGCCGACTTCAAGCTCGACCACGTAGCAGAGCTAAATAGTTATGCCCTTCTGGCAAAGGGTATTCTTGATCGCCCGACAGTTCGGGTAGACTACGTCACCACCGACTTTCTCAATCTCCTCGACGAGGTGCTAAACTCGCCGGAGATTAAAGGGCAGGCCCGATGATTCGCTCTACTTCATTCCGTACTGAAATCGAGATGACGCGCTGGATGAACGCGCAGGGCCTCGACATTGCGGACATCTATGTTCTTTGGATGAACGCCTCAAACTTTTGGACGGTGTTCTACGAGGACGGACTAGGGCGCGACATTATTGATACAACTGACGGGCCTGCGGGGACTGCGTACGGTACAGCTACAGGTGTAGGTACCGGAGGCACGACGGTTCAGGTGCGCGCACTTCGAGTTGCGGTGCCAACGGAGGCGGCCGGTACGCCCGACCTCGCCACCGGCACACTCGGAGGAACCGTCTCGTACACGTACGTCATCCCTGACTCATTCTCTATCTCTGATCCGGGTGGTGTCGGCTTTTCTGTGAAGGACGACGGCTTTGGGTTCCTTGTAAGTGCAGAGACTGGACAGCAGGTCGGCGTTATTGACTACGCTACTGGCAACTTCAACGTGAAGTGGCCTTTTGGCAAGATCCCGCAGGGCGCTGTCAACGCAACGTACACCTACTCAGCCTTGCCCGACTCGGACAATGTCCCTGTCCGTGCTCGCCTAAGCAACTTAGCAATCAAGATGACTTCTGGCACCGCTGCTACAGTTGCGTGGGCTATCTACAACGAGTCTGCAAAGGCGCGTCCACCTGCCGCCACAGGGACAATTACCCTGTCTAACGGGGTCGGCGCCGCAAACCTCCTAATGACCCTGTCCAACGTCCTAGATCTCACTACACGCGATAGTCGCTGGGTAGAGCTGATCCCAAACACAGGTACAAATAATTTTGAGGTCGTTTTAACGTGGGAACGCGTCCTGTGATCTCACAAGCCGTACTTCGCGCGTTTGGCGAAGAGCTAAAAAAGGTAGCGGCAATGGCTCCGCTACCTCCTACTAAGCCGACGTTTAACGTCGCAGCTACGCAAGCCCCGAAGGCGTCTACGGCGGCGCAGCCTGTAAAGGCCGCGATCCCGTCAGTCTCCTAGGCCGCTTTTCGTAACGCTGTATGGGCTGCCTTCTCTCGATGTAGAGGAGATAGCCCATACTTATTTAGTGCCTCTACATGCTCCTTGGTGCCGTATCCCCTGTTGCTATCCCACTTGTAAGTTGGGTACTGCTTCGCAAGGTCATCCATTTCTAGGTCTCGGTAGACCTTGGCAATGATAGATGCTGCGGCACACAGGAAGTTATTTGCGTCCATCTTTGGTGCAATTCTCTGCGGCCCGGGGTAGCCGTCTACGCCAAAATCCCCGTCAACGAGTAGCAACTTAGGACGCTGAAATAGGGTTGCTTCACGTACAGCCCGTTTGTAGGAGAGCTGTAGTGCGGCGGTGTGGCCGAGCAAGTTGATTTCCTCTACAGAGGCCTCGCCCACTCCGACAATTCCGCCTTGGCTGTGTACGAACCGTAGGATGCTTTCGACTGACCGAGCCCGCTGAAGGGCCGTGGTCTTCTTTGAGTCCTTGACCTCTGGCATAGGCCACGCGTCGAGGACCATTTCCATCTGCACGGCAACAGACACAATCGGACCGGCCAGACAGCCAGTACCGACCTCATCGAGACCGCAGTAGATGTTCACGTTCTCCCTCCACGAAGGGGTTGTTGTTAAGCACTGGACCAATCCCCTTTACGAAAATCAGGGCAGTAAAATCATAGCCCTGCCAGCGCGATTTACGGTAAGAAGCGTCGTTCACTTCCGCCCACTGACGGAGGAGGTCACGGATAATCCGCGCCTCCTCCGCCTTCATGGGCCGTTTCGACCGGAGAAGCAGACCCCATTTGAGGGGGTCTGCCTGATCCGGCTGAAGATCCCACCCGAGCAAGCCATCGAGGAGAGCACGGTTAGTGCTCTCCGCAAATGACTTGACCCAGGTGAGACTCTTGATCATGCGTTGCGGTAAGCCGACGCAAAGGCGTCAGCAAGCGCACGACCAGTGAGGCCAGTCGAGGTCTGCTCTGCGACCTTCGGCCCGGCAGCCACCTGCCCCATGCGGGTGATCCCGATGAAATTCGGGGCCTTCATCCCAAGGCTCACCTCCAGCCACCAGGGGAACTCCTGAACGGTCTGGAGGTACGCTTCCCGGACCATCTCCTGAAGCTCCTCGGGAGACGAGGGGCGGCGACCTTCGCCTTCCTTCGGGCTGACGCGGAAGTGGAGCAGCCCCACCGGCGCGTTCACCGTGACGAACCGCACCACCTGTGGCACGGGGTCCGTGCTGAGAATGGCAGCGTGGCCGTAGATCATGCCGCTGACCTCGGGACCCGGCTTCGGCATCCAGAGCTTCCCTGCACGCGCGGACGGCCCGCACTCGATCACCGCGCCGATGGGGCGCTCCGCTTCTGCCGCCTCAAGCGCGGAGAAGAGCCGCGGCACCGTGCGCAACGCGCCCGATGCCTCCGTGATGTTCTCGAATCCCGCCTCTCCCGGGGCGAGCAGCCGATCTACCACGATCCACGCGGCGCCGTAGGCCACGCCGTTGCGAACACCCTCACGCGATTCCCTCACCTCGCGACCTGCGAGTACTGCCAAGTTGGCCATGTGGCCTCCCTCTTTGTTGTGAATGCTACCCGGAATGGGTTAGCATTTTCTTATGACCACATCTTTTCAGGAATTTTCTGCGGGTATTGACGACGAAATCCACAACGCGTGGGACTTCGAGCCGCCCGCGCGCGAGGTTGAAGACTGGGAGGCAGCGGCTTTTGAGGAGGAAGTAGGTACTTCTTTTACGCTCAGCCCAAGCCAGTTTGTCGAGCAGGCAATCCTGATGCCAGACCCGCACACTCGCAAGCTGGAGCCGTTTGATTTTGCCGAGCGGCCCTACCTAAAGAAGATCTACGACACACCAAGCAAGCGCCGTCTGTTGGTCTGCGCCCGTCAGGTCGAGAAGTCGACAATGCTTGGAAACTTGTCTCTCACTTACAGCTGCTTGATCCCGCACTTCAAGGTCCTCTACGTTTCGCCCTCAAGCACCCAGACGAAGGTGTTTTCTAAGGACCGCCTGAAGGAGCCAATGGAGACCTCGCCTGTACTGAAGGCGTGGTTTCCGGGCATGCTGACGGACAACGTCTACGAAAAGAAGGCACTGAACCGAAGCCAGATCATTTTGCGCTACGCGTTCCTGAGCGCAGACCGTGTCCGTGGTATCCCTACCGACGCCATCTTCATTGACGAGTTTCAGGACATCTTGCTTGAGAACGTGTCCGTTATCGAGGAGTGCGCTTCCCACTCCCCCTTCAAGTGGTTCTCATACTCTGGAACGCCTAAGTCACTCGACAACCCCATCGAGTTCTACCTGAGTAACTACTCAACACAGAACGAATGGGCCGTTCCTTGTGATCGTCACGGCACGCCCAATAATCCTGGATCGTGGCACTGGAATATCTTGGGAGAGGATAATATCGGGGCGAATAGTCTCGTGTGTGACCGTTGTGGCGAGAAGATCATCGCCAATCACCCGATGGCACAGTGGGTTCGTACGGGAAGCCCAGACCCCAAGTTTGATGCTTTTGAGGGTTTCCGCATCCCACAACTGATGGTTCCGTGGCTGCCGTGGAAAGAATTGCTCGCAAAGTACAACCAGTACCCTCGCGCCAAGTTCTACAACGAGGTGCTTGGACGTAGTTTCGACTCCGGTCAGCGGCCCCTGACAAAGCAGGATGTGCTGGACAACTGTAATCCCGAGGTAGCCCTTGATCCGGAGTCGGTTGCCAAGACGCGCCAGAGGATTGGTAGCGGACGTATCTACGCCGGTATCGACTGGGGCCAGGACTCGACAAACTCGTACACTGTGATCTCCCTCGGTGCCTACCTCGATGGCAGATTTCAGATCTTCTTCATGCATAGGTTCACGGGCGCAGAGAGCGAACCAGGCGAGCAGCTAAAAAAGATCTTCAAGATCATCGAAGGGTTCAACGTATCCCGCGTGGGAGTTGACTACGGTGGTGGGTTCTTCCCTAACGGAGAGCTGCTCAAGAAATATGGGGCTGGACGCATCGTTCGTTACCAGTATTCTGCACCGGCTGTTTATATGAAGTACGACGCAAACCTTGGCCGATACATGGTTCACAAATCTGAGGTGATGAGTTCCGTGTTTGCGGCAATCAAGCGCAAGACAGTGTTCCGTTTCCCGCGCTGGAATGACTTCTCGTCACCGTTTGCGAGCGACTGTCTCGCGGTGTTCTCGGAGTACAACGAGCGCACACGGATGACAGAGTACAAGAAGTCTCCAAATACAACGGACGACTCCCTGCACTCCATCCTATTTTGCTTCTTAGCCTCGATGACAGACTTTCCACGAGAGGACGTGTTCGTGCCCAGCGCAGCGGTGGATCGACTTTCATCTATGGACTAAAAACTGATCCCATCTCCCGATGGAACCAGCCAGCGGCCTTACGGCCGCTGCTTCTACTACTTCTTGCGGAGCAGGCGGCTCGCGGCGTAGCCCGCGACCGCGCCGCCACCAACACCGATGCCGATGTTGAGCGGGTTCAGCTCCCACCAGCCCTGCGTCGCGCCGAGGTACGCGGCACCGCCACCGATGACGGCACCGCCGCCGGCGTACATGACGTCTTCCTTTGTCACCCAGCTGTCGGCCGCCTGGACGATCTGGTCACGGTTTGCCTGAAGGGCGCGGATGCGGGCCTCGGTGGCCTGCTTCCACGCGTGGTCTTCGGCGCGGTCGTTCTGGTAGATCTCCACCAGCTCATTGATGTTCAAGGTCGTCTCAACTGCTGCGGGCTTGGCTGCTGCCATTTGTCGGATCTCCGTCCGGTTTTTGTGCCTATGATTGGGCACAAATAATTATGGCAGTTATTTACTTATTTTTTTTTACACCAAGCACCGCGTCAAGCGCGTCGACGACAGAGACGGCAGGCTCCTGCCGCAGCATTGAGTGAATATCCACGTGACCGCGTAGGCCTTCGTACGTCACGGCTGCTGCGCGTAATCTGCGCCGCCCCTCCGCAAGGGAACGGTGTGCATCCTGGAGCGGCAACGAGACAGCGTACTCAGCAAGGCCTACAACCGATTCGCTCATTGCCACGCAAAGACGAAGCAGGGGAGCCCAGGGACGTGAGTCGCCAGTTGCGGCAGCTATTACTGCGAAGTCATTTTCGTCAATGCGCAGGAACACGTCGACCCACGGCTCGACCTCTTCGAGCTTCCATTTAGAGAGGCGAAGCTGTGCGCAGCACGCGGTGTGCAGGTCCTTCCCGTACTCGGTAGTAATCGACAATGGCACGGTGTTAGCGTCGAGTAGTTTTAGTAGGGTCTGTACGCTGAATTCCAGACGACGCAAACGTGCAGTCATCAGGAGAATTTCTTGGCGAGAGACCGGACCCGCCCCATTATTTTCGGTGCGCAGTCTCCGCAGTTCCTCAACCTCTCCTGCCGGTATAAACTTTCCGCGTGCGTTACTTATGGTCTTCGCGCTAAGAAAGCCCTTCCGGACGTAGGTGCGGACAGAGCGTTCAGTGATCCCTAGGTGTTTCGCGGCCTCGGAGTAGGTAAGAAGCTCAGCAGCCATTACTCTGTTCTTCCTTTCGATTCGAAATACTGATAACCTCTGCTTGGAAGAAACCCACAATGCCCACGCAAATTAGCCCAGATATGCTGATGAGCATCGCCCGCCAGGCAGCCGGGGAGTACCTTGCTCGCGGCACCGACTTGACTACCGCAGTCGTCAAGGAGGCTTCGGCAAGTCGGCTACCATTGACCGACGAGCATGTTAGGCGCATTTGCGAGATGACCTATCACGAAGCATTCGAGCGATCCTTTCATCAAAAGCGTGGAAGCCTTGATCGGTACATTTCTTTCGACCCGCCGGATGCGGTACAGTGCGCAAAGGAGCTGAAGGCTATGACGGTTGAGAAGAAGGCATCCGCGCCCGCACAGGGCCGCGCCCTCGCGCCGACAGAGTTTCTGAAGGCCGCCAGCGCAATGGCCGGTATTCCTGTTCGGGAAAAGTACCAGCCAATGAACGCCTATTTGGCGACCGTGCTAACTCCCGATGTTGAGAAAGTTGCTGCGCAGGACAACTGGCACAACCCGATGGGCGATATTGTACGCGCCCATCAGGCACTACGAGAGGCCATCCGTAAGGTCGAGTTAGACCTTGAGTCTACAGAGCACGAGGCCAAGATCGCCGCAGCTCATTTAGCAGCGCAGTCGGTGCAGGCCTGTAAGGATGGCGCAGATGTCTCCGACGTCCTTAATCTCTGCTACCACGCGGCAGAAGGCACAGGCATCACCGTAAAGGTTGCCCACGACACCGTCTGCGAGATTGCGGAGATCCTCAAGTCACACGGTTTCGATACGCGCGTACGCGAAAAAACTGCTTCGTATGCGGAAGCAAACCTCGCGCACCCGATCGCTGTGGTGTTTGCCAAGGTTGCATCGCTGCGGGACTCTCAGGCATACCTAGCCACGGCAGCGGAAGACCTCCGTGCCGAGTACGCACTCTCTGCTCGGAAAGTCCGTGCCGCATTCCCCGGTTAAAACTGCCAGCCTCAAGGCACTGGCAACTGGGGCCGTCCTAGGTGCCGGTGCTGTTGCGGGTGCGCCGCATTTTGCCGCGGGTATGCGTAAGTCTTTTCGGCCGCACCTTGAGTCAGCGGCTGTGAGAAAACAACTTGGTCCGCTAGGTACAATGGGAGACCTAGGACCAGATCAGTTTAAGTTCGCACATCTGGAGTCACCCATGCGCGCCCCTGTACCCGACGAAGTCTACGTTGCTGCTGCCCATGGGCACCTTTCCGAGAACGAAGTCGCCCACCTAGAATCATTTGCGGCCGAGCTAACCAAGGGCGCTTCTTTCTCTCAGGCTCTACAGTATGGGCTTGGTACCGCAGCCGCTAGCGCAGTCGGCGGATTAGCTATGATGGGCATCTCCCACGGTATTCATAGCGCTTACGACTCAATGACGTTTGAAAAAGACCTTCAGGCAGCCCTGAAGACACGCCCTGAGCTAAGCACCTACCCCAAGGAGCAGGTGCGGGTGGTCTATCAGTCACTACGTCGCCTGAGCCCTGAGATTGCAAGAGACCCTCTGACTGCCGGTACTTATCTTGTGCGCCAGTTTGAGCGTCGCAACCCCAGCGATCCGCACTCGCTCCCGACGGTTGAGCTTGAGAGCGCGCGTACTCTTTCTCAAATCACTGGTGAGCTTGGCAAGCGCCGCGACAACGTGCGCGACGCGCTACTACAGGCGAACGCGCATGGTGTACAGGCCGGCGTCGGGTACATGCAGGAGTCCCGCCAGGCTAAGCGCCAGAGCGATCTTGAGGATCGTAAGATCAAGGCGTCTCTGCATCTTGAGGGGGAGAAGTCGCGTCTCCGCGAGCAGTCCACGATTGCGGGAGAGCAGCGTAAGGAACTGCGCGAGAATGTTGTACAAAACCTCAAAGATCAGATGAGCGGAATGCACGCGTCGTACGGCGACCTACAGCAGAAGCTGCAAGAGATGACAAACCGCGCAACGGCGTCTGAGGCTCGAAATGCCGCGCTGACTGCACAGGGTGTGCGGCTCCCCCTTACTACGCGCAAGAAGTAAGCGAGGAATCCCTTGGAAAAGGTCTCCCTATTTCGTGGTACCAATGGCGAAGGACGCCCGCTCATCCATCGTGTTGAGCCTGGGTCCGCGTACGGTATTTCTCAGACAGGAGACCTATCTAAGACTGCCTCGCACGAGCACTTGCCGCAGGTGCAGGAGCTGATTGAGTCCCTTGCTCCCCAGCCAGGGCGGCTGTACCTCATCAACTCTGCAATTGGCGCAGGCGAGTACGTAGGGTTCAACCTGCGCGGTGACTGGTTTACCGAGCGGGGGCTGCTACATACTCCTCCGGGCTGGGACAAGATCCCTGTTTGGGATATTGACGCGCGCCGTCGTGCAGCAAATACGACAGAGTCGGTGCCCGGCTGGGGTGACCAGGCGTGGGGCTATCCTACGTTCTACAACGCACATCGCTTCCGCCACCACATCAACAAGGATCCCGAGAAGGCCTACGGATTTATCCTAGGGGCTTTCTACGACCACCGCATGCACCGCGTTGTGCTGGTATCCGAGCTGGTTCGGGACATGTGCGAGAGCCTAAATGCCCTCGACATCTACGAGCGCATCGAGCGCGGAGAGTTTCCCGACTCCTCAATGGGCGCCAAGGTGCCCTACGATGAGTGCTCAATCTGCGGCAACAAAGCACGCAACCCCGCCGAGTACTGCCGGCATGTGAATAATCAGGATCCGTTGTTCGGTATGAGCAAGATCCTAGCAGACGGCCGGAAGTGCGGTGTCTACAATCACCATCCTCGTTTCTTTGATGATTCTTTTGTATTTGTCGGAGCCGAGAGATCCGCCAAAGTCATGTCCCTAGTCAACGACAGGGTCAAGGGCACCAATAAGTACTCACAGAAAATCTACCCATTTCAGTCTCCAGGTGCCAAACTCGCATCCGTAGAGCTTACTCCGCGTCAAGAAGAAAGCCGTACCATGCGCGACGTGGTGCGAAAGATGGAAGAGCGTAAACAAAGCGACCGCGTAGAGGACAGGCTCACTCAGGCCCTTGAGGGAATTCCACAAGGCAACCGAATTGAGCGCGCTGCTGCTGTTGCCTTTGCGCGGCAAGCAAAAAAGAAGGATGCCCCAGACGCGCTGAAGGCAGTCGAGGAGAATTTTCAAGCTACCTACGGCCAGCCTCTAGAGCATTTCTCGTACCTACGAGAGAAGGTTGAGGGCGCCTCCGGGTTTGGCTCGGAAACAAAGATGGCCTCGCTGAGCAAGTGGGCAGAGATGTTGAAGAACATCCCTGCTCCGTCTCCGAGTCAACTCTCTATTGTCAAAAGTCACGCGTCTAGGATGCCCGGACTGCCTACTCCGCTGCTTCAGGACTTGGCATCTACGCCAGACGAAAGCCTGCGGGGACTTGCCCACCTCGGAATTGTACTACGCCCCGATGAATTTCAGTACATGGCACTCGCGCGTGGCAATCGGGACGCCGCAGACGGTTACCGATCAGGTGGAATTGTATTCAAGTCCTCACCGCTGGACATGGAGTGCATGCCCGAGTTCAGCCCGGAGCCGCGCCCTAATGCGATGACAATGGACATACTGCGTCAGGTACTTGGCGGGCTACTGAGTCAACGGTCATTTGCACCCGCCGCAGTGCGGATACGCATTACCCGCGTAATGCCCGTACAGGACCGTGCCGACTTTGAGCACTCGGACCCTGTGCTTGATAAAATCTCGCAAGCGTATAACGACTACCGGGGTGGATTAATCTTTTCCCGGCCTGCGCTGCACCATTTACAGTTGCCGGAAACAGCGGATATCTTTGACCTCGGACAAGAGGTCAAGTTGGCCGATGCTTCCGCAGAGCTTTCTAGACTTCTTTTCCACTTAGCCTACTGGCATACTCTGCCAGTAGGTTAGAAATCTCACGGCCGAGAGGGAGAACCTCGAAGACGCCTTCTTTCCCCACAGGAGTAAATCCAACATGTCAATTTTCGATACACTGGTTGAGTCGGGCGTTACCCAGGAAGACCTGGAGAAGGCCGCATCTGCACGTCTTTTCGCCGAGGCGGCTGCCGCTGAGGGCATCGATCTCTCAGAGCTGACCGAGGATCAGGCTGAGGAGCTGTACGACTTCTGGGCCAACGGCGGCGAGGAGGCCGAGAAGGCCGCTTCTGCTGAGGACCTTCTTGCGGAGGCCGCTGTCAAGGAGGCGGGAGCCAAGCTCGCCGAGGCCGAGTACATCGGCCGCTACATGGCGCGCGTTTACGTCGACGAGATGGACAAGATCGCCAAGAAGGAGGGCCCCCCGGGCGCTCTCCGTTCGATGTACGAGGGCGCCAAGGACGAGGGTAAGTCACTCGGAAACCGCGCTAGCTCCGCTGCGGGTGAGGCCTACGATAAGGCCCATGCTGGCGCAACTCGCGAGAACCTCGCGGCCCGTATGAGCCGGGCAGGCGCTGCCATCAAGGGCATGACTGGCTACTCGGACATCAAGGGCGGACTGGCCGACCTTAAGGCCCTCCGGGACCCCAAGATGCGTAAGGGCCTCAAGGCCAAGGACGTCGCAGAGCTTCGTACGGCGGCACATCGCCAGCTCGGTAAGGGCGGTCTCCGTGCCGGCCTCACTGCGGGCGCCCTTGGCGGTACTGGCTACCTTGCCCACAAGGCGATGTCGCACAAGAAGGAGTCGGCTTTCGACACCGTCGTTGAGCAGCGCGCCATGGAGATCCTCGAGGCCCTCCAGGAGCCCTCGTTCGATGAGGCGGTTGACGAGGCGGCTCTCGACCTCCTCCGCGCGAACGGCTACGACGTCTGAGGTAAATAGTGCCTGCTTGGATCCACAATCGCGCTGAGCGCATCCTTCGGAAAAACCCGAACATGGATGAAGGCGAAGCTTTTGCGATTGCAACCCAGCAGGCACATGCCCTAGGCAAGTCACCTAAAGGGTACGGTACTTCGGAGGGCCGCGCAGAAGCCCACCGTAAGTACCGTACCCCGCAGGATGACCAGAAGAC